CTGTATATAACCAAATGGTTTTCTCAGGAAAAGAAATACGGATTTCCTTAATTAAATCTAAAATCCCATCTAAATTCTGTTCAGCTAGGCACTCACCACCAAGGAATGATACTCGTTTAATATATGGTCTATCAATTATTTTCATAAATTTATCTTTTATTTCTTCTGTCCATTCTTTACCACCATTAAAATCCCATGTTTCAGAATTGAAACAATTGAAACAATGCCTATCACATCCTTGAACGAAGAGGGAGACTCCAACTCCCTCACCGTTAGAAATATCCATAGATCTAATCTGTGCGTATCTCATTATAAATCCTCCGCAATATCTGTCATATGAACATATCTCTCCTTAATTTCCTGAGTACGTCCTTTTCCCCAGTAATTAGTTCCAATATATCCGCAAGTCCTTCTTGCTACATTCATCTTGTCTTTGTTTCTATTGTGGCAATTTGGGCATTCCCAAATAAGTTCGCCACCTTCATCAATAATTTTAATTTCACCGTCATAGCCACAAATCTGACAGTAATCAGACTTTGTATTTTCTTCTGCATACATGATATGGTCGTAGATGAATTTATTCATTTCCAAAATAGCATCTACATTATTTACCAATCCATCTGTCTCAACATAAGATATCGCACCTCCAAGTGATAACGCCTGAAATTCTGATTCTTTAGCAAGTTTATCAAATGCATTAATTGGTTCTTTTACAAATGTATGATAACTGTTTGTTATATAGTTTCTATCTGTAATACCTTTAATAATTCCAAAACGTCTTTGTAGACACTTCGCAAATTTATACGTTGTGTTTTCTATTGGAGATCCGTAAATTGAAAATCCAATATAATGTTCTTTATTCCACTGGTCACATTTATCATTCATAAACTGCATTACTTTAATACCAAAATCATGACCTTCCTGTGAATCAATATGTGATTTACCAGTCATATATTTTACACATTCATATAAACCTGCATATCCAAGTGAAATACTTGCATATCCATTATGAAGTAATCTATCAATCTTCTCACCCTTTTTAAGTCTTGCAAATGCTCCATACTGCCATAATAAAGGTGCGACATCAGACAATGTTCCTTCTAATCGTTTATGTCTGCAAAGTAATGCTTTATGACATAATTCTGTTCTCTGTTCCATTAAATCCCAAAACTTTTCATAATCACCTTCAGATGATAACGCTACATCAACAAGATTCAATGTTACAACACCCTGATTGAATCTTCCGTAGAATTTAGGCTTATCATTCTCATCTTTATAAGGTGAAAGAAAACTGCGACAGCCCATACATGGGAAACAGTTGCCCTCTTTATATTTCTTCATAATCTTCTCTGAAATATAATCAGGGTTCATTCTCTTTGCAGTACACTTAGCTGCAAGTTTTGTTAAATACCAATAAGGGGAATTTTCATGAATATTATCTTCTTCTAAGACATAGAGAAGCTTTGGAAATGCCTGTGTGACATAAACACCTACTTCATTTTTAAGACCAAGTAATCTCTGATTAAGGAATTCCTCAATAATCATTGCAAGTTCTTTTTTATACTCTGTAGTCTCTCCAAGATACATGAATACACTCAAAAAAGGAGACTGCCCATTTGAGTTAGACATAGAATTGCACTGATAATTAAAAGTCTGAACACCGTCTGCCACTTCTTTTTTGGTATCAGATTCTGCATATCTCTTACAATCTTCGTCAGAAAATCCCCATGACTTATATTTCTCATAGTATTTGTTGTAACTATCTCTTACAAATGGTGCTAAATGTGTAAGAGTAATTGTAGCCCCTCCATACTGAAGTGATGTAACACCAAGAATAATCTGAGTGGCGATTGTACAAGCAGTAATAAATCTATGTGGTTTTTCAATCATTACCTTGTTAATACAAGTACCATTCTGTAGCATATCTTCAAGATTAATAAGTGAGCAGTTGCTCATCGCATTCATACCAAAATAGTCAATATCATGGAAATGAATAATACCTTCATCGTGTGCTTGTACAATTTCTGGTGGAAGTAAAAATCTACGAGAAATATCCTTACTTACAATTCCTGCCATATAATCACGTTGAGTATTTAATACCTTTGAGTTCTTATTGGAATTTTCAGTATTCCAATATTCGCTTTCACCATCTAACAGTTCATCAATCTCGGAATCTGTTGTATTCTCGTTTTCTCTCTGAAACTCACGAATACTTCTATATCCCTCATATGCTTTTGCAGTAAGTCTCTGCTTCTTAGTAATCAATTTATCATAAACAATTGATTCAATATCAGAGATGCTTACTTCGTCTTTATCCTTGCACTCTTCTTCAATTTCGTCTGCGATGTCAACCGCAATCTTTGGTTTTACAATACCTGAACCATTTTTCATTGCTTTAAGAATTGCGGTTGAAATTTTTGATTTGTCAAAATTAACTTCTGAACAATCTCTTTTAATTACTTTTATCAATATGTATATTCTCCTTTCCCGTTTTACAATCTTCATAAGATTTCATGTTTAACAACTTTATCCAATCTTCTTTTGTGAGAAATTTACTTCTATTATCATTGCAGATTTTCATAAAGAAATCCGATAATGATTCAAGTGAATAACCTTTTATCTTTTGATAAATTGTCATGTCGTTCCACATTATTTGAAGTTTTTCATGTGTTATTTCTTTATCATTATCCATAAGAAATCAACCTTTCATTTAATGTTAATTATTTCTCCTCAAATCCAATAATTTTACCATCATTAATAATTACTCTTGTATTCTTGCGTTCAAATAATTCAATACAATCACCAACAGTAATATTCTCCATATTAATTTCTACAGTTTCTCTTAACATAATTAATCCTCCAATTCTGCTTTATATATCTGATAAATTATATTCCAATCCCAACAATGTTTACCATTCCATTTAATATTCCAAGGATAAATTTCACCAAAGCAAATCTTTGTCTCTGCGTTAGAAGTCTCAAGATTATGTGCAGAATCATCAATAAATAAGCCACCATTCATATCTATATGAGATTTATCTTTATATTCTTTAAGATTAACCCCTATAAATTGACAAAACGGAAGATGTTCTTTACACCACTCTTCTTTTGCTCTAAGATTTGGACTGTAACCAGAAGAAACAATAACAACTTCACCTTTTAAGGCGAATTTTCTTAAAGTTTCATAAGCTTGTGGCATAAATTTTAATTTATCAAAGAATCGTTGCTGATTGAAATATGTATTTATATATTCTCTACTTGCACAGTTAAGTTCTTCAAAATCCCAAGTCTTAATCTGTTCTGATAAAATATATTTATAATCACTGTAATACTTAAAATCTTCATTATATAAGTCACATATCGTAGCAATTGTATCTACAATAACTCCGTCAAAATCACAATAAAGTTTTATACATCATCACTCCAATCTAATAATATATTTGAACATTCATTATTCTTGTCCAATTTGTAATTCTCTCTTTTGATTAAAACATTAAATGGAATATTTTTATCATGTCTTACACATTCAAGATGAGAACAATTACGATTACTACAATACATTTTAATATTCTCTGACGATTTTATATCTTTCTTCGTTTTCATCTATCTCCTTACATATTAATGCTGTTTCAAAAGCCTCTCTATGTTCATTATCAATAACATAATCAACATGCCACTTTATACCACGAAAATCTTTTTTATCAGCCTTATATCTACGTTTTGATTCAGTTTTATCGGAATCCCGATTGAACATACGTTTTTTTAAGGTTCTATTTGACACTCTTAAATAAAATGTTTTAAAAGAAATTTTATTATTGCTTATTATATTTTGAATTTTTTTATATCCATCAGGTGTTAAAATTATAACTTTCTTCCTGCCACGATAATCAGCAAGAAGACTTCCATAAAACCAAGTTCCAGACTTAGTTTTATATTCCCTCCATTCTGCAAAAACACCATCTTCAATCATTTTCTTAAAAAGTTTTTCTGATATAAAATGATAATGAATTCCATCAATTTCCCCATTTCTTTGTGGTCTTGTTGTATATGTAATTATTTTTTCATATCCCATTGAGATAAGTTCTTTTGTAACAGTATCTTTACCGCTACAAGATTTACCAATTAGACAAATACTCATTAAACTCCTTCCTGAAAAATCTTCATGTCATTAATGAATTTTTCCTGAATTGCTTTATCTTTACTATATAAGCAAACTCTTATATTATCTAATAAATTTAAACTAAATATAGCCATAATAGATTTTGCATCAATTTCATATCTATAACTTTTTACTGTTATATCATCGTTATATTTTGTAACTGCTTCTATAAAACTTTTTACTTTTTTAATAGTATCTAGTTTGATGTCAATTTCTATTTCATTCATAATATATAATCCTTTCATTATTTATAAATACGAATTAACGAAATTTCTCCTTCAAATATTCCACCTAAAGTTGATACATCTCCTGTGTTCCCCCATTCATTCGAAATTTGAGGAATTAAAGTTGTTTCATCTACAACAAATTCAACTACTGAATCATTACTTATTGTATACTGCCCCAAGTTATCAGTATGCTCATCTGATTTTGTATCAGCTAAAATACAAGGTATAATTTCACCAGATTCCATTACAATATCAAATTTAGTTCCAATACAATTTGTATAAAAAGAACCTAATGCACAAGCGTATCTATCATTAATTGTGTATATACCATTTTCGTTTAAAATATATTCAGATTTTAATAAATATTGTTCTGATGTATAATCAGTAATTAATCGAGCATCCATATAACTTTTAAATGGCTTACAACTTGGAACTTCAAAATCTTCATATTCAAAAATGTATGTTTCTACTATATCTTCAATTGTTTCTTCTGAACTTTCAGATAATGTATTTTTGTTGCTTATTCTGTTTTTATTGTATCTATATATATTTGAATATATAGATTGCTTTTCCTGTGCTGTTTCTAAAACAGTTAAATCATTATTGTTCATCCCCATAATGGGGACGACACATGAACATGTAAGGATTACACTCGCTGCAATTCTATCAATTACCTTACGAATCTTAAACACCCACTTTCTTCATATTTCTTTGTATATATTTTTACGTATGAGTCATTAGATGAGCCTGAATCAAAACCTATTGTCTTTAAGTTTATATCTATAATGCCAGATTCTTGTTTAATCTCATCTATTTCATTATTCTCCCTTGTGCCTACAGCAATATAAGAATTATCTGACACATTAGAAAGAAATTTTTTTAACTGTCCCACTTTTAAATATGCTATTTGTAATCACTTCCTTCCCATTAAAATGTGTTACTGAATCATGGAAAGGAATTCTTCTTCTGAAATAATAGGAACGTTTAAAGATTTTGCTTTTTGATTCTTACTTGATGTAGAATTTACATCATTGTTGATAAGATAAGATGTTTTAGAACTTACAGAGCCAGCAACTGTACCACCATGAGCAACTATATCGGCTTTTAATTCATCACGATTTTTATAATGATTAACTGAACCAGTTACAACAAATGTTTTTCCTTGTAATGTATTGGGAACTTCATCTAAGATTAAGTTAGGTTTTTCAAATTTGAATTCATTCGCTAACTGAATTATATCTGAATAATGATTTTTCCAATAAGCATTAAGTGAGCTTATTAATGTATCTCCAACACCAGGTAAATATCTAAAATATTCTGCCCCTTTGATTGTCATTTCATCAATAAATGTATCGAAATCACAATCAACTGCTTCTGCAATCATTTTACTTGCTGTTTTACCGAGTAATGGAATAGATAAAGCGTAAAGGAAACGCTCAAGACTTGTATTACGAGATTTCTCAATAGATGCGAGCAGTTTTTCAACAGATTTTTTACCAAATCTATCCAAAGTTTTCATCTCATTTTCGTGATTTGATAAGTAAAAAATATCCTTAATGGAATTCAACCAACCAAGATTGATGAATTTCTCGATTGTAGATTCTGAAAGATTTTCAATATCCAATGCGTTTCGACTTGCTGCATGAATCAGCCTACCTACAAGCTTACCTTTACAATCTGGATTTTCACACATAAGAACTTCTGAATCATTTTCTTTAATAATTCTTGTAGGCTGACCACAAATCGGGCATTTATTAGGAATACTAAAATTACCACTCTTATCAATGCTATCATGTACTTTAGGAATAACCATATTTGAACGATAAACTCTAATTCTATCTCCAATACCAAGCATCATATCTTTAATATATGTAACGTTGTGAAGAGTTGCTCTTGTCGTAATCGCTCCATTCAGATCAATAGGTTGGAAGATTGCAACAGGATTAATCAAGCCCGTCTTTGAAGTATTCCATTCAATATTTGTAAGCACAGTTTCAAATAATTCATCTTCATATTTATATGCCATTGAATGTCGGAAAAATTTATCTGTACGTCCCATAGAATCAGCTAACTTATAATCATCAACTGCTACAACAGCACCATCATAAGGGATATTATGCAAATCTGCCGATTCTCTTATATGATTTAATAAGATTGTCAACTCTTCGTTCTGATTAATTCTAGGTGATTTTAATATTGGTATGATTTCAAAGCCAATATCTTTAGCCTTAAATAAATCTTCACTTGGAGTTTTATGTTTAAATCCTTTAATAACTCTCCAAACCACAAATCTCATATTTCTACTTGCAGCTTCTTTGCTATCAAGTAACTGCAATGAACCAGATACAAGATTTCTCGGATGCTTATACTTCTTGTCTTCTGAAAGTTTATCATTAATCTCTCTGAAAGTATCCCATCCGATAATTGTTTCGCCATCAATAATAAGTTCATCCTTATATGGAATTTCCTTTGGTACGTTTTTTATTGTTAGTACATTTTGAAGGCATTCAGTACCTCTCGCTCCATCGCCTCTAGTTTCTGCACCGATTAGCTTACCATTAATATAATGAAGGGATGTGGTAAGACCGTCTGCTTTTACAGATAAGAAACAATCTTTATTTCCAATAAATTCAATTAACTCATCTATTGATTTTGTTTTATCAAGTGAAAGCATTGGATGGTTGTGTTCTACTTCTTTTAATTCGTCTGCAACTGAATAACCAACGTTATGTGTCGGACTGTTTGATAATACAATACCAGTCTCTTCTTCGAGATTCATTAATTCATCATACATTTTATCCCACTCATAATCAGGCATAATTGGCACTTGATTATAATAAGCATATGAAGCATTATTTAGATCTTTAATAAGTTGTTTTATTCTTTCTAACTTATCCATTTGTATTCTCCTTTCTTATTCCTATGAAATGAACATTTACTGTCTCTTCGGTTTTCTACCACACGATTTACTTTCTGTACAATATCCAACTTCATCACATTTTGCATGGAAAAGATTATCTACAATCCACTTCCACTCATCTGAATATTCTCTTAATGCGTTACAAATATCAGTAAACATCTGCCTGTACTCGTGATATGCTCTATTGCACATTCTTACTCTGCTCATATCTACCAAATTTCTGAGATTACGTTTATCTACAATTTTTGTGCAATAAGCTAATGGAAGTAACATTGTTGCGTCCTCAATTGGAACATCGTATTCTGCTATAAGAGTTTTAATTGCATCATTTAAAGTATGCATCCATGCATCCCATGCAGTTTTTGCTTCGTTTTTTTCTATAGATTTTGGAGTTACATAAGCAAATCCACTTCCTTTAGAATAATTGATATACCTTGTACTCGCCTGTAAACGAGAAGGTGAACCACCTATATGAGTGTAATATTCCCTCAAAACCTTTGCTGAATATCCATCAATAATCATTTCCACATTGATAAATTCCATTACTCTGCCATGACCTGATTTGATACAATCAAGACCACGCTTGTAATTTTTTTCATCATCTGATATATTAGCGTTCCAACAGCATCCTGCTCTTGCCCCCATTAATGTAATAGGGTTCTTTGTTGTTTCTGGTAAAATTGTAATTGTTCCCATAATATCATTCCTCCTTAAATGACCAACAGTAATCAACGAATCTATCAAAATTCAACATTACCTGATCATATATATCAATCTTAACTTCAGCTTCTTCTTTATTTCTACCAACGCAAGGCGATATAAATATTTTATATTCACATTTTGACCAAAAAAAATACATTAGTTCTCTTTTCAGTCTTTCTATAAATTCTCCTTTGGAGTAATTACCTTTGATTAATTTTTGAACCTCTTCATTGAATTTACGATGTTTAAAAATGTTATATGTAACAATCTTATTCTTATTATAGTCATGAAAATATACATTCCATTCCATGTCATTAATGTCATTAGGAGACTTTTTATTTATATCTTCATTATAACAAATCCCATTTATTGACAAACTACACATAAATTCATTGCATTCTTTTCCTGGTCTTGGGCAACCCATATTCTTTATAACCTCCTTAATTTTTACAAGAAAGCTTAGTTTACTGTGATTTTGTTCAAAACAAAGTCTTCTAACTCTGGGAAATCTTTAAACATTTCTTCTGGCTTATGTTCTCTAATTGACTTGTTTAAATATAATGGATATATAATCCTTTCTTCTTCTGATATACAACCATGAAATTCCCGATCTGTACGATTAACTAAAACTAAACCAACACTATCTTTTGTGGTATATCGCTTATCTCGCAAAATCAAAACTTCATCCCAAAAATTAAAATATCCGCTGTGATTATAAAAGAACTCTTTATCTTTTGTATCTTTTTTTTAATTTATAATAATTCATATTTTCACCTCTTTTAAAAAGGAACAATGGATTCTTGTTATCTCTCATCAACTAACTCTTCTAACACACCACCAACTTCAGCAACAATAATTCCTACTGCTAATGGAATAATCGAACCATTCACTAATGTTACTATTCCACCAATTACTCTAATTGCTGATTTTCCTAAACTAATAAATAAATGTCCTTTACTGTTCATTTCTAATTTCCTCCATAACTTCTTCTACTATGTATTCACAATTTGATTCTGTAGAAGCAATCTCTTCATATTTGATACTGTACTGATTTAACTTATCAATAATTTCTTTTCTTACTTTTTTTGCTTCGTCTTCATTCTGGAATCTTCCTTCGTTCTCATAAGAATGGTGTCTTGTGAGTAGATAATTCCTATTATTATATGAATTAAATACATTCAGTACAGTCTTATTAAAGTCTTCTCCCAACACTTCATCAGTGTTATATACGGCACATAAGATTAATGGTGAATCAACAACCATAACCTGCACTTTATTCTTAACTCTCCCCATCTTGAATGATTGTTTGCCAAATAAATATTCCTGGTGTTTAAATACTTCACCGTTATTTTCATATACCTTATCCTTGGCAAACTCTGAAACATATTCAGCATTGATACCGTGTCTTTTTAATTGTGCTGTAATATCCATTGCACAGGTACTCTTGCCTGCTGATGGTTCTCCAAATAAATTTATAACAATTGTGTCCATTTTTGTTCTCCTTTTGTTACTTCAACAACATGTAAATCGCCCACGGATAATAGATATAATCCAACACCACATTAAAAAGCAATTGGAATCTGTGGAACTTAAAATCCTCAATATTGTAACTAAAAGCTGTTTTTACTTCTGATAAATTTACGCCTAATGACCATAAGCAAGTAAATACCTGTAATGCAGACATTACAATAAACTCAGTTGTTCCAATTTTGTTTCCTAACACTATGTAAAAGATGATTAAGAATAGTTCCATGAAAAATACAATCAATATTGCACCACCTTGCATTGCATTGCTTAATGGTTTTCCATTATTATTCTCTTTACTTTTTGCGAGCTGTTTAATCATTCTCTTTCGCCATAGTGTTTTACTTAATGCACTTGGCGTACCTTTAATTCTAAAAAACATCAAAATAAATAAAATTGTTAAAGCTAAAATCTTCATATTATATTATTCTCCTTACTTGTATCCTAAAACACTTCTTCTCATTTTATTGATTCTGTCAATTTTCCTTCCTTGACGATTAATAAATTTAGCGAGTTTCTTTACTTCTGAATTGAATTTAATATCTTCTTTAGAAAATTCCATTCTAAAAGCATCTACACAATCTCTCTGATACATAATTAAATCTACCATTTTATTCTCCCACTCTTCCATGTTTTCTTTCTTGTCTTGTTGTCAATAATGGTAATAATTACCAACACAATAACCGTAAGTAAAATATCAATCCATAATGGACACAATACCCATAACCAAGACCAATTAATAACGCCTACTAATTTGAGTACAACAAATACAATTGTTAATACTCCGCAAATTCCAATACCTGAACTACTACTATTTCTGTTTGAACTCATTTTTTGCCTCCTTAATTTTTACAAGAATCCGTCGATTACTCTGCAATTTCATATTTCAATTTTGATATGTCATATCCCATTTTTTCTAATTCATCAATCCACTTCTGTTTTATTGGGCATGTAGCATTAAAGTTTTTAAACTGTGTTATACAATGATAAACACAATCTCCAATTTGTTGTTTACCGTATCGAAATTCTTTTAACCCCCTTTCATACTCTGAATTTGTAACATATTCCGTTCTAAATGGAGACTGTGGTTTATCTTCTTCTCCAAGAACAACACCAACCGCAATATTTTCACCATTTACATTTATGTATACATTGCTAATTTTATATTTCATGTATTTTACCTCCTTAGTAGATCTTATTATTTTAATAATTTGATTTATTAATAAATCCTTTTTTCTGAGCACATGATAAACAATAGTTATATCTTCCATATATAGTGCCACCACATTTTCTACATTTGTGAGGTCTTTCTATTGCTTTCCCAAATGGTTGCCCAAGTTCAAAATAACATCTCTTACAATATGTATAATGGTCTTGGCAATACTCACCACATCTCTGACAATATGCCATTGTTGTTACCTCCTCATGAAATCCGTCTTTCCTTGGCTTTTTGAGTCTCTGAAACGCCCAATCTATGGGCATTCCAGAAATCCTCTACTGTATTATTTTCTCTACAGTTGAGCTAATAAACTCTTAATTGGTTCTCTACTCATATTTTCTTTTGCCCATGATATGTAACTTGGATCTGACTGAGCAACATCAACAAGCTTCTCGCCACTATGCTTTCCAAAGTTCAGAACATAATCATCTAACTTAACGGTTTCTTTCTTTGGTACTTCAAACCCATCAAACAGAACTTCTATATCTTTGCGACTTGCAAGGTAGTCTGCTAAATGTAAAATTGTCTGATATTTGTTTTTAGGCAATGGCAATACCGTTGAACTTCTTTTATCAGTATTCCATGCACCCATATGGCTTTCAATTGTAGTTGCAATCATTTCGATTTCTTCATCAGGAAGTTCATTGCCTTTTAACTCACGAATAACATTGGCTGCCAAAAGAGGATGATCAAACTTTGTATATTTATTTTTTGTGAAGTCATCATCATTTCCGCTTTTTCGTGAATCATGCATCATCCCTGCAACTCTCATTAAATCTTTCTCTCTTTGAGTAAAATTTTTACCAAAGCAATCAACAGCAAAAATATGATTTAAGAATCTTACCAAAGCACATGTATGTCTTGCCAATCCTAAATCACCAAGAGCATATTGAGGATGGTATTTTCCTGTACTTGAAGCTCCAACATTCCAAAAATAATCTGGAATTGTTTTAATACATCTTTCTGCAAATTTTCTAATATCTTCTGACTCAATTGTGTTTAAAATCGAATCAAAAATGCTTGACTTACTATTCATATATTCTCCTATTCTGCTTTCATAAACATCTGAAGCATTGTTTTCCTATCGAAATTTTCCTTCTTTTTAAGTGCATTATTTACTGTACGAATTTCTCCAAGGTGATAACATTTTTCTTTTGCTCTACTCTCTCCTACATATAACAAATTTGAATTCAACATGAATGTGTGTGCTTTAGGTGTAATTAAAACAACCACCTTGAACTGACCACCCTGAGATTTGTGTGTACTGATGGCATAAGCCAATCGAATATTTTTCATAGAACTTTTTGGGATATAGATAAGTGTTCCATCATAATCAACAACCATTGCATCTTTTAAAATTTTTATAACTCTACCAGATTCACCATTGGCAATGAATGTTGTATTTTTCTCATCAATGTATTCCTCATTGTAAATAATTGCTTTGTAATCATTAGCATAGTTCATTACAATGTCATTCAATCTGAATTCTGTATCTCCAAATGTGATTTTCGCCTTTGGATTAGAATTAACTGCATTTTGTATCTTCTTATTTAATGCAACTGTTCCATAATCACCTACGTTATAGCAAGACAATACTGCAATATCATCGACAGAATACCCTTTGGATAATAATGTCTGATAAAGTTTTACAGTATATCCAACAAGTTTATCTTGAAGAATCGGCATAAATATATATGACTGATCTTCACCAAATACTTGCATACCTGTTTTGGTCTTATCTAAATATTCAGTACCAGTTCGTGTATCTGTGGCAACTGTAGATAAACCACCTTTGCCATAACGGAATACCTTATCAAGTGTGATAGTGGGGATGTTCTCACATTTCAATAAATCATAAAGTACATTGCCAGCACCAACAGAAGGAATCTGTGCGTCATCACCAATAAGGAGTAATTTTGTTTTTTCAAAATCTATTGCTTCAAGCAATTTTCTAAAAAGAAAAATATCTACCATTGAAAACTCATCCACAATTACTACATCGTATGGTAATTTATTTTCTTCATTGAACCCCCAATCAGCAGGTGGCATATACATAAGACCTCTGTGAATTGTCATAGCATTTTCATTTGTAAAACCTGACAGTACCTTTGCAGCTCTACCAGTTGGTGCTAAAAGTAAATGTCTTTTGTTATAAGCATTTAACATATTTACAAATGCCTGTGTACTTGAAGATTTACCACTACCACCATATCCAACAAGAAGAACAATGTTATTTTTACACATATATTGTGATGTTTTACACTGATTCTCAGTTAGTTTAAAACCATCAAGTTCCTGAAACTTTGAACAATCACACTCCCATTTTGTATGTATCTGCAATCCTTCTTTTATTCTCTCTGCTATATATTTTTCTGTTTCATATGTTTCTTTTTTACATACGCTTAATAACTCTCTGTCAAATATCACATCATTATCACCTTTAAGAATAAGTGGCAAGTTGCTTTTTGCTTCTGGCACTAATACATCAAACTGTTTCTTCAAATCACCAACATGCATATATGTATTACCATTATTTTCATTCTCATCAAGTAGATAATCTACACAAGCCTTCGCTCTCTGATATGATGTTATAAGATCAAATCCAAAGAACAAAACTGGCTTTTTCCCTTTCTTCTGACATTCTTTGCCATCCTTATCTAATGTCAACAATAGGGAATCAGCAGTTTTAAAACCAATCCCTCCTAACCTACAAAGACACTGATATGGTTCTTCTCTAATAACTTCCTTGATTTTGTCAACAGAAGTATATTTGTCATACAGTTTTTTTACTGTTGAAAGATTAAATAATCCTCTGAATTCTTCTACAATTTCAGCTAATTTGAAATTCTCTATGACTTTATTCTTAATAACATTAAATGTATAATCTTTAATACCTTTTGTTCTTGATAAATCAATGTCATCTAATCTGTTATTCATTATTCTATCTACGATGTCTGGATATGCTTCTAATAACACATCTGTCTGATTTGGTGTAAGAATTTCATATAAGAAATTTCGTGTCGCAGCTAATGTAGTAGGTTTCTCTCTTTTAATATTGATTACATCGTATCCGACTCCATGAGAATCGGATACCTCCTTTGCTTTTATAATGTAATCAACTCCAAGATTAAGTTCTGAAATATTACCTTTAATAGTTGCTGTACCATATTTTCCAATCTGTACATCAGGATATTCAAATGAATTGACAGAAACACCATATATTTTGAAGTCAGTAGAATTATATACAAGTCTTTCTGGTACACATTTAAACTCAATTATTTTGTCCAACTTTGCATCTCCTTCTAATATACGTCCCACTTCTTTACTATTCTCTCTTTTTCATCTGTTTTAATCCAATCGCCACCAACTTTCTTCATTTTATTTTTCTCACCAAATTCTTTTACATTGATGACATTACCTGCTATAAATGGGGATTCAATGAATGACTTTCCAGAAGTGATTTTTGTTTTTAGATACTCGCCATCTCTCATGTTATAAAGCATAAGATATGGTTTTGTTTTATCCTTATAGAATTTACATTCAAGCACATAATACATATCTTTTGGTGCTTTCGGATTTTTATACATTATGTTTCCAAGATACTCTTGTTCATATACAATCTGTTCTTTTATTGATAATGGCTTATTCTCTAAACCGCTTATCATAAGTTTAACAAGTTTGTCTTTATCAACATTGCTATACTGTTTAGGTGTCTCTTTCTCTGCACATTTTCTTACATCTTCTTCTCTAATGTTCAGTGATGCAATTTTATCTTTTTTCAATGTCTTACATTTTCCTAACAAATTATACATATCAATAATTGACAACAAATATTTATTCTTGCCAAACTCAGAAAAGAAATTTAGTGTCGTAAGAATATGTAATTGTCTATCATCCACAGATGTTTTTGAAATAATATCAGAAAGTAAATCGACAAAATTATCATAATGATTTTTAGATAATTCATATAATTCATCTGCAATCTGATCATTACAATATTTTATAGAAGAGATTCCTTGATAAATGGCATTTTCGTCTTTATCCATGAAATACTGTGCTTTAGATTTGCCAAATTTTATTCCTTTGATTTCTATTCCCTGCGATTTGATATATTCTTTGATGTTTGACATTTTTTCATTATTGTCTACATAAACATTCAATGCTGATGTTAATAGCTCAATCTTATGGTAATACCTTAACCATCCAATAAATAGACCTATCATACTGTATGGAACGGAATGATTTCGTGAAAATAAATAATTAGATGCATCTTCAATTACTACTAAGAATGATTTTATAGCCTCTCTTGCTTCAGCTTCGGTCATTCCATACTTCTTTTGTGCAATTGCAATAAATCCTGGAATATATCTATCATCTTTATTACCATGAATGTCTACCATATATCCACCATTTTCAATAATAGGTATATCTGCTTCAGTACCTGTTTTCTTAGCAAAATGTCTACGGACAATATCTGCTTGCCCCATAGTAAATCCACAGAAGTCATGTAAGAAATCAATAATCTGTTCCTGATATACTAAATAACCAAGCGTAGGTTTCAAGAAATTATTAAGTGCTTCGTTGCCATTATCTTTGTAAATACCATTGAATAACTGTTCTCTATAAGATTCACCTGCTGGTCTAATAGCACCACTGACCATAGCCATGACATCAAGATATGAGATATTATCATTCTGTGCTTTAATATTCTCCAAAGTTTCCTTACTAAGTGTTCTTTTTAATGAATCACTTGCAAAACCACTTTCAAACTGGAATATTAAGGTTGTATCTTCTGCTATTGAGTTAATAACATTTTCATCTGAGAAATTAACCTTATCAGGTGTTAAATAATCTATACCTGCAAGTTTACAAGCACCATCAATTAGTCCAACAGCATTTAATCCTAACAAGTCTAACTTTACATAATTTAAAGAATCAATTTCGTGCATGTCTATTTGACTTACAGGACGTGGATCTGATGTAATAGACAATGTTCCAAAATCATATCTTATATCTGTAGGACTACAAACAATTCCTGCTGCATGTCTTCCAAGTGATGTAATTGTTCCAATTACCATATCAATATATTTAAACATTTCTGGATATTGTTCTCTGATTTCTTCTGGCATATAATCCTTGCCTTTATCATCAGTTTCTACCATATTTGATAATTCCTGAGTTTGATCAGGAGTCATCCCATATGCTCTGCCGACATCTTTTATCGCTGCTTTTAACTGAATTGTATTAAAAGTAATAATGTTGCAACAATACAAACCTTCCTTATTAAACAGATACTCACGCACTTTATATCTATCTTCTGCGTAAATATCAGTATCTACATCAGCCAATGACATTCTTTCAGGATTCATAAATCGTGAGAAGTTAAGCTTATATTTAACTGAATCAACATCAGTACATTTAATCAAATATGCAATCTCACTACCAGATACAGAACCTCTTGAACATCCATAGTGCATATTATTTTTCAGCAACCAATTCTTGTAATCTGAATCGAGTAACATAAAATCAATAGCGTCATTATGTTTATATGTTTCTAACTCTTCCTGTATCCTTGGAATATACTCTGTTTTATAATTTGAGAGTTTGCTTATCCCACGTTCTTTTACGCCTTGAACTATTCGTGCCTTAAATTCTTTCTCAGCATCAGGATATAATCTTGGATATTTATTACTATAGTCCAATTCATATGATTCAATATTATCTGCGAATCTATTTGTTTCTTCGATTGCATCAAGATAAATTGATTTGGGTAATGCATTCTGTAATTCAAAGGCAGTAACCATATCATCATAAGATTTCCATGATAAATCACACGCATCCTCGTCATGGAAATTAACATTTTTTGATTTCTGCATCACTGCTCTACCCATCATATGATCCTTATCAATAGCATGTACATCGCTTGTAGCAATAAGCTTCATTCCATATTTCTGAGCAATTCTATACAAATACTGATTGTAATAAATCTGAACGTCAAAATTATGTGGCTGTATTTCCAACCAACATCTATGCTTATTTTTAATAAGGAATTTCAGAAATCTTTCCTGTACTTCTTTCGTTCCTTTGCATAACATACCTGCAACACAAGCTGTTAATACTAAAATATTATCTGATGTATTTTCAAGTTCCTCTAAAGTAATTCGTGGATTATAATAAAAATGACCATCATTACGATTAAATGAATCAGAAGAAAGTTTGTTAAGTTCTAATACCCCATCATAATTCTTTGCGTATAAGCAACAATGATAATTGTCTCTTTGCAGATTATCCATATCAATTTTTTCTGTTACATAGAATTCTTCTGCATTAATATATTTCAACCCAGCCTTTTCACATGCCTGTCTTTTTGCAACATTATGAAGGACTGCGCCATGCTCTGTAAAAGCAATGGCTTTCATTCCTTCTGATTTTGCTTTATCAATATAAGCTTGAAAAGGGGTGATTGAGTCAACTTCAAGACCGCTATATGGGTTAGAATCCATACTATGTAAATGTAATACTGTTAAATTGCTCAACTTCTCACCTACCTATATCTATAAACTATTCACAAATGCCAATAAATCATCTTCGTCTGCATCAGAATCAGATTTAGTTTCTTCTTTGAACAATTCCTTCTCTTTTAAATACTGGTCATATGGTTTATGTAATGACCTAGAATATCCTGAAAGGGTTGCCAATCTAAATTCATCGGCATCTGTCACTTCTTGCCAAAAGATATTTTCATCTTCACTATTCTTATATTCTCTCTCTTTAGAGTTAATTTCTTCGACTGTATTGATAATGTCTTTTTTTAAATCGTTAATCTTTTCTTCTGTTAGAGGTACTTGTACATAACAATCATGGATTTCAAATTTTTCTCTAACCTCATCTGGTAAGCAATCAATATTGTTGTTTAACATCATCTCATCAACATATTTATCAATATCATCTTCATATCCGAAATTTTTCAACCACATCTTTGCCGTGTTGATAAGACTTTCGCCTATAGAATTTCTTTCTATATATCTATCTTTTTTCTTACCATTTTTCTGTTCAATGGTAACTGTGACATATTTTAAGAAATTCCATTCACATACAATATCTTCCAATGGAATATTTAATGCTTGTCTAATACCTTCAGCATAAATAACCAACTGACCACATTCAGCGTCAATTTTTGTGCCTTGATAACGTGTAGATGTCTTCCAATCTACAATATGTATACGTTTTTTCTCATTGTCATTTTCATCTTTGTATGACTCGATATAAAGCATGTCAATATATCCTTGCATATAAATATCATCAGAAATTTTAATCGTAATAAAATGCTCAACTTTATGTGGAAAGGTAATCAGATTATGATTTTTAAAGAAATGTCTAATGCAATTTTCATATTTATTTGCTATTGCATCATTTTTATCAGAATCACTTCGATTGTATTTGAGTTCTGCACAATTCATTGTAAATAAGCTATCTTCATATAAATCTGGCATATCCTCATATTTAATTTTACCAGTATATAGCTGCTCAATAATATCATGTACATTACCACCAGATACACAATAAATACTATTTGTTCTATCTTCTTTCTTGTGTAGGATGTATTTCAAAAAATATTCCCATCTATCTTGTTTGTAACAATGATACCTTGACCATGACCATAATGTATCAACGCCAAACTTGTTACAAATTTCTGTTAATTCTTTACTTGTCTTTCTTGCCAATCTCTTAACTTTCTCCTTTCTGACTCATCATATAAAACACGATGCTTGAGAAGGAAGTTGTATACTTTATTTGGCATATCAGCAGGACTGTCTTTACTACCTTTCTTAATCAAATCCCAACGATCATATATGTAACTTACTTTTCTAATAGGATAAAATTTATCACATTCCTGTCTAATATGGTTTATATCAATTCCTTCATCTAAAGCCACTATAATTTCTACATTTAAACTAATCAGTATCCTAACTTGTTCTTCTGTAAGCTCACAATTTCCTATTGCAACAGCCGTACCATCTTTTCGTGAATACCTTTTAAGCACCGATTTCTGTGCTTCCAAAACGACTGCATAACCAGCCTCTTGAATTGTTTGATAATTCTCATTTAACCCATATACATTTATTCCTTTTGGATATGTTTTGGATAACTTAAAAAACTTCGGAATATCAAACATCTCATAGTTTGGTACAGTAGTTCTCCCACTGATACCTATATATTCATTATCATCTCCATCCCACTTTCGTTCAGGAATAACAATTCGTTTTCTATCATATGAATATCCAATGTTAAATCTTTTACATGCAAAAGGCATAACGCCTTCACGAACCCAATCAATATATGGTAAATCAGTATATTCTTTCATACATGAATCATCATACACTGGAACATCTTTATCAATTGTGTATCTTTGGCGTTTCACCTTTTTGAAGATTGCTAATGGATCTTTCTTATTATCTTTGTTGTCACTCTTGCTATATGAATATTTCAAACCTAAAATATTGTGGAGATATTTATTAGCTTTCCCAAAAGATATACCTTTTATTGTCATAACCAATGTAAAAATATCTCCACGCTTATTTTCTTCCGAACTTCTAATCGCCACTGATAATGTATCTTTCTTTACACATATAGCAGTTTTATTATTGCCTTGTGGCAAGGCGGCTCTCCATTCAGTAGGATATTCGTGTAGTCCATGACATTCCAACGATAATAAAATCTGTTCTATACAATTATTCTCTATAATGTATTCTTTTAGTTCATCTGCATTAATACACGCTCACCGCCTCCATCACAAATTTAAAAATCAACTGGGACAGAAGTAAAACCAACTTCTTTCAGTATGTTTCTACTCATATCATGCTCACATACAATCTGTATACTACTTGCAGCACCCTCACGGTTTTTACAAATGAATATAAGCTGATAATGTTTGCCTTTGTCCAGTTTGACAGGTATTTTTGATTTATTGTTTTTCCCATCAAATCTATATACCTTTAAAGCATTTTTCTCACCTGTATACTCATCTTCAAATACATCTCTCAGCATTAAACATGTACTTGCAGGATCAACAATACTTTTTGCCATACCAATATTATCTTGACTATAAAATCTCTGACGTGCTGAAGACTTTGCCAACTGGAATGTAATAGTTACATGAACTTCCAATCCACCTTCTTCTTTGCACTTAATTGTGTCATAAATATCAACCATATTCTGTTGCATATCTAACCACATCTTATCGGAACGACTGCCTGAATCGGCTTTATATGTATCAAGAATGAAATACTTAACACCGAGATTTGCATATTTCTTTAGAACTTTTATGAATTTCTGAGTCTTATATCTTTTAAATGGAATAAGGGTAAGCATGTTATTTTCAGATTTTTCAACAATCCAATCTGCACATTTCTTTAACAAATCTTTTGTCTCATCTGAATATTTGCCATCTCTTACAACAAACTTCTGTAAATCTTGCTTATAGATATTATTTGCAACCCATACAAGTAATTCTCTCTGCCACTTACGAATTCCTTCTTCGTTTACCGCTATGACAAGCCTTTCCCCATATTTAATCGTGCTTGGAATTAACATTGATCTTGTTAATGTGGTTTTACCCATATTAGATAATCCACCAATCAGTGTTATATTACCAGGTAACTGACCACCAGTTTCCTTGTTGAGAATATCCATATTATTATAAGGAAGACCAACTGCAATACCTGCATCTAATTCATCAATTAAATCATAAATGCCATCAGCTAATGAATATGACTGTACATCATCGTCTGCATTGATGAAAATGTGATTTAACATTGCTTCATATTCTTCATATATTTCATCCAAAGACATGTCACAGAATTCATTAATACGATTATGTACAGGGAAACCATTTTTTAACATTTCTAAAACTGTCTTCCATTTGTATAATTCCTTGACATATCCATCCATATTATTGATGTTTACATACTCTTTGGCTTTATCAATTGTTTCATATCCACCATAATCCTCATATTCTTTTTTGAGCTTTTGATGTTTTTCAAGATACAAACCAACTGTCATATCATCCAATACAGATTTTTTCTCCACTACAATAATGTCATTAGCAATCTGCCAATAAACACGCCATGTATTTTCACTAAAATCTTCAAGCTGCAATGTATAATCAAAAATTAATTCTGGTTGTTTATATAAAATAGCAACTATATTAGCTTCTGCTATTATCTTGTATTCTCGAATCTGTTTTGCACATTTTAATACTTCTTCCTGATAAGGAGTTAATTTTTTATTCTCTTTTTTCTCAGCCAATTAGCACCTCCTCAAAACAGTTTCTTCATTCTGTCACTTGTCTCTTTAGTCTTTTTTACATATCCAGCATTCTCATTACTCTGATTATTGAAGTCTTTAGATTCAACTCTCTCCTCTGTCTTTTTAACATTCTGTAATCTCAAATACACATCGTTGATTTCAGGTTCAATCATTTTCATAATAAGATTGATTTTATGTTTTTCATCTTTGATTTTCTTCTCATTCTCATGTAAATATGTAACAATTTTTCTCTTACACAACTTAAAAGTACATAAAATTGTGTAATCATCATAATTAGCTTTTGCTTCATGATTATTATTCGCTATATGTTCGCCACGTTTAATACCTTGTAACTTTAATGCGAGATACTGTGGAAATTTCATATTATCATCGTATTCAAGAATCTCTTTCTTTACATACTCACATAGTTCAATCCACTGCTCGTTATCTTTCTTTTTTATATTTCTCATTTACCAAATCATCCTTTCTTAAAAACTCCAACAGGCAATTAACCTGTTGGAGCATAATTTTAATTAGGCTAACTGTAACTTGGCAAAATCAATTAACTCTGTAAGAGTATCTGGTGACTGCATTTCAAGATTCTTTAATGAAACATCCTTATCCTTCATCTGCTTGTTTACTTTGAGCAAAGCATCTTTATTATCCTTGAGTGCCTTTAATACATCTTTAAATTCAGCAGCTAACTCTTCTGCTTTCTCAGCTTTGTCAACCATAGAATCTGTAGAAGTCTTTAAGTCATTCTTGTATGATGTCTCATTTGTCTCAAGATCATGCATTGACTCAAAATAATCCTTCCAAATATCATAAGATGGATTCTCAATAATCTGTCCAACCTTAGTTACATTTGTTCTATCCTTTTTAACCTTTGCAAAATAACGGACATCCTCACTATTCTCTTCCTTATAGAACTCAAGGATTGTATCATAATCAAACTTAACTGACTTATGCATATCAGGCTTAATGCCAACTAACTTACGGTTATCGCCCGTTCCTTCATATACTTCTGTTGCCTGTGCAACTGACACAACATGCTTACCTTTTGCAGAAAGATCAATCTTAGCCTGCTGAAGCTTCATGTTAATAATCTTGATACGTCCCCACTGTCTCTGAGAAACTACTGTATCGTCAACATCTCCACCCTTTCTACGAGCTTTCTTCTCTTCAACTTCTGTAGCTCCAACCTGCATTGTTGCATAAAACTTAGTCTCTGAGTCGATGTCAAGTGTCTGAATCTCATCCGAATCTACTGCTTCGTCAATATCATCCTCTAAATCATCAAGATCTGATGTGTCGTCTACTAAAATAAGATTGTTGTAAGTCTTACCATTTGCTAATGTAATATCCTTACCCTCATAGTGAGCAATACCTGTCTCTGAGTCGATACATGCAACCTTTGGGAATGTAAGAGCAAACCATGATTTACCAGAACCCTCATAACCATATGCTAAAAATTTTCCACCAATCTTTGCTTCTCTTGCTTTTCTAAATGCCAATTTTTTGTCCTCCTAAAATGTATATATTCTTTTGATAAAATGCTCACCCTGTATTAAACAGGGCAAGCGTATTTTTTTTAGTTCATGCCTTCAAGCATTGCAAGAAGGTCATCATCTTCTGACGAGGTTTCCTCATTCTCTGAATCTGTATCATCATCTGAACTTGGTTCTGCACCAGCATCAAGTAATGCCTGCTCGTAGAAATAAAGGTCGTCCTCATCATATTTACCATCTTCAAATGCTACAGTAGGCTTTCTATCGTCACCAGTTCCCACATATGTAATGTCAGGCTTTACAATAATCATTCTTCTCTCACGATTACCATTACCTACTGCAATCTTTTTCTCTGCTTCCTCTTCTGAATACAGTCCCATTTCAATAAGTTCTTTAATATCATCAGGAATATCATCTTCTGTAATATTTACAGTAGATCCACCCTCTACTAAATTACCTGTAACTGTAATCTCAGTAATTTTACCCTTCTTAGGTTTGAAAAATCTCTGAAGCATCTTAGCTGTAATCTCTGGATTCTCATTGATAGCAACTTCAAATGTCTTAGGGTATGTAACATTCTTCTTAACTTCAATCTTCTCTCCATCAATCTTAGGCTTTCCAACATAGTCAACAACATATGCCACCAATTCCATAGTACCCTTATCATCATTTTTCTTTCCGATACTCTTTGAATCAACAAGAATTGTCTGTGAGAATGTAGCCTTGAAATCTGCCTCATCGTCAATTTTTGAAAGCACAATAGATGTTATCTCCTTCTTTGTAGAAACATTACCTTCATACTCGTTGTAACCGATAGTACCCTTTACATTTACAATCATTCCATCTTCAAGATGCTCATTCAGATACTCTACTGCATCATAAGCTGTGAGGAACTTCTTATATACAGTCTTATCCTTTACATCTTTCTCAACACCAACTGTTAAGAATGAAGAATCTGAAATGCTATCATACAGAGACTCATCAAGACGATCCTCCCACGCAATCTCTACTGACTTACTCTTTCCTGCATCGTCCTTCTCATCCTTACTGTAAGCACGAATTACATTATCCTTATCAGGGAAGAAACCACTTCTCATCTCTGCATATACTGTGTTGCCATTTCCACAATCAACACCTACATACATACTGTTATCTGTCCAACCAGAATCATAACTATTGTCAAGATTGAATGTCTTGTCTGTTACTTTTACACGACCAATAAGATTGAATGCTGCCTTACCTTTTTTTAATGCTTTTCTTTCCTTTGTCTTTGCCAAATTACTTGTCCTCCTTAAAATTAAAAAAATATATAAATATTGTTAATAAAACAATCTATCTAAACGCCCAAAAAGGACGGAACACAGAAAATAAATTTATGTAAAATCTATCTTCAACAGTGATTTTTGAGTATAAAAACCCAAGGGTATGCTGTTCTTCCACCCATATTTATATTTCTCTATTCAGTTTTGATTTTTGGAATTTTTGAACGATCTGTTCAAGACTAAGAACTTACTTTGTTCTTCATAATATTCAGTATTGTATTTAACATATTTTCTGTGGTCGTGAAATCTCCACCTAAACAAGAAGCAGTTGTCTTTATTTCATAAGTCCAATCAGCTTTATTACTTGTTGATTCTACTGGATAATCCATATATAATATTGTTCCTTTTGGAACAACAATATCATTGTATTTATTCTTGTAATCTTCTTTCAAAATCTTTAACCACTTTTGACAACCTTTATTATATGATTTATACTTTGCATCACTTGTATATATATGAAAATAAGGTTCAGACGGATATTCAATTCTCTTAAATTTGTTAATTACAAGTAACACTCCATCAGATATTCTATAAAGATCTTGATAATCTGTTTCTGCTAATATCTCTATGAATATCACCTCACTTATTTATTCTCTTGTTGTCTCGATTTTTATATAACTTTCGAGACATTTTGTTTTGGAATTTTTTGAACTGAATCGTTCAAGACTAATTACTAAGCAGTAATCTTTACTTTGATAAGTCTATATGGCTGATAAGCGTTTGGATATTTATCTCTATCCACTTTACTGATAAACATTTCATATGGTCTAATCCATACCCTTCTATCCTTTAAACTCTGATATACAACCATCTTTTCTTCTGTTTCTGTATTAGTTCCAATGGCAACAATCTTATAGAAACCACCTTTGAAATGTTGTACTGTGTCTCCTGGTTGAAAATCTCTATCATATATGAATAAATCATCTACACCATTTGATTGCACATGTCCTAATATCTCAACATTCATTGTGATAAATTCACCATGCTTTAAAAGTTCGTCCTTTTTAATAAGTGCCACCTTATCAACTAAGTAACCATCCTCTTTTTCTTCACAAGTAACTATCTGACCTGACTTCCAGTTATTTGCAAAGTCTTCATTAAATCTAAATTCTGTCACTTTCTCACCTCCACTTGTACATTCTTTTCTTATTTTTTACTCGCTTCCCATAAACATTCTAATATGTTTATTTTATTTTCATCTTGCAACTTATAATTCATTTCATAATCTGTGAAACTAATTGTTGCTTTTTTCTTACGCTCCATTTTCCCAGTTATAGGATTTCTTTCGTCCCAACATTTAATTTCCATTTCTGCATTATTTAAATCTGAAATATCAATTCCAATGTTTATGCTTTTAGGTTCTCCTAAGACAGTACCTTTTGCATCTATATGTATATTCTCTAATTTATCAAGAATAATATCTGATAAGTTTATAAGATCCTCTATCTTTCTCACCTCCTCGAAATCCGAATGAAATAGTGATTTACACTGAACTTAATTCATCGTGTAATTTCCCACATTTCTTACATCTGAAAATGTGTTTTACTGTACTATGTTCGTCTATAATTTCGTGAGCTATTTCAACATAATTATGTGACTCGCATGGACAGATAAGATTCTCCAAATAAGATATTCTCTGTCTATATTTCAGTTTTTCGACTTCATATTTTGTTCTGTTAATCCACATAAGACTCTCCTATATGTTTATTCTCTATTCGATTTTCATTTTTATTGGGAATTGTAACTCGAATGAGTCTTAAAGAACTTCAACAACAATACCAAAAATATTGCTTCTTGTAATTGTGCCATTGATATGACCATGATTATTTGAAATCTGATAACTGACACCATTTTTGATTGCTGAAATTTTATGTAAATAATAATTACCTTTAACCTTACAGAGTACAATATCATTCTTTTTCAACTCTGTATCTTCTGTCACAGGCTTACAAATTACTGGTTGACCTGATTTAAGTATTGGTGTCATTGACTGACCAAATCCAACCACTTTACAAGTTTGACCATTCCTTAAATGTTCTGCTGTGATAGCATTTTCTTTTCCTTCAAAATCGTATTCTATAATTTCTCACCTCTCTAACTATATATTCTCTGTTTTATTTCAATTCTGTCTTTTGTCCTTATCCACCATTACATCTTTCATAAAATATGGCTTAGTAACAATATCAAAAATTATGTAGTATAGATGGTTGCAGAAAGCAAAGAATTTTATATTTTTGCAATCCAAATCATCGCCACCAAGATTTTCTGCTATATTTTCAATAATGAAAGTAACGATAGCATTTCTGTTAATAGGAACATTGTGATGAATATGAGATTTTACTAAATAGACCAATCTATCTTCCACCTCTTCAAGTTCAAATTTGTATACATTTTTATATAATTCATTATCTTCGTCTTTTGATTCACCAAAAACTGCCTCAAACATAAAGTTCTGAAAATCTTCCTGACGAAATGCTTCTCTAATTTTATTCTCTGTCTCTTTTTCAAATCTCATATTCTTTACTCCTAACTATACCTAACTATATATTCTCTGTTACTTCCCATATAAAACATTAAAAGTTTCAATAACTTGTTCTCTAACTTCGTCCATGCTTTTTGCTTTCACTACAAGAACGATTGAATTATGATAAAAATCAGAAGCGTTTACTTCATCATAAAAATTTTCAATCATTTTTTGAGTTGGTTTTGGCTCAAAACCTAAAGACAAAATTCTTCTTACCACCGTTGTTAGTGGTTCATATTGCACCAAAAACACATTATCCATAACTATATATTCTCCAATCTTGCAGCAAGAAATGTCAGTTTACTCTGCTTTTATTTCTTCACTGTTACATTGAAAACTGACCTTAAAATACAGATAATCAACCAAATACCAGTTGCAATAGACCACTTAAATGTCAAACCAAAGCACATTGTAATAAGCTTGATTATTCCACATGTAACAATCCAACTAAGTCCATAGCATACAGCTAAAATTGTAATGACAATAACTGCTGTTGCGCCACCTTTTGTTAATTTTTCCTTCAAATTACCCATATGTATATTCTCCTTTATATTTATTCTTCACCAACAAATACTAACCTGTCAATATATTCTCTACCTTCGCCCTTGAAAATAGGAATATCTGTATCAATAATCCACTCATTTTCAGATTTAGAAGCATCCCTTAACTGCACAGTTGCCTTAACACCATCAGATTCAATAACAATCTTATTCCTTACACAACAACTGCCTCTCTTCTGATAAGTCGGTAAATCATTCCAATTGATACCTTTCTGAGTCATAAGCATATCCTGAATATCATTACGTGACTTTTTATGTAATTCTTTGTGAGAGAAATTAGCCTGTCCTACCATTTGAATCGAATTACGTGAAGCATCATCTTGTCGCCAATAACAAAGATTTGTTACTTCTTCTTTTGGAATATTGAAACAACGAGCATCGAACATTGCGCCCTTGTCAACTGCATTTAGTAATGTCTGAATATATCCCCATGTACCGTCCTCATATTTTGAAACACCATCCCATTTACTAAATCTATATTCGTCAACATACTTTTCAAAAAATTTATTAAATGCCATCGTAGCCATACTTGCTGTAATACTACAAATTTTCTGCACCTCATAATCAAACCATGCTGAAGATGTGAGCTTCTTATAATCAACAAGAATCAATGTAATCTCATCTGACTGTGTGTAACCAAGAACACAGCCCTGAATATTCTCACATAAGTATTTCATTGTTTCCTGCATTGACTTAATTAGCACTTCATCAAATGGTTTCTGAAATCCTCTTGTAAATGTATGAAATGCCTTTCCATCAATACGGATAGCAACTGGACATCTTCTCATTAATTTTGTCTTAGGAATCTTCTCATAAAATGTTTTCATTCTAACGCCTAAATCATCATGTACTGGCATATATGTACCTCTCTTTCTATAATTATATTCTCCAAAAGAAACCGATATTTCTTGTCCATTTTGTCACTATATATAGTAGTTTTATTTTATTTAACCACTATATATAGTATGTATTTTTATAAAATATACTACCTATTGTATTATTCTCTCTTTTACTTCAATAAAGCAGCAATCTCATCAATTTCCAGTTCTGTTTTCTTATCATCAGAAAGTAACTTGTCCAACTTGCTCTCCATTTTCTTCAAATCAGATTCTTCTTTCTTCAGACCAGATACCTCTAATTTACTCTTAATATCTTTAATCCATGCTGTCACACTGTATCCTGAAATTTCAAAATCAGCCATATTAAGATCCTTTGCAGACATTAAATATGAATTCAATCTAATCAAAAGTAATAATAATGCATCATCTGAACACACATTGAGATTAATTGTCATTCCATCCATATTAAGAACACAATTTGTTTCAGGAATAAATCTGATTTTCTTCTCAGAAATTGATTTCTTCTTCGTCTCAATCTGTTTCTTTAATTCTAAAATTCTGTCATCGTTTTTACTCATTAAACTCGTACTCCTTTTTATATTCTCTACCATTTGCTAAATATTTTTGTTTGTATACTGGTTTTAGCTTTTCAAAAACTGTTTCAATAGAAACTGGAATCATATGCGTCTGAATTTCTTTTTGACCATAACGTACTTCTACTTCTCTTTCTTCTGTCGGGAAAATATCAATTGCTTCCTTATCTCCATAATAGATATTCTTGGCACTATATTTATAAACAGTATATTTGCCGTTATCTTCTGACCTATATGGCGTTGTCATTTCATACTTAATATATTCTCCATTAACACAGACCATAAATCTTACATTGATATATTTCATTATCTCATCATTTTCAAAATATTTATTAATTGCTTTTTCATAAAAATCTTCAAATGAGATATTTACAATTTTATCCTTGCTATCGTCTATAGGGGAGAATTGATAAGATGATTCCATTGAATCATAAATTTCAGAATATTTAGATGTGCATTTGTCATCGAGACAACTAATAAGTTTGTTTTTAGAAACACTTTTGAATTGCTCAAATTCATACTTTCCATCGCTTAATCTTGCGAACCAATGCATTTTACCATATGGAAGATTGTTAATTCCTTTATAAGAAATTTTTGTATATCCAAAACGAGTTGGTTCATTTGGAATATCTTTATAAGATTTTGTACTTACAGTTTTACCATTCTGTATAAACTCATAACCATATCCATATGTTTCAAAACGTCCCATATAAATATATTCAATATTTTCTTTTGTAAGATATGTTGCACCAAGAATCAAGTCTCTTGTCTTAATAGATTCATTGTTATGTACAATCTTATTATAAGCTGCAATCTGTTTATAGTCAGGTGACTCAACTGGCATAAGAACTAAATCCTTACCATCCCATCCATATATAAATTCTCCTTCAAGCCCCTTACCTTTGATGCAATTCGCATTTTCGAGAATATACAATAAATTTTCAATGGTAATTTCAAACTCAAATCCTCTTGGATCATATACTCTACAATAAGCATGTCTATGATCCCATCCTGTAGAGTAATCGCCAGCTTTCTTATTGAGTACAAATCCTTCTGTTGGAACATTCTCAAATTCATCATTTGGAATCTTATCGTCACGCCAACTGTTCCATGATGCTTCTTTCCGCAACTTGCCTTTTTCGTCATAATAAATGACATAGGCAAGTTTTCCTGTGTAAGTTCCTGAACGATTTTGATATCCAACATTTATCGTTTTAGGAACAAAAATACTACTGTTCAATCTATTGTTCTTTCCTTTCTTTTCCTGATTGATTACTCCTTCAGAATACTTCCTACTTATTTATTCTCTGCACTCGGAATACAGATTTCATAATCTCCATTTTCATTCATATGATAAGGAAATGCACTAGCTGGAATTGTAACCTTATATGCTTCCATCACATACTCGTACATAATAAGAAACTTTCCTTTTGAAAAGCATGGTTTAACACGAAATCCATTTTCACCTGCTACTTGAATATCAAATGGAATCATTTTTTCAAGATGCTGTTCATCATCTAATGTTGCTACCCTAATTGAATTTAAGATAATATTTTTCTGCTCAAGATCATAATAACTATCTTCAAACATTTTCATAAGTTTCACTCTGCATAATTCTTTTTTCTTTGTCATTTTTGCCTCCATATTTCCGCAAGAAACGAATCTTTTCTCAGTTCACATCATTATGTGTTTCGCCATCTGAGTAATAAATGTTCCAATCCTTGAATAACTCAATTAACTTATCATTGTCCCAATCATATTCATTACAATGTGTAATGGCGATTGATTTTTTATCTCCAAAGTTTCCTATATCATTAGAGCATCTACTATATAATTCTCCTAAATCAAGTGTTCCATATCTCAATGTATCCTGGAATGGGTTTGGCACATTTGTTTCATCAAACATATATTCATTAATAAATCTCTTATTACATTCAGATGGGAATTTACCAGCACCATGTCTTGTTAAATAAGTACGAGATACATAACAAGTTTCAACATTTATCTCATCATTCCATTCAACATTTTCAATTATTCTCTTGGGATTTTTAATACCTGTATTAGACGGTGTTAGATGTGGAAAATATTCTGTGTTATTCTGATCAAGCAATAAACCTTGTGCAGCTTCAAATACAATATTGTCAAACTGATTTAAGAAATAATTATCTGATATAACCAATGAGTGATTATTCATAAAATCCCAATCATCTAAAAAGTGTTCAAATATACCATTATCAAGGAATATTCTTGACCATTCATCTGTTAATATAATATTCTCTCTTTCAAATTGTTCTAAGTAATATTCCCTGATATGATAATCCATATCAGTTATACCAGCTTTATATCTTTTGATAGTTTCAAATATACCTAATCCACAACTACCATGTTTATTTTTTCCACGATTCTCCTCTATAATCTGATTTGCCATCATATCAAAAGGTGTTGTCAACATACAGTTTTGATTGATATAAACATTCGGAATATATCCTAATTTCATCAATTCATCATATTCCTGCTTAAAAATAATTGGATTAACAATAAAATCCTCAGATAAATATGTACTTGCATGATTGAATGTTCCAGATCCAAAATGATGAAAGACATGTCTGATTCCGTCAGGAGTCGTTACGGTATGTCCTCTCTGAGCACCACCATTTGAACAAACAACAATACTATTAGATTTCTGTGAAAAATAATCTGTCATTAAACCTTTTCCTTCGTCTCCCCAATTCGATCCACATACAATCTTAATGTCTTTCATCTTTTAAATCTCCTATCCTACCAAGTAATTCCTTCCGAGTTAGAAGGTGTAGCAACTGTATCTATTACATTATTCTCTGCTTCATTAACAATAATATCTACAATCTCATTTGTAATACTGTCCATATTTACTCTTCTAAAATGAGTATCATCAAGATACTTCTTATAAGACTTTTCAATCTCATCCTCATCCCATCTATGACGATGAACAACATCTAAATGATAGATGTTAAACTTCTGAGAAGCTTCATTATATAAATCTTTTGTCTCCACATCTGCCTGAAGATTATCACCTGTTGCTTCAATTAAGCCACTTCTATAACCTTTTAATGGAAGATATGGATTTAACTGCTCATCACCCATTGTAATAATAATTCCTTTTCTTCCACGGTTTAAGCAATCAAGCTTTGTGTGACGAGAGCCGAAATACCATGCTGCTGTGTAGGATTCATAACTGTTTCCACCACCGCCAAACTCGAAATAAATCTTGTCAAGCTGTTCAGCAATACGAATATCAGACTCAAACTGTGAAGCCTGGATTGGACATCTATCACAAGCTAAATCACCAATACCCATGATAAGGAACTCAACATCTGTAACCTTTTCATATAACTTAGTCATAATTACATTCAACTTCTTTGCTACCTCAACAGCAGCCTCTCCCATGCTCCCAGTAACGTCTAAAGCAAGAATGACAGGAATTGTGTTTGGATGTTCTTCTGTATCGCAACACTCTCTAATAACATTCTTAGGATCAAGTGCAGAATCAATATTTCTTGCCTTAAACATATCCTGATTAGAGTAAGAACCTCTAATCATACCATCCGTTGAAACACTCATACCCTTTGTTGTTGAATAGCTTACATAACTATCTCTTGTCCATGAACCACATCCCATATTATGCTTCCTCCTCTTCATCTACTTCTGTATCATCGTCATCATTGCCACTCATATCAAAGTCAAACATTCCGTCAAACATGTCACCCATATTTCCACCCATCATCATAAGTGGTAACATAGAACTCATTCCACCATTTCCATTCATCATGCCAGTAGAACCATTGTCACCTTTCATCATCTGAGAAAGCATCATATACTTGAAGATATTATTTGTACCTTTCTTACCCTTGATAATGTCACTACCAAACATTGAAACAATCTTGCCATAAAAATATGTATTACCCATAAATACATGTCTTTCAGGAAGTACAGTTTCGATTGTTGAGTCCTCATAATTGATTACTGTGATCTTTGTTTTATCAGCTTCAATAACACATCTTGGCTTACCATTTACAAGAATGATGTCACCCTTTTCTACCTTATTAGTTGGAATAATAAAGAAGAATTCCTCACCAATATCAAATACAAAGTTACTACAGTTTGTGAGCTTGCCAGTCTTGATGTTATATGTCTTGTAACCACCATTTGTCTTAACTGCAATTCCACCATTCATAGAAAGTCTACACATTCCACTTCCTACCTTACCAAACATACCATTTAAAAAATTGTTCATCATATTTATTTCCTCCTATGATATAAAATTATTGTTTACAATTACTTATTCTCTTATTGGCTCAACCCTATATCGTTCATTCCAATCTTCTCTCTTCTTTAATAATGGAATCCAAGGACAGTGTAGATTTTCAGATTCAGTTCCTATCAAATCATCTTGATCACAACCAAGATACTCTCTACGACCACAGTTAGGGCAAACTACTTCATATTCAGGAACTTTATATTTGAAACTACAATAGTTAGGAAATACCATCTGAATATTCCAATCATCCTTTGATTCAACTTCATATACACAGTTGCAGCATCTACATACAAACTGAATATTTTTACCAAAATAATTACCTGCTATAATTTTCATAATGTACCCTCTTACTTATTCTCTCAATTCATCCAATACTCTCATAAAAACGTGTCTTGTAAGATTCTTAATATCACCACTGTACAATCCACATTCAATGTCACAAGCCTTTAGAACTTCATCAAGTGTTTTATTCTTCTCTTGATTCAACAAGCTCTTACAATGCTCATACTGAATATTATTTGTCTCATGAGCATTTCTGAGATTACTTTCTAAGCAGCGAATAATATCAATCAGCTCATCTTTTGTCATAGATTTTAATGTACTATCTGAATATGTTTTTCTTCCATCACCTATTGACATGTTCCACCTGTCTTTACTATCTCAATTGCCTTTTTGAGAGGAATAAGATAATTATTACTGTTGCCACTTCCATACAGTTTTACAGAAGAGTCCGTTTTCAACTGCCCTACAACACCATCAACATCATAAGCTGTTGGTTTGTCTTTTATATCTCTATAATCTAACACATAATTGCTACACTCTTGGCAATGTGATATATCTCCTGAACAATCACCTTCATAGTTGCAATGAAAACTCAACTTGTCTACATCAATTAATCTCATTTTACTTCTCCTATTCGTAATCTTCTGGATGTTCTTTATAGTCATCTACTACACTTTTCATATAACTAAAATAATCTTTTACAGTATCACTACTATCAGAAAATCCACTTGTCACTTCGTATCCATTATCGAACACTGCAAAGGTTAAGAAACCTGAGCTATCCAGTCCTACTTCTAGGTCACAGCCTTTATATTTACCTTTCATGATGTTATTCTCCTAATCATCTTTGCCTATAATGAACCAATATAAGAAACTTAAAAGTGTAAAAGTGATTCCAAGTATCTTATTTTCTGCTTGATATGAATACATCGTTACACCACTACAGAACCATACCAAAAGAAATGCGATTGCTTGCCTATAATACTCTTTCATTCCACACCTCCAATCTTCTCGGCTACTTTTGCTTCACATATTCCACAGATACAGCCATTTTTCTCATCGTATTTTTTAAGTTCACTAATAAGATTGCTACAACACCAACTTGATTCATTAAGATGAAATTCAATCATGTCATCATCCCAATTCGAAGGAAAATCCATTGGAAGATTTATTGTCCACTGTATAGTTTTGGTCTGTCTATCTGCCATATTATTCTCCTATGCACCTGTGTTTGCTGTTAAAACACACTGTTCTTCATTCATATCAATTTCTGTAATGGTAATCTCTTGACACTTCTTAAAATCATCTGAACTTACCCTTGCTTTTCTTTCAGCATGTCGTTCATCTTCTGCAATAATTACCATTGCGTAATCTTGACACCAATCTCTTGCAGGTCGTTCTACTAAATATGCTTTCATGTCGTTATTCTCCTATCTGCATTTGAAAACCTTTCTTTCGTATTTTCTAAAAACAAATCCTTATCAATGCTCCATCCACCACAATGACTCAATATTTCTTTCCTAGCATCTCTAAATTCGTCCAAATGGTTTCTGAAATAATTAACCGCATCGTTTTCGCATTGGAATTCGTCATTATATTCCCAAAAGAAATGTCTTTTATTTGTTGCAAAAAATGAATCTGTATCTAAACAATATGCTATAATCCACGTTGCGTATTTATCTGAAAAATTTTCATTACCTTTTAATTTTTGATACATATTCGCACCTCCAATCTGTTCAAAAGAAAGAAAAATTTCTTGCCAAATTTTAATATTTAACAAACAATTTTCCTATAGTTTAATGTATCGTATTCCATATCATCCAAAAGTTCATCTAAATCCTGATATCCATCTTCTTCACCATTACCATCAATGATATTGTTTACATACTCACCAATATCTTCATTATCATCTAAATCAATAGTTCTTCTACCAGTAATATAAAGTTCATATCTTTTCATAATACACCTCTTTCTATTCACATTTAACACCAATAAATTCTAAGACTGTTTTCATTCCAAGCCCACCTTCGGATACAGGTTTCATACAATACTCCCAAATCTTAGGATGAGTCTGCTTTAACATCTGAAATCTGTTTGGTTCTTTCTCTAAATGACAACCATATGCACAGAACATACAGCCTGTACGACTATATCCTGTAGTATAATATTCTCCTTTTTCATTCTGCTTTATCTCACCATATACAGATGGATAAGGAAGTTCGTATCTCACGATAAATTTAAGTACATCTTGCTCAGTCCAAAAACTCATTGGCTGACTACTTGGATTTTTCTTATCAAATGCATTACATCCATTATGTAACCACTCTGTTTTTCTCTGCTTACTTTCACAAGTCATTGTTGCAACTAATGGCATAAGTCCAGACTCTTTTGTAAAACGATGAGCTGGTCGTTTCTTCATAATGTCACAACATTTATTTGATACTTTAAATGGTGCATCTATGACAAATTTCCACTTTCTCATGTCATACATTCCTGTTTCTCTGCCATCGAAACATCTTGCAGCCCAACAGTCTTGTCCTAATCTCTGAACATCACCAATCTGTCTACTGATATTTTTACTAAGAATTGGATATCCTTGATTAAGAATCACATCCTTAAATATTATTCTCTTTCCTTTTCTGTCTTTTGGTGGATCTATAATTGTTTCAACTACTAATGGTGGAAAACCTTCTGAACCAGGAAATTGCTTCATCAACCAATCTCCATAAGTTTTGACATGTTCTCTTAATTCAGGAAATTCCAATCCTGTATCAGAAAACCAAAGAACAAGCTTGCACTTAAATAAGTAACAAACTTGTGCAGCTATGTATGCAAGAACCGTACTATCCTTGCCACCTGAAAATGACACATAACACTTTTTATTATAATGGACATACCATTCCATAGTTCGTGCTTGTGTGACACCAACTTTTTCATTGAGAGACATACTCATAAGACGAGCCAAATCGTCTTTTGTGTGTTTAAACTCTGATGAATTAGTATTTTTATTATTTGTAGCCATAATCTCTTATTTTCATAGAGATTGCGCAATCTAAATTACCTATAGGTTTACTATTTTTACCTTTCTGTATTATAAAATCATTGATTTTCCTAGTGTTTGCAACCACTATAAGAAAATACTATTTCTTCTTGTTACTGGGATTCCCATAGCCGAATGGCTTAGATATGATTAAAAATTTCCGAATGAAAGATTGGTTTCCTATACCTGTTCAACTTCTGCTGTTTCTACGCCTTTGAATACAATTTTATCATTATCAAAATCATTATAAATCAGTGTTGGATCTTCCCACTCTTCATATCTCATGTATCCAATAAAGCCCTCTGTTCCGATATAAGGTTCTAACCAATCTAAAAACTCTTCAATTTCAGAATTATAATTTTTTAAATTGGCTCTGATATTAATTTTCCATGTCTTAGAAATATCATCAAACACCATTTTACTGTTAGTTGAACCATCAAAATAATAGCTGTCACAACAAGCTACCATATCCCATCTATCACACTTGAAAAATTTATGTCCTGGCAGTATAGAAGGAGCGTCTGTTCTATCTATAAGACAATGTAAAATATCTACGATGTCTTTTGGTGCATCTCTTAGCAAATCAAAACACACATTAATCTCTGTATACATTCCCATTATGGTTTCACCTCCCTATTCTTTTCCTAAATTATTAAATTCTCTACCTTCAATGATATTCTGGATACCTGTTTTACATTTTTCTAAAGCAAAAGCATATGCGTTATTATAGGTAAGTTTGTCGTGTTCTGCCGTTGGATTGGTGTATACATTATCAATAGCTTCATCAATACCATCTATAAACCTGCAAAGTCTTTCAATAATTGTTGAATCATCATATATATTATAACCTGTTGGTTTTGATATGCTTTTTAAATACTTATTAATAGATTCGTTTTCTTCTTTTGTTGCTTTTCTCATAGAATGTTCAAAAGCTCTCAACTCATCTTTTCCGAGCCATTTGATCCATGCACCACAATCATCACAATAAAGTCCTGTATTATTACCTTTTACTTCTGTATGTAATGAAACGCTTCCACATTTCTTACAACAATTTTGATATATATTTTCACCTCCAATGTATTATTCTCTCAAAATCCAAGGATATGTTGCTTTCCTGCGAAGTTACTCAGATAAAATCTTCTGAAACATGTCATCTACTGAGTCCAATAAGTCATATCTTTTATCAAATGCCGCTGTTGAGCTTCTTGCAAATTTACGTTCAACCATGTCGATGTAGTAAGTCATTGTTCCATCATCGCCCATATAGAACTCATTCCATTCATCATCAGACATCAATCTTCTAACATTCAACTGGTCGATTGCAAGATTATCAAAGCTAACTACCTTAAATTTCTCAATAATATCTGCAAGATTTTCATATAGCCAATTCTGCTTTACAACAATGTTTTCATGATCTTCTGAATAAAAATCATCACCACGTCTTAAATGTTTATAACCAAGAATCAACATCTTCAGATTATTGTTCTCTGAAGCTTCTACGTCCGATGGCTTTAATACTCCATTGATTACATGAATGACCGCATTTGGATATTTCTTAATAAGTTCGATAAATTTTTTTGTAGGATTTACAAGTGATACACCAAGACCATAGATAAGTTTTTCATCAACAAGCTTTCTAATGAGTTCTTGTTTTTTCTCAAAATGAATCTGATTTACCGTCATGTTTACAATAATTTTTCTATCTTTGAGTTTCTGTAAGAATGGAATTAAGTCAGGATGACTTGTGGCATCTCCACCACCAAGAGCAACTTCCTGATACGGATGAAGTGTGTTAATGAATTTCTCATTCAAAATATCTCCAAATTTTCCATCTGTTGTGCTACCTTCATGGCAGAATGGACATCCCATATCGCAAAAATTACAAATTTTTATATCCATATTCTCTGCAAAAGCTGGTACAAACTCATCATCTTCTGTCTCTCTGATCTTTGTTCCATCGCTCAAAATTGTGGTTCTAAAGTTTCCATTTATGTATCTTCCTAATAATTCCATTCTTAAAATCCTCCTAAATTAAATTAACCATCGTATCCATACTTGCCAAACGCAACAATCTTATCTCCACTTTTACTTGTATATCTATTTACAAATGTTTCAAGATCATCGTGCTGCCACTCCTCATAGGTTTTGGCATCCTCGTCTACAATATTGTTCTCTTTTGCATATTTGGTATAATACTTTTCTTTCGCAGATTCTGACAAGTCTGACCAATCTTTAGAAAATTCATCTTTGTTATTTTCATAGTCTTGTGCTGCATATTTCTTATCATCATCTGATAAACTATTTGCTTTTACAAATGGCTCAGAACCCCATTTATCAAAAAGAAGTTCGCCATTCTTCCACTGTTCAAATTCTTCCTCGCTACACATTGTAAGTGAATGTGTGCTTGATGAGTTAGTTTCATAAACTCCACGTCTAATTTGTCTCTTCATTAAAACCCTCCTTAATAATTGTCGTTATCAATAATCAATTTAATACCCTTATCAAATATAAACTCTTCGATAGTACAACCATATTCATCCATTAAAGAATTAATATTATCTACTGACTGATGATCTACATATCCGCTATAACTTTCATCAATCAGAATCCCATCACATTCACATCTCTTAGCAACTATATCATTAATCTCTTTGAATTCATCGGTATCATAAATATCATCACAAGAATACTGTGCCAACATCGTAATAAGATATGACAATTTTGTTTCTGGATCGGTATATTCATCATATCCCCATCCAAACTCTCCATAATTTACAATTACTTTGTTCTCTACTTCATCAACATGCAAATATTCCGTTACTCCAAGTTTTTCAACTGTTAAAGAGTGCATAGAACTTGAATTAGTTTCAAACACTTTTCTTCTAATCTGTCTCTTCATAAATTAATCCTCCGTTCCATATGCTCTTGGATACTCATGATCAATAGCATCCAAATTAATCAAACCACTACGTTTCATATCTCCAAAATATCCATATTCGTCACCATCTTGAATAACAACATACTTCTTATTTGTTAGATATTCCTCTAATGATATATTCTCTTTTTTAAGGAAACCACTAAGTATATCTACATCAACATATCCTGTACATGGTTTCTCAAAATGAAAATATCCATTGTCGGTTTCCCAATATTCGATTGTGTCAATTCCCCAATCCTTTTCTTTCTGTTCAAACCATTCGTTAAGCTCATCCTCTGTCTTACCATATTCCTGTGCATAATCACTATCTTTATTCTCTGGATGATTTTTATTAGCGATTGAATCTGGAATCATAGGAATGACAATCTTTTTAAGACCAGGAACATATTTTAATGCAAGTGTTTCAAGCCTCTTATAATTCTCATCATTATACTCATGCACCAATGAAGCACAAGCATACAACCATTTGTCATGAAAATTACTTAATGCTCTAAATGGACTTCTGCCAAACTCCATATTATGATCCCAAATATGCCATTCGCAATCTTTTTCACCAGTTTCTTTGTCATCCCATAAATAAAAATCTTTTGCAATCTCATCTGGTGTATAATGCTCATCTTTCTTCATAATGCAAAGTGAATGCTGACTACTTGAATTTGTCTCGAAAACACCTCTGCGAATCTGTCTCTTCAATTTTTCTTACCTCCTTGCTTTAATATTCTCTCTTTGTAATCCAATGAATCCTGAATTTCCTTACAATTTCAAAGTCCAACCTTGTAATAGTCTTTTTTAAATATTTCCATAGCAATCTTCTCTACTTAAAATTTCCAAAATATCATCTTTCATATCAATAGTAACTTCTTTTTTGAATCTCCCTATAGTATCATATAGAGATAGATAATATTTATTTCCACGTTGTTCTAAGTCAAGATTCTCATTCTCGAATAATAATACTCGTCTCTGTTTCTGTACTGGTTTATTCTCTATTTTAAAGTTGTTCATTGCTCCTTTTAAATCGACAATGATTGGTGATTTTAATTCTTCAAGAATACAGCTAATGTCGTTATCTAACTGATTATTATCATTCGTATGTTCATCAACTGCTTTGATTACGTCTTTCTCAAACAATAATCTATTTTCCATTTTAATATTCTCCATTTCTACATATATAAATGATATTTTCTTCCAATCTGATCAATAAGTTCACTGTCCATCGGACGAAAACCAATTACCGTAAGAGTTCTTCCAATATTATTTTCATCAATAAATTCAGGATCTAATTCTGTCTTACACGAATCATATATAAGCCAGAAATCTTTACCTTCAACCATTCCTAATTCTTCTGCCATAGTCTTTGCTTTTAGCAACTGATTCTTACTTTTGGCTTGAAGAACACATTTTGTAAATTCGCCCTCAATCCAATTGTGAAAAATATCTTCGTCAATATAGCCATCGACATGACCATCTAAATCGGTATTATTTCTAATAAACCAACTGAGAAATGCCATAGAGCCGTGACTGACTTGAGCCGCAAGCTTTCCTGACGACATTGCGAGGTCTTTTCTTGCAATAATAATCTGTTTATACATCTTTATTCTCCTAATTCATCAATCTAATTTCTCGAAAATCATCATCAGCTTTTACGCCATTGATATAAGCACACCAACCTCTAAGACCTGATTCCTTAGAGATTGGATATTTGTGCTTAATATTCATAACAACTTCATAATCGTCTGGATAGTTTTCGAGAATGGATTTTAATTCACCAACTGAAATGCTACTCATATAACTACCTCGCTCTATCACATTCGTTAAAATCTAAAAGCATCTTGTATTTATATTCTCCAAATCTTTCTTTCCAACGCTGCTTTGCTTTATCAGTATCCCACCAGAAGGGCATCATATGGTAATTTGCCAAAAAGCACATATTGAGAAGTGTATCATCTTTATAGTTACCTATTAAATTTTCTAAAATATAATACGAACTAACCGATGGATGTTCAAAATAGTGAGCAACGCCATTTTCGTCAAAGGTTTGAGTATACAATTTTCCGTAATCATGAAGTAATGCAGCTAAATTGATTTCTTTTGAATATTCATATTTAACAAAACGACTATATGTAAACATTGAATGGTTATACAAATTCATTGTATGATGTGGATTTTTCTGCTCAAAACCTCTCATCTCGTATATCATTTCAGATATACACTTTTGTTTACCGTTTACGAAATTATAGAAAATTATTTTATTCCAGCCTTCCTGCCTGAATGGAATTTGAAAGCTTCTTAGCTGCTTTTTTATAACACCTTCTGGTACAACTCTCAATCTGTTGCTATTATCTATATTGCATTGTTCAAATCTCTTAACGATTACACAACAAATCTTATTGACTTTCAATCCTAGTGTATTCATTAAAATTGCTCTACGAGACTTCATAGTAAGATTTGTTGCATCTGCAATTACATTAATTTCTTTAATTAGATATTCTCTTATCCGCTTATGAAAAATCTTAAAAACATCTTCGTTTTTTGATTGATCATTTTCATTACCAGTTAATTCTTCACGAATTGCATCTGATGATACAATTACTGTATTTGGATTCTCATTGGCAATCTGAGTGGCAATGGTTGATTTACCACTACCACTCAAACCACACATAATATACAATGTAGGTTTATTCATAAATAACTCCTATCCGTTGTGTTTTAATAAATACTCTCGGCTTACATTCTTAAAACTCTGCTGACCATCAATACTGCGATATACAAAACCTTCTCTTTTAACCTTTGGATTTAACTCACTATATCCATCAGCTTCAAGTTTCATTTCTTCCATAGTCTTAGGTAACTCATAAGCAGTATCAATAATTGGTACGCTTGTTAATCCATGACTCTTACAGAAATCAGCCATTTCTACAGTTCCAAGTCTTGTACCATCAATAATCAGATTGAATACAAATAACTTATTCTCCGTAAATTTATATGGATTGCCCTGAACTGAGCCAACTCCTTCACCCTGTAACACAACTCTGTTATAATGATTCTCTGTTGCAAACTGTGTAAGAATCTTTTCAATATCATATTTATCAGCTAATTCCCAATAAATATTTGACTCGTGGTAACAAGCCTGTTCTCTATCAGCCTGTCTTACATTTCTACTGCATACAATAAAGTCAAATTTATTCTTGCCCTTCTTCAATCTGTCAACTGCAAATGTGCAACTTGTACCATCGCATTTCTCAGTCTTAATCCACTTCTCTATGCTCTGAAGATAAAATGGTGCATTCTCAATTCTCGTCTCATCCGTCTTTACAATCCAATCTGGAAACTTCTTTGGATTATCTTTCTTGCGACCAAACAGCATAAACATGATTTTTCGACCAATACTGTATCTCATAATTCTTCTTACAATTGGATTAGCAAATAACTTTGGTCTACGCTTTGTCATTGATTTATATTTAGCGTTTGGATCAATCTTATTGATCTTTCTTGCAGCATCTTCTTCTGATGCATATGTAATCTTTAAAGCTTCTGTAACATCATCACCAATCTTTTTATCCTGTAATTCTTGGAAAAGTGATAATGGTAAAGCTAATCCCTGACTAATTACTTTGAACTTGCCAAGTTTCATAGTCTTAACTTTAAATTTCTTATTTGCTAAAAAGGCAAATCTCTCATCTGTTTCAGGACACTTGCTGTCAATTTCAATATAAACAGCCATATCTCCTACATTAAATTCGCCCTTCTTAGCGATACAAACCCATCCTAAAATTCCAATAAGTTCAATATTATCAGCTCCTTCAATCGGTCTGATCCATTCAATCTTTTCAATATGTGCTAATGCTCTTTCTTTGTTCTCCAAGTTCCTCTTACCTTAGTAAGTAGTGCGCACTTTATCCTATAGGAACTTTTCTATTTTTCCTTTCTTTAATTATTCTCAACTGTGATTTTTGTTGTGAAATTTCACATAGACTTTTTATAGATTTTTAGATATAATAAGATTTGCCCACGGAGATACAAGTCAAAGTCCTTTATATATGAAATAATATTTTACATGGGCATTTGTATTATTTCTGAAGGAGGTGTTGCCTATGGTATCAGATATCGCAACTGTAATTTCTTTTATGTGCCTCATCACATTAAAGCTTGTTGACCTTATTACTCTGACTTGCCTACCTGAATGATAATCCCCCATCCACGATTATCATTACAAATTCCTACAAATTCACCCTAAGATTTAATCTTCTAATTTGTTACCTTTTGCTTCATTACAAAGTTTACACATTGTTTGATAGTTACTAATATCATCAATACCACCTTTTGAGCGTGGCAAAATATGATCTTTTGTCATTAAAATTTCATCACCATTATCATCAACTGCATATAAATTAAGATGATAAGTTTTATCTTGTAAATGTCTTTCTTTTGCAAAATATTTTCCTTCGATACCACAGATTGCACATTTGCAACCCTTCGTAAAAAATGTCTGGTATCTTTGACTATTACCTTTAATCAAATCTCCATCGAAATCAACTTTTGCAAGTCTTTTATCTTTCTCAAATAAAACATCTTTAACTTTATCGTGTACCTCTTCTATGGAATACGTAGATTTTCTGATGAGATTGTCATGTTTTGGTTTAAACCCATGCGATCTAATATCTTTATTTGAAATAAAAACACTTTCTGCATCTTTCTTGCTTAATAAGTCAACCAAATCTCTTACTGTGTGAATTTTGTTGGTAATAGAAATAGTATTACCATTCCATTTAATTCTTGTAATTTCTGTATCAAAAGTAGGCGACAACGGATTATTGTTCTTTGGAAATTCTGTATCTAAGAAATCCTCAATTGTCTTATATTTACTTTTCAATCCTTTCCCATTTATGGAATAATTAAATTTCAAACCCTTAAATTGCTGTTTCTTACTCATAAAACATATCTCCTTATAATTTATTGTCACCTATATATTCTCTCTTATCTCAGCTCAATCTCACCGAATTTTAATGTGTCATCTTGAAACATTTTATTATTCTGATATTTACCAATAAAACAACTTTTAAACGAAGTCGTAACATTAGTTACTGCTAATACGAATTTTAATTCCTGTTCAATCGGTTTAACCAATGTATCAAGCGTCTCTTTGTTTGCAAATATGTATGGTTCATGCCCTTCTCTATATACGAACTCTGCAATTTTCGTATCCAACTTATCCACATTTATCTTATCTACTATTGAAAATGTCTCCATTTATTGTTCTCCTTTCCAAAAGAAATGCTTCTTTCTTATTTCTCATATAAAGCTTTCTGAAATTGTTTTCTAAATTTCTTACAAGCTGATTCATTTTGACTATCTGTTAATACTCCATGTATATAACAATACTGAATTGAATATAATAACTTTTGTAATCTCTCAGCGTCTTTACCGAGAGTACATCCTTGTTTATTCACATACTTTTCCAAATTATCAAATAACGGATCAAAATTACTCATATCTACAACTTTACCCATATTCTTATTCTCCCATCTGATCTACAATACTCTGTAACTTATCAATAAATATCTGAGCGTCCTTTTTATGTTTAAGCTGCTTAATATCAGCAGGTACAAAAGCTAACTTTGATTCACCGAAAACATCATTATTCGAATAAACCTTCATAAATTGGCACATAGTTTCAACATCAATCCAATTTAAATCTGGCTGAAAACAAATCACATCACCCTTCTGTGGATGTAGTTTTCTAACATTAATAAGTGTCTGTTTAAATAATTTCTTTTTCTGTCTTTTGTTCATACTGTTATTCTCCTATTTACCTACTCTAAATACATTTGCATCACCAACTGCCAAATCTTTTACTTCTACAAAAGAATTAAAATACTCATTATTCTTAAAATTATCTTCTAATGTTTCGGTAATAATATCATCCAACCGACCAAAGAATTTTACAGAAGGATAAAACGCTGGATATTCCTTTGAACGGTATTTATTAACACTTCCTCTTAATACAGATAATCCATGTCTTCTACGCTTATTATTGTTCCAATGAATAGGATCAGCATAGAAAACATTTTTGTTTCTTTCATACTCTTCTTTTTCTTCCTTCGCTAATCTGTCAAGTTCTTTTTCTCGTTCAGTTTTTGGATGAGGTTTCATAATTTCTTTGATGTTTTCTCGAATTTTATCATTCGCTTTTGCTTTTTCTGAATTACTCATCTTGTTATAGTTCATAGCAGCTTCTAAAAATATATTTTTCAATTTCTCACCTACTTTCACAACCAAAAGAAACGTGGTTTTCCCTGGCTTTTTCAACCTCTGAAAGCCTTGATTTTAGAGCATTTCAGAGATTACTTTTTATTATTCTCTATTAATCTTGATACTCGATATGATAATCTGCCATTTCAATTTCATTTCCACAAGATAATTCAGGAATTGCATCTTCTCCATATTCCCATCTAATAGCAAGACTTCTATTGCAATCACAACCAAAATTACCTTCTGTGAAATAGAAAATTGCACTATCTTCTGGATATTCATATCCTAAGTCATAATGAATGACAAATGTTTTATCCTTATATTTGAGAGTAGCAACAAAAATTGTCCTCTTATGAGTCATAATTCCATGTTTACAATCAGTTGCCAGTCCTTGTTTCTCATATTTATCCTTCCTGATTAACTGAATAAACTTGTTCTTTTCTTCTTCAGTATTAAAATAGTAATAACCCTCTTTTATACCTAAATCTTTCTCGATGGATGGATTGGCATCGTGATTCCATGCGCCACCCCAAATATGAACCATCCATTCTTCTTTCTTGCTCATATAATTATTCTCCTAATGGTCTTTTATATGTAACTAATTTTTCAACAATTAGATCCTTTGGTAATAAATCTCTACAGAAATATGCCGTTGCAAATGGACTACCTTTTACTACAGAATCCATATGCTCTTTATCGTGATAACAAATTCTTGCATCAAAACTAAGAATCTGAATACCATCTTTGAAATATTTATATCTTGTTTTACCTTGTAGGGAATTAAGCGGTAGAAGAACCGCAAATGGTTTATTGAATGAATAGAGTCTTTCTAAGACTTTATCTTTGATTGAGAATGGTGGATTGCTAACTATGATATCCCATTTTTCAGGTTCGTAATTGAAGAAATCCTGACCTTCAGCTAATGAACTTCTGACTACATTGTATCCTTCTTCTTTTAGCCTGTTGTAGAAAGCAGACCAGTTTTCATCAAATGGACACCATATAATTTTATCCTTTGGAAGATATTTAATAATGTGATCTGTTGCGTAATAGGGCGTGTATAACTCATTATCTTCCTTATCTGATGTTAAATATCCAATATTTAATGCCAATATTTGTTCACCAATAGTAGCTGCGCAGCTTTACTCACATGTGAACATTTTTCCTTTCCTTAATTGTAATTACGTTGGTATATTCTCTGTTACTTATAAATCTTTGGTAGTTTTTTAAAGGCAATTACATCATCTCTAAAGCAAACATTGTCCTTATAAATCCTTTTATCATTTAAATGAGTTTCACCATTATATCCATATACTTCATATGTATTGTAAACATCTAATCGTCTATTATCTTTCCATCTTAGTGTCTTTTCGTCCCAAAATAAATCCATGACATATGCTTGTCTTGGTTCTTCGCCATATCTAATTGAGCATATATACCAACCACGCTTTTTAGGTATGTGTTTAGGATATGCTTTCCATCTATTGAACATATTTTTACCTCCTAACAAAACCAAAATTTCTTGTTAGTTTTACTTTTCACTATATGTAAATAACTTCTCGATTCTAATATTCTTATCATCACTTTTTTCTTTATTACTATCTAAAAGTGTTTTCGTTTCTTTCTGCCAAATGCACTTAAAATCATCAGGCATGTTATATTCACTAATTAAAACAGTATTATTTACACTTGCCTTCTTAACCCATTCGTAAAATTCTTCATATGGGAAGCCTCCAGTTGAATATTTTGTTGTATCACGATATGGAATATCACAATAAATAACATAGTTTTTAATTTTGTCTAATGGGATATCTCTGAAGTCGAATACTTCAAATTGAATATTTTTAAGATTTGGGATTTGTTTGATAGTATTTTTATATGCCTCTAAGGAATAATTACGTTTTCCAACTTTATCTCTTCTGTATCCACCAAACCATTTTCCACCATATGAAAGTTGAAAACCAACATACCCAATTAAATAATCTGGATATTTTTCTTTATTGTTCTTAATATCTTTATATTTTTCTTCTGTAATTTCTTCTGGCGGTATCCAACCTTCTGATAACTTTTTAAGTACAGCAATTAAATATTTATGATTGTCTGTACCTATCTTTTTATTACATTTAATTTTATCAATCATATTAGCACCTCCAACAAAAGGCTCTAAATATCCTTCCGTCTCATTAGTTATATATGACTGAATAATTGGTGCTAAATCTTTACTTAATCTATTTTTGCTACCAACGTATTTCATAAATTACTTGGAGTAAGGAATTCCTTCTTGTGTACACGAACCTCGTCTCCTTTCATTATTATTGTTTATTCAAAAATATTACCTAACAGCTCCATTTTATTCTCTTTTGAAAACTTTGTCATATTCAAAAAGTTAATCATTTTTTCTGGATTATCTAATGATTTCACATACTTTTTCTGATATTCTTCTGGCATCTGTAATATATATTTAGTACCACCATACTTGTCTACTAGGGTTAAATATAAATTATTCAATACCTTTTTATCTGTCACCAATTCAATATTGTCAATAAGGAAATCAGTAATTATTGGACGTTGTGGAGCTTTCAAATTGCTTATAATTGTCTGCAAAACATCTGGACTCAGTTCCTGATAATGACATATTTTTGAAAAGTATACTCCGTTACCATCTTTATTTATTTCTTCTGCTATTTTTACAGCATACTTCTGTGAATTCAATAAAGGATTTCTTAATACAAACTGCCAAGGAATTTCGTCATAACATGAAAAATACTTTTGATCAAAAGGGTGTGCAGCCATAGAATAAGTCCAAAACCTCAAATTATTCTCATATGTTTCACCGTTACAATTATAATGTGAATACATTGTGTCAAAAAATTTATCTAATAACCTTTCATCCCATTCGTGAGGAAGAACAATGCTTTCTAACTCATCGGGTATTTTGACACCTGCAAAACGCAATAGTGAAATAACATCTTTTCGATTATTATAGAAATTTACATAGATTGACCAAAATAAAGGTACATCATATGTATTCTCATCAAATGTCTTTACGAATAACGATTCAATCAATCTGTAAACATTTTCTTTTGAAATCTGATTTGTAATAATCTGTGTTACTTTGTCATTTTCAACAACTGTTTTATTTTTCTTCTGTAGTTCATCATTCTGTTCTAATAACTTTTTAATCTCTTTTCTCAACTCTCTATTTTCACTACTCAGTCGTTTAATCTCATTTGATGTGTCAGACTGGGCAGATTCAATGAGATAATTCTTCAGTTCTTCAAATTTTTCATTAAATTCTGTATCGTTCTGCATATCTATTCTCCTTTATATTCAGCTACTCTCTTACTTCCAACCTCAAAAATATCTTTATTTTTCTCAAAACATATGTAATTTCTACCTGTATTCAAAGCTGCAACTGCAGTTGTACAACTTCCTGCACACGAATCAAGAACTAAATCTCCTGGATTGGTGTAGGTCTTAATAAAATACTCACATGCTTCAACAGGCTTTTGGCACTGATGTAAGCTACTTTTCTGAGTATCCCACTTAAACTGCAGAACATCTCTTGGATATCTTTGTGTACTGCCACCACCTGAAATACCAGTCTTTGTAGCACCATAACAGTTGCCATCTGTTGTATGTTTTGTATAAGAATGAACAGGTGTATGTCCTTTTGTCATTTGTGGATTGTAAGCAGGGAGTTTTTTATAGAAAATCAAGACATTTTCGTGTGCCTTCATAGGCATTTTATTAGCATTTAGATGACCAGTTGCTTTGGTCTTTTCGATAATCCATTCATAGCGATACAATTTTTCATTACTGCAAGCGAGCCTCTTATCAAATGGTGACTGTGACCATAATGCAATACAACCATCATCTTTGATAATTCGATTGTAATGAGTCCATAAACCATCTTTTTTGTTCTCATAAAACCAATCTCTTGTATATTCAAGACTACTATTTGTTACTTGAGCTAGCTTAAATAAATCTGTTTCATAAAAATATTGACCTGATAACTCGACATAATCATTTAACGGCATTTCACATTCCCAAAAATTATTGGTCGTATTATAAGGCAAATCCGTGAAGATAAAATCAATTGACTTATCATCAATCTTTTTCATACCTTCAAGACAATCTTCGTTGTATATTTTGTTAATTTCTAACAAGTGGTATCACCCACTCTCTGTTCAGTAATTTTTACATATTCTAAATTACTATCATTAACTATAAAAATCCTTCCAGTATTTTGTGCTGCCTTTGCAGTAGTACCTGAACCACAACAGATATCCACAACAGTATCTCCAATATCCGTATATGTTTTAATTAACATTTCAAATAATTTTGTCGGCTTCTGAGTAGGATGTAATCCTACTTCTCTATTAAACTTTTGGACACTTCTTGGATATCTCTTACCTTCGTATTTTCCATCAGTTCTTTTATATGATGAAGTTGTAGCAAGATTTGATGTCATGCCATTTCTTTTCATTGTATATGGTTTTCCCTCTGTAAATTGAGGATTATATTTCATATATTTTTCAGATTTATTGTATGTAATAGGAGATTTCCCAAAGATTAAAATAGATTCGTGTACTTTGAATGGTTGATGTGCTACACTTGCAAAATTACTTCCATTATCTTTTTCCCAAATCCATTCATATTTGAAAGAGTCAAGATGATTCATGACAAGATAACTTGTAAAAGGTTGACTGGCTGTTAAAGCTATACATCCATCAGGAGTAAGCATTTTCAAGGCGATTTCAAAAAATTCTTTATCATCAATAGGTAAATCCCATTTGTTTGCAGTTACACGATTCTTACCTTTAAACGTGTATGGTAAATCACATAAAAACATATTTATGCTTTCATCACCATAATCTTCATATAACATATGCATGAATTCGATTGCATCATGTTGATATACTGTGTTATTTTTTATATAATTTTCTTCCATTTCTTACTCAGAGCAAATCCAGATTTAATGCTGCAGCAAATCTCTCGCTCCTTTCAATGTATTATTCTCCGTCAAATACGATGCAATGCTCTCTAATTGCTTCTCTGATATTTTCGTGTAGCTCATCCAGATCCCATCCATCTGCATGTACGAATAAGCAATCATCGCCATCTTCTGTAAATGGTAATCCCTGCGATACCCAAAATAAGTGACTATCATCAAAGCCTGAATCTTTAAAAATATCGCAATTATATAATTCTTCTAATTGCTTTTTAGAATATTTATTCTGCAAAAAAAATCTTACCTCCTAACTCCAAAGAAACTTCGGATTCTTGTACTTCTTAATCTTTGTCCAAATTTAAGGTTACAACACCATTTTCATAGTCGATATTATAATCTCTTACCCAATATCCTTCTTTCAAATTGATAGTAATATCATCAAAGATCAAATCATCGCTACTACTTATAGTGATTGTTTCATGTTTATTAGCACATCCAGTCATTCCAAAACACAATGTTAATCCTAATACAACAGCTAAAATTTTCTTCTTCATATAATCTACTCTCCCAATTCTTTTAGTGCATTAACAAGTTCAGCAAGTCTTGGATTCTCAGGATGCTCCTTTGCCATCTTTTCATATAAAGCAATATTATTCATTTTATCAATCTCAGACTTTAATTCCTTCTCAATAGAAGCTTTCTGCTTTGCAATTTCTTTCTGACGATTTTCCTCATCAATTCTTGCATTGTATGCATTCATATTAACTACACCGACAACCTGAGCTGTCACACCCTTACCATATGCTTCTACTGACTTTACTTCTTTTAAAATTCCAAGGACTCTATTATCTTTTCCTCTTGCATTTACAACAACATATACTGGATGTTTTGATGGATCTTTCTCTACAATAAGTTTCCATTCATCCTCATATAAAGCAAAACCATAGTCTTTTTTACTATAATCTTCTACCAAATTAACAATTGCTATCTGTTCAAATCCTGTCATTTTATTATCCTCACTTTCAACTTTTTCTACTGATAAAACGTTATATCCTTGCTTTCTATCCTTTAACTGAACCATAACATATTTCTGTGTGCCTACATTATATGTATCTATAACAAATCCAGTTTGTCCCTTACTATTACAGGAACTTTTTATTATTACTTTGTCGTTTATCTGAATATTCCTCATAGGCTGCACCTCCTATTGAATTATATTTTTAATTCTCAATATATTTTATTTCTTCCAAAATTGAACTTCCTATAACATAAAGTTTCTTTGAAACTATCCTTGTTACTCTTTTAAGAAAATCTTTATGAAGTTCATCTTCTTGTTCGTATACACAGCAAGCATATGTTCATTCCTCATACTCAGCTCCATAATAATAAAAATACAGATTGTATTTATGATTATGTTTACTAAATAACCACGGATGAAGCGTTGCAACAGTTATATAGTCATTTCCGATTTTTATTCTAAAATCATAATGTGATTTATTTTGTACGATTTTCAAAAACTTCACCTCTTTTCATATTAAGAGCACATTCATTTCTGTACTCTATGAGAGCATCCTTATTCCTCATCATTACATGTTAGGATCGAGGTTTGTTCCAAGGCATTATATTCTCAAATGAGTTTCAGCTTATACGCTCATCGGTTGACTGATTTGTTAATTTCAGCCTTCACCTTTACCTTTTCACCATCTCAGGTTTTCAGTTCGTTTTACCTCATTTATATATTCTCTACTAGAGCAGAAGAAATCTACAATATAATCTAAATGGTTTCTTTGATATAAATCCTGCCATTATTCTCCTACTGATTCAAATATATCATTTACAATCTTTTGACAATTTTCAATTATTCTACAAATCAATCTCTTTCCATCATCGCTAAAATAATCATTATTTTTCTGTTGGTTATAATAATCTTCAAGTTTGTTATTAGCAGATTTTAACCTTCGATATACATTGGCATAATCGCACTTATTATCACATTCTGCCGAATATTCTTTATTGTATCTTAATTTACATTCCACACATGGACTGTACATTTTGCACCTCCTGTTATGTTATTCTCCTACTAAAATCCACAGTCTTCTTTTTCTACTAACTTTCAAGTTATCAATAAAATCAACATTATCTAAACTTACCATAAGATTAGGCTTATTTCGTCTAATCTCACTGATTGACGGATAAATGCCTAATTCCACAAGAATTCTAGGAAGAAATCTTTCACTGGTATAATAAGTCTTTTCCTGCTCAATTCTGTTCCAATCATTTTCATCTAATGCAAATATCTGTTGTGGTTCTGCTATTGGTTTTCCTATTACAATATTCTCTATATAAGCCATAATTTACCTCCTAAAAATCCTCAAGAAATCTATGATTCTTGACCTTCAAGAACTATATAACTTTTATCATTTATGGTTAATGTACCTGCAACATTAGACGATTTGATTAAAGCTATCGCTACATCTAGTGCTACATTGGCATCCTTTATATCATTTGCATATTCATATTCATCCCAATTTTCATTTACATAAGATTTCAGGTCTTCTAATACCTCAATTTGTTTTTCTTTATCCATTTGATTTCCTCTCCTATTCTTTAATCATATAGCGTCTATATTTTACATAAACACTATATACAGTATTTCATTTACGCCTGATATACAAAACTTGGCATTGGCTGTAATTTAAACAGATTTTTCTCATGCATTGAATCAATCTTAGCTTTTACTTCCTCGTTTGGCTCAATTCCATCTCTGATATATTCATCTAATTCAGCATAAGTAAATCCAAGGTTATCTTCATCAGTCTTTCCGCAAAGACCATCGGTAGGTATCTTATCAACTAATTCAGATGGAAGACCTAACTCACGACCAATAGCTTTAACCTCTGTTACTGTAAGCTGAGATAATGGTGCAAACGAACCAAATCCGTCACCTCCGAAGGTCGCATAACCAACCCAATCCTCGGAAAGATTACAATTACAACTTGGAATGCCATTATTACACTGAGCATAGAAATACAATTCTGTCATTCTAACTCTTGCAGGAACATTTACTTTAGCCTGTTCTGTAACAACTACTCCATTTGATTCCATTTCAGAAATAATAGAATCAACGGTTGAACCGATATTAATAATTTTGTATTCGATTCCAAGATGATTTGCACATAGAATACTACAGTCAATATCTGACTGTTCATACTGTGGTAGCATAATAGCCTTTACTCTATCAGAGCCTAGAGCAGCAACACATAAAGCTGCAACAACAGAAGAATCTTTACCACCAGATAAAGCAATACAACAGTTCTTATCTGGAAATTTTTCTTCAAACAGATTTCTAATCCACTCAATACAATCATTTGTTACTTTTTCTACGTTAAATTTACTCATGTTGACCTCCTGTGATTCTTTTATAAAAATCATCAAATATTTGTTCTTTCTTATAGAACTTTGTATATCGAATTTCCAATAATGGAATATTATTTCTAATACAATATTCTCTTTTTATTTTATCTTTTTTCTGCCTATCTTTTAAATTGGATATTTTAGTATCCTTATTTTCTCCGCAATAAGTGAAAGGATGATAATGTTGTTCACCGTTTAGTTCAATTGCCATTATTATTTCATTATTCTTATTGAATATAACAAAATCGAATGGCAAACTCCTATCATCTTTGCAATCATCAAATCTATATTGAGCTTTATAATTTATATGAATTTGTTTAAAATATTGTTCTAGTTCATATTCAGCGACAGATATAAGACAACCACATGACTTTCTGTGTCCAGATGTTAAAGATGTACAACTAACTATACAAGAATTTCCACATTCGCATTGACAATGCCAATATTGTCTTCCATTTTTTAAATATGCTTTCTTATATGGTGTTAATTTCCCAAATTTTTGACCTTGAATATCTTTTATTAAATATTCTCTTACAGCTTTCTTTTGATAACAGCCGCAACTTGTTGTATGACCTGATTTTAAATGTGTATCTGCAACATTAACTTTGTTACCACAATCACATAGGCATTCCCATACAACTTTTGTTGTTCCATTTGGTTGAATATTATTTTTATGTCTTTTTATTACAGTTAATCGTCCAAATTTTTGACCAATTTGTGTATTTGTACCTTTTTGTTTCGGTCTACAATTTTCACAATATTTATAATTATTGTTTTGAACCTTATAAGCGTTAAGTTCTCTAATACTTCCACAATTTATACACTCACATATATAATAAGTTTTAAATTGACCACTAGGAGAAAGTCTACTATCTGCAATATCCTTTACTTTATAACACCCATATGTCTTTCCAACTCCGTCTTCTGCTACTCTTTTTCTAATTTATATATTCTCCTTCCATTTTATAAATCAAGACCAAAATTTCTACCAATAGCAGCTAAACCACCATTGTAGCCTGAACCAACTGCATTAAACTTCCATTCACCGTTCTTACGATACAACTCACCTGCAATAACACCTGTCTCTAATGAGAAATCCTCATTAAGTTCATATTTGAAAAGTTCCTCATTTGTATCAGCGTTGTATGCTCTAATGTACGAATTATCAACCATTCCGAAATTCTGTAAACGATTTTCTGCATCATAAATTGTCGCTGAGAAGCTAATCTTTGTAATATTAGATGGAATCTTATTTAACTCAACAATCATTGTCTCGTCATCACCATCACCTACACCTGTTCTATTATCGCCAGAATAAATCAATGCTCCGCTTGGATGCTGTGGCTGACCATAAAATACAAAATCCTGTTCGCCTGTTACCTTTCCTGAATCATCAGTAAAAAATGCTGATACATCCAAATCGAAATCTGCATTACCATCGTATCTATTTGTATCCCATCCAAGACCAAATACGACTTTGTTTAAACCTGCATTACCTTTTGTAAGGTCAATCTTCTGACCTTTAACTAAACTAATTGACATATTGTTTGTCCTCCTTATTCTTGGGAAGGCTGTCAACCTTCCCTTTTAATAATTTAAAAGAAATTGGGAATGTGAGTAACGTCAGAAAAATAAATGGAATAAAGCGTGTAATACATACTGTAATAACACTAATTGAAAAGCATATAAGAGTAATAATCTCTACTTTTTTATAACTTTTATCTCTCCTTACCATGTTCTCATCTCCTCAATTACTTATTCTCTCTTTTCTTCTCAATAATCTTTCTGATAAGATCAATTGGAATAACCATAAAGGCTAAAATTACAACTACTACCCAATGTTTGAAATCTAAAGCTGTGACCTTAATAAGATTTTCCGCAAAGTTGCAAAGAACAAACGTCATTGCAAAAATTCCGATTGCAATGGCTGAAAATAACTTGTTCTTTCCAATACCATTGAATAAATTAATATGCTCTGTACGAATATTAAATCCATTAAATACTGCCATAAAGCATAACAATGCGAATCTAGCTGTCATAGCTTCTGTCTCAGTCGCAAACATATTAGCAATTGGGCTAAATGTAATAATTCCATAAAGTGTAATAAAAGCTACTGTACTTATTGCAATACGTTTCTTTGCTCCTCTGATGAATAAACCAGAACCCTTTTTAATAGGTTTCTCTGTCATGTATTCATCCTTTGGAGGTTCGCCGCCGAATGATAGTGAATTAAGGGAATCCATAATGATATTTACAATCAGAATCTGAACCGATGCGAGTAATGCGCCCGTTGCAATCATTGGATAGATAACGCTGAGAATTAGAAGTGAAATATTGATAGGTAACTGGAATTCAAGGAACATCATAATATTGTGCATAAATGTTCTTCCAAGTTCTACTGCCTTTACTACGCTTGCAAAATTATCATCTGTCAATACAATGTCTGAAGCTTCTTTTGCTACATCTGATCCACCTTGCATACCAAAACCAACATCGGCTCTCTTTAAAGCAGGACTATCATTCACACCGTCACCTGTCATTGCAACTGACTTTCCAATCTCCTGTGCTAATGTGACAAGTCTGAGTTTTGTGTTTGGTGAACATCTTGAAATAACTCTTAATCGAGGAATTATACTCTTTACTTCATCATCTGACATCGCTTCAAATTCATCATTTGTAAGTGCTAAATCTCCATCTTTGTAAATTCCACACTCTGTAGCAACTGCAACTGCTGTCTCAATACAATCGCCTGTAATTTCAATAACTTGAATACCAGCCTTATGTGCTGTTTTTACTGCACTCGGTACTTCATCTCTTACAGGATCTACAACACCGATAATTCCAAGGAATGTCATGTCATTTGGTATTTCATTCTCTACTAAATCACCATCTGCCATTGCAACTGCAATACATCTCATAGCATTACTTGTCATTGCTGTAATTGCATTACTTAATGTGTCATTGTCGTTATTCTCTATAATTTCACCACTTGAGTCCATTACTTTTGTACAATGCTCAATCAGTTTCTCAGGTGCGCCCTTATAGTATGTAACTCCATCCTTTGTCGTAAAAGCTGAATACTTATTGCTACTATTAAATACCTGCTTTAGCTTAACTGGATATTTTTTCTGAATGTCAGCATATGTTTCAGGATTTACAAGGCTAAGAACTGCTCTATCAATTGAATTACCACCTGTAATATTGTTTTCTGAATCAAATGTTGCACTATTATTTAAAGAAATGTTTGCCTTGATATTATTCCAAAGAACTGAATCCTTATTTACATCATTACCAAAGCCATCAATAATCTTCTTTGGAGTCATAATACCTGTCGTAAGAGTACCTGTCTTATCAGTACAGATAATATCAACATATGCTAATTCTGGAATTTTACCAGGATTCTTAGCAAGAATATTGAATTTCTCCATTGTCTTTACATTCTGTTTTGTTACAAGTTTTACAATAAGAGGCAATCCTTCGGGAACAGCAGCTACAATAATTGTTAATGCTACTGAGAAGTTCTGTGCGATTTTCTGAATAATATTCAGAACGCCACCGCTAAAATATTCTCCAAATCCAACCTGCACAATTCCTGAAATTGTAAGTACCGCAAATGTAATAACGGCTGCGATTGTTCCCCACTTAGAAATGAAGTCACTCAGATTATCAAGTGCAATATCAAGTGCTGTCTTTGGTGCTTCAAGTGTTTGCATTTTAACAAGTGTATCACCATTTACTGTATTCACACCTACATCAGTAACAATCATTTTTCCTTCGCCTGACATTACTGTTGTGCCAGCAAATAAGCAATTCTGATTCGTATAAGCATCTGTTGAAGTAGTTTTCTTATGAACGTATCCTTCAATTGGTGTTTTCTTACACTCTTTTGTTTCTCCATTAATAGCTGCATTGTTTACAGAAATCTTACCTTCAATGAGATATCCATCTGCAAAAATCTCTTGTCCCATTCCTACACAAACAATATCACCAACTACCAATTCATCCTTATTAATTGTTTGAACTTTGCCATCACGAATTACGTCACAATACCTGACTGATGTTTTGGCTCTCAACTCTGCTGCTGATTTTTGAACACCAAGTCCAGTCTTAACAGCAATACATGTCACAATTGCTAATACAACAAGAATCATAATTGGATCTGATAAATCCATTACTCCCATGACTCCAAGGAATAACTGCAATACTGCAATTGCAATAAGAATCATTGTGATTTTCTCACTTAATGCCTCCTTTGCGAAATCATACCACTTGTCCAACTTTGGTTCAGGAAGTTTATTACTTCCATGAAGCTCTCTACTTTTGAGAACTTCTTTACTACTCAATCCATTCATCTGTTTTACTCTCCTTTTCTATAATTTTTATATATGAATGTTAATTGGTTACATATCTATATTCTCTTTTTAATTTGGGAATTTTATTGAGCTGAATCGCTCAGAAATTTTTTACAATGAAACGAAGTTTTCTTGTCAGTTGTTGTAGATATAGTCAGCACTTCTAAACAATGTATTTGGAAACATATTTACAGCAACATTACGAAGTGCTACAAACAAATCTCCTCTCTCATCTACACATGAATCATGTCCATCAACTGTCTCAAATACATTTAATTCACCATAGGAATTTTTATATACAAAGTAATCAGTATCCTCATCAAGAACAAAACCCATATGTAAAGTTTCACATAAAATTCTAAATGCTTCTGGTGAATCAATATCTATAGTACATATTGCTTTTGTATTAACATTTACTTCCATTTGTTTCCTCCCATTGCTTTTTCTTTATCTGCATAATCAGTATTACAGAACTGACAAGTATATAATGTCTTTGTAACCATATAAATTTCCTTTCCGATTTACCAAATTCCATTTACCGTCTTATCAATAGCTTCCCTCATTACACCACCAGTCATTTTATTCATTATATCTGTAACAAGACCTTTAAATTCTGCTCTTATTCTCCTTTTATGACGAGTACATGGCGTTGAACAATAATTACTTCTCCTACATTTTTCACAGTTGCCATTTAATTTCCACTGTTCATTTTCCTGAATCTGTTCCATAATATTCGTATGTTCCTTTCAAAGTTATATATTTATTCTGTCTAATATTCTTCTGTCACTTCATCATATTCACTTGACAGATATTCAACCAAATCTTTATAAATATCCAACTGATGTTCATGTAAATAATTACATAATTCAATATCACTATCAAAGAACTCCTCAATAGCTGTAGAATTAGCCCATCTATCAAAAGCACTTCTTGTTGAAACTCTAAGCATCCATCTGTTTTTAGTTCCACTATGAGGCTCTACTACCATAAAAATAACTGTATCTGTTCTTGCTTCTAAATGACCTTCGTATTCGTCAATCTCGTAACTCTGACCATTATTCATCTGGTCGTTCTCAAACCATCTTCTTATATTTTCCATTCCTTAACCTCTCTTCCAAAGAAATCGAACATTCTTGTTATCATTTACCTATTTTCTTCCAGCCATTCAAAAAAATTCTTGTTATCTAAATTCGGAATATTATTTCTGTTTCCTGCTACAAAATCAATAATATCCTGAATTAATTCTTGCCTTCCGTAATCGTTTAATTCAAATTTATAATACTCTATGCAAAAAATAATATACTCTCTAATTTTTTTGCTTCCATATTCTCTATTTTGGTTTATTAAACTATGATATTCGTCCTCTGTTAATATATATTTTTTTACTGTTTGACGTACTTTCATTTCTTGTATCTCCATATTTTCACCTCACAATCCAAAGAAAGAGAATTTTCCTACTCAACATATTGCACAATTATTGGTTCATCGGCATATTCATCAATCACATGCATCACTGCCTGTCTAACCATAAATTGTTTACAACAATCATTAAACCACTCTTTTAGCTTATCTATATCGTTTCCACCATAATCTCTTAAATCTCCGAATACAGATACTGTTGTAGAAGCCATGCAACCTTTGTCTGGATTATGCCATATGCTCATTTCTAATGTTCCTTCGCTACCCATAGGTAATGTTTTTATATCGTCTGATTCGTCATAATTGTATAAATCATTCCAAGTTACTTCTTTACCAAAAGTTTTATAAATATTTTCGTCTGAAATTCCCCTAAAACTATCTAATCTAAAAATTGCTGCCACATGTGTCCACTGACTCATAATTTTCTCCTTTTGTTTTTTTTAACGAATATTCTTGTTATCTAATACTCTCCTGCTTCACCCTGATTGATTTCTCTGCACTTCTGCTCACATTCTTCCAATGTCTTAAACAATGTACTTTCGCTTCGATTCCTTACATTGATATATTCTCCAATAGGATCAACTTTATATTTAACTGTGATTGCATCATTCCAAATGCTTGCAATAATTCGTCTAATTCTAACCTTATGAGGTGCAACCACTGTCTGTTTACATACGATTTTTCCTGTTGTATTACACTGTTTACATGGAATTTCATATCCATTGTAAAGAATCTTCTTTGTTCCTTTACATACAGGGCAAACAATTTCTACATTTTCTCTTGCATATGTATAACATTCTTCCCCAATTTCAAACTTGTTGTTTATTGTTTTCATTTTAAAATACCTCCTAATATAATAAATAATGTGCCATGCGAGGTTTGAACTCATGACAACTCGATTAAAAGTCGAGTGCTCTTCCAACTGAGCTAATGGCACATAACTAGGCTGGTGGGATTCGAACCCACGAATGACAGGATCAAACCCTGTTGTGTTGACCACTTCACCACAGCCCATTAGTTAGGTGTGGAATTTCACCACACCTATATATTCTCTAATTACTTATCAGTTACAACTGTATTATTTGTTCCTGAAATTGTAACCCAACCGAACTTATTTCTTGCTTCTGCTTCCTTCATTCTTATAAGTTCATCTGTGATAGAAGAACTCAACTTACTGTTAGCTTCTGCCTGTGCTTGAGCTTCTATGAGCTGTGCATCAGCTTTAGCCTGTGCCTGTGTCTTAGCAACCTCCGCATCAGCTTTAGCTTTATTAATAGCAGTCTGATTATTTATCTCCTGTGTCTCTGCTGCTTGCTGTGCGGTAATCTTTGCATTAATAGCTTCCTGTGTCTTTTCGTCTACAGAAATATTAATCAATGATACATTGCTAATCGCTATACCATATGGTTCAAATTTCTTATTAAGGTAATCAGTTAATGCTGTATTTACATTTGCTCTTTCAGAACCAAGAATATCTGATACCTTATAGTTAGCAACAACTTCCTTAGTCCAAGAGATGATATTAGGCTTAATAAAACTATCTCTTACTTCCTTTCCAGATTGTCCTCTAAATCTTGTAAATAGATCAGCTATCTTATCAGGACTGTACTGATATGTAAATGTAAGATCTATCTGCATAGCCTTACCCTCAGATGAACTCGCTGAAAAGCTGTCATCATCTTTAGAGTCTCCGTCCTTGCCAGACGTTAAATAGCTCTGTTCAAGACTCACCGAGTAAAGTGTCGTTTTTACAGTTGGTGACTTTAAATGCCATCCTTGTGTAAGAATATCTCCTTTTACACCGCCCGACATACTGTACTGTACGGCAATATATCCAGCAGGTACACGAACTGTTGACTTAAATAAAATTATTGCTAAAAATAGTATCACTATGGCAGATACAACGCCACCTACAACTTTCTTCATTGTTGTTTTGTCTCCTTTTCTTCTTCGTTATTTATTTCATCTGTTACAAGATCTTTCATTTTATTAATAGTAGAATTTCCTATTTTTTGAAAAAATCTTGACAGTAGAAACCATAAAATTATTAATCCTATTAAAACTAATATAAAAAATACTTCCATTTAATTATTCTCCTTTTACTTATCATTCCAATCTATTTCTAATAACTCGTCATATGTGGCAGGTTTATCAGACAGACTCTTTTCTTTTTCTTCCAATAACTTAATACACATCTCAACAAGCTTTGGTTTAGAATAATTCTGTAATTCTTCTCTTAATTCTTCCTTATTCATTTTTTAACACCTCGCCATAATATTATTATCCATATCACTTTTAAGAACATCTCCATCTTTAATTACCCAAATACACTGATAATCTTTCTCGGCACATAATTTTGTAAAATCAGCATATGACTGATATTTATCTGGTTTAGCCATAGCTCTATAACATTGTTCTCTTCTTTCGCAGGTTTGACTTGTACACATTGTTATATCAGGCATTTATAATTTCTCCTTTCTTCACATTATTTAAGAAATTTATGTAATTATCAAAATCCATCTTAATATACTTGTAATTAACATCCTGTGACGAACTATAGTTCTTATCAATAGCATTCTTCTGATAATTTTCCAACCAAGTCGCCAATTCAACATCCTTTTCGGTTCTGTAAGCATATGCTGTTAATGCCATTAATGCGGCTTTACATTGTATATATAAAGGGTTATCTATTTTTAAATACACATCCACGAAATCCTGGTATTCCTTTATATCAATATCCTCTATATCATCAGCAACATTTTCTTTAACAAATGATAATATTTCATCATCGCAACTCGTATTCTGTTCAGATTCATTATCATTTATTATCTTATTGTCAGAAGACTCTATATTATTCTCTGTTTCAGTTGTATTTTCATTCATTTCTGAATGAGTTTCTTCCTTATTATATGTAGTTTTGTTCTTATCTTCTGTTGCATCTGTTATATGTAAATATTCCTTCATGAGTTTTTCAAGCATGTCAAGTTTTGTCTTAACGACTTTCTTATCTTTAGTTCTCTTCTTTTTATCATATTCATTGAAACTTATGTCGTAACCATCAATTCTCTTATCACCTAAAATCTCATTAAATTCTTTCAAGAAATTGATAAACATACGATCTTCAAAATTATATTTTGTGAATTTCTCAAATAATGCTGTCCATAAATATGTATTTTTCTTACTAAAGAGATTTTTATACTTATCATCTCCTAAGATGTTATATAATCTAGTTGCTAAAGCATCTATTTTTTCAAACTCTTCTTCACTCGCATTATCTTCAATATACATACCCATTGTTTTAACCACTGATTGCCATTCATTAAGATGGTAAATAATCATATCCGTTTCACAAAGTATTTTTTCATATAAGCCATTAGTGAATTCCTTATCAGAATATTCAATACAATCCTTATAAAATCTATTGTTAGATATTATTTTCTTTATATTTTTTGCATATGTAGGAATATATGTAAGTGCTCTTTGAGCCGCTTTCATATTTTCATGTTCGTTATATATACGAATTCTTCTGGATATATCTTCTTTGGTTGAATCAGGATGAACTGCTAATCCTATCTGGTACTCATCAAATTTCATCTTTAACTCTTCTGGCAACTGATTATAAGTTTTATTTTTTATATCACATACTTCCCACTCTTTTATAAAATTATCATTACCATCAAGTTTATAATTTCCATTTTTATCCTTAACTTTAACCTGATAAGCAATTTCGCTGTCAGTAATATCTTTACTAACAGCTTTATTACCATATCTAAACATAGATAATGCAGTTGTTCTCTGTAAGCCATCTTCAACATAACTTTCTGAAAAATTAGACATTTCTCCTAAAATTAGAGGTGGAATATATTCTCCTATAAGAACAGATACGACAAGTTCATTGAACATTCTATCTGTATAACACCCCATTGCCCTTTGGGTATCTGCGTCACCTTTTACATCACCTTCTTTAAACTTGTCTAAATATGACTTCAATGTAAGTGTTTGTGGTCTAACTGGTTTTACTGGCATTAACATATATTTTTTCTCCCTTCTTTAGTTACATTAATATGGCAACATTTTTATAAGATCTTAATCCTACTAAACAATCATTATATTCACTTGCAGTTATATGTAATATTTCTAATATTTCATCCTTTGTATATTGCTGAGATAATAGTCTCGCCACTCTTTCCTGTTTTCGTGGTAATCGTTGTAAATACAACTCAACTTTGTCTGTATATTCTTCTGTGAATATTTCTCTTTCTACATTCTCTCTTGAAGGTAAATTATCTTTAATATTTTTTACCTCATCTGTGTTCATATCTAAAGAGATATTCATAATAATTTGTGGATTACCTTTATCATCGAGAATCAATTTATCATTTTCATCTTTTAAAAGATTATTACGCTTTAATCTATATTTATTATCTCGCATCCATGTATCAAATTTTCTTTTAATGTTTCCTGTTAAATATGTTTCAAAATTTGCTTTTTCTGAATTAAAACTATACACAGATTCCATTAAGCATTGTGTAGCGACATCATATAAATCATCATATTCATACATATCAATTTTCCCAAGCCAAATCTTGTGACATATTTTTTTTAATTTTTTGTTTTCATCAACTGAATAATCATTAATGATTTTCATCATCTCAGGATTACTATTAATAATCCTCATCATCTCTTTATTGATCATTTCATCTACCTGCCTTTCGCAATTCTTTATTCATATATTCCCCGAAAGACAATTCAGAATTCATAACTTTAATATGTTTAGTTTCTCTTTTACATTTTGGACACTTACAATATCTATCATGTCGATTTCTTTCTTTTGGTTGAAAACTCATAGTTTCTGCCATAGGAATTAAACAGTTTCTACATATTGTCATCATCTTCAACCTCCGTAACCCTGTATTTATATTTTCTATGTAATAATCCATTTACAGCCTTCTGAATACGACTTTGCTGCAATACTGATGGATTGACTTCTTTCAAAACATCAGAAATGATTAACAGCTCATCTTTTATTATTCTTCTTTTTCTACGATTGTTTCTCAATCTTACATATATAAGATAACCTTTATACATATTCATATTGTTTTCCAATTCAGCATCATGAACTATATCAATTAATTCTTCATCGCAAGAATTCAATTCCGCTATCAGAATGTCGCTCCTTGCTTTTGCTTCGTTAAAGATTTGACCACAATTACCGAATTTATCAATCCATTGCGACACACTTTCTGGAATCTGATAAACTTTACTTTCCATTATTTTAGGTGGAATGTCTGGTATAGCCTCTATATGGAAGTTATATCTCTTCAATGTTTTAGGTAATGAACGAAGAATATTTTTTGCTTTCGCTTCATTGAATACACTCTTCATATTCTCCGTACATGTTTCTACTTTTCCATTAACAACTCGAATATATACCTTCCCATTATTTTTAATCATATAATCCAAAAACATCACTCCTCTCTGATTTTTGACGCACTTTAATAAACCTAAAGATTTCTAGGTTAATCAATTTAAATATTTAATTGTAAAAATATGGAAAAAATAAGAAAAACATTATTGACATAATAAAATTAAAATTGTATTATAAGAATATATTTCCTTATTCCTTTCCCTGGTTTAAGGGGATATATGTATTGGAACGGAATTTTTTGGTTTGAGCGCCTATTCCGTTCCTTTTTTATATAATAAATCCGAACATACATTCTGTCAATAGAAAATAGAACGTTTATTCGATATTATTTTTGCAAGTCCAATTTATCGGACTTGTTGTATAATATTGTATGAAGACAACCTTTAGGAACACCCGTTTGTATTTCCGAAAAAACTCTTAATTGACTTGCAAATTCATCACATACCCTTGCAATACTCGCAGCTTCTTCAAGAATATTATTACATTCTCCAAAATATTTCTTAGTAAATCTAATATTACAATCTGGATTTTCAAGATCCTGCTTTGAAACCAAAACTATTGCATTTTTTTTTGCTACTTTCTTAGCTTCTTCCAGACTCATTACTACATATTCCATTTTATATCTCCTCTCCCAATGAACCAAAATTTGCATCATATACAGCTTTTACTTTTTTCTTTTCTTGCATTTTGGTAATAGTTCCTAACTTTTTTAAGATTCTTTCTTTTGAGATTTGTCTAACACATTCTCCAAGTATCATTGAATCTTGCGTCAATCCCTTACTTTCATCTTTTTGAAAGAAGGAATGAGTTGACTGTTTAATATGCTTTATTTTACTTGTAAAAGGAATCACTATTGTCGTTCCTGAATAAATGTTTCCATATGCATTTTGAATAACTACTGCTGGACGAATACCTCCTTGTTCTCCAGCAAATTCTATATTTCCAAAATCAACTTTCACAATATCAAATGTATTAATTTCCATTTGCTCAAACCTCCTTTCTTTTTATTCTGTCCTTTATGCCTTGAATTATATATAGTTTATATAAGCTTGTCAATAGGTTTATATAATTTTTTATTAAAAGTTGACATTAAGTTCATATATACCTTATAATAATCATCATAAAGGAGGTATTCAAAATGCCAAGAGGACAATTATCAGAAAAAAATACAACAATGTCTTTTGCTATTCCGAAGGATTTAAAAAATGAAATCGGTATAATCGCACAAAAAGAAAATCGTTCCATGAGCAATCTTATAGTTTCTCTTTTAAGTGATTATGTCCACTTATATAAGCAAAAGGAAAGATTGACTAGATATTATAAATTAATATCTGAAATGAAGGACGATGAAAAATAATCATCGTCCTTACATATTCTCCAACACATCTCTCATACCCACAGCTCCATTTGCATAGTTATTAACCGTTGTACTCACGTTACTATGTCCAAGCTGTTGCTGTACAAACGCAAGATTTCCATTTCTGTTCATTATACTAGCATAATAATGTCGCATCATATGTGGAGTAATACCATTTCCATAATTCTCAAATATCTGTTTGATATTTCTTTCCGTTGTACGTGTGCCATTCTTATTTACAAACACAGCCTCCGTATCTACAATATTATCTAAGGTGCTTCTGTATTCTAACCATTCTCTTAATGCTTTTAAAGCAGATCCAGTAAGATATACAGGTCTTTTTTCAGTTTCTCTTTGATATCCTTTTGGTAAAACCATAATATGTGACATATCATTAAGATCAATATATTCATTATTTTCATCTAAATGCAAATCAGATAAATCTAAGCCAGCAAGTTCTGATTCTCTTATTCCAGTTCCTCTTAAAACACGAAAAATAGCAATATTTCTATTCCTTACACATTCATCCTTTTTCCACATTATTTTTTCTTCCATATCATTAAGCTGACTTTCTGTTGGAAGTTTTTGTGTTAAGTTGTTTTTAGAAGATATCCCTTTATATTTTATTTGTTTACTAAAATCTTCCATACTATTATAGAGTTCTCTCAATAAACATCCTCTATATGAATATACATTTTTTATAAAACTTTTTATAATATTTTTTCTTGTTTCCGTTGTGGTTGGTGACATTCCGTTCATCTCCTTATATCTAAGATATGAACTAATATTTTGTGGTCGCAAATCACTAAAATCAGAAACTTCTATTTCAGAAATTAATTTCTTATTAATGATATTATTTTCAATTAACCACTGTAAAAAATCTTTAATTGCTACCAGATAATTTAACGCTCCGTTTTTGCTTTCCAACTCATTTAAGTAATCTCTTAAAAATTGTGGTACATTTAACTCATCTAATTTTTTATTAAGCTTCTCTGCATTTTTGCTTTGTACTTCTATCTTATAACACATAATTATCAACCTCGCTTTCATAATCATCTATGTAATAATTCTCTCTTTTTATCTTTGCTGCTTCAAAAATTTCTTCATAAGAATCACAGAATCTTACTTCAATACACTTCGTTACCTCTCCACACTTCAGACAATACAAATCTTTAATATGTTTTCGTTCTCTTTGTTTTTGTCTTTGGATTCCTCTAGCCAACATATTTTCATTCATACATTTTATACATATAAATCTGCTTGCATATTTTGGATTTCCATTTTTGTATCTGCTCAATTCATAATTCACCTCTTTTTTTGCAATTAAAAAGAAGCAGAATTAAATCTGCTTCTCATTAAAATCATATTTAGTTAATTTTGCACAATCGGTACTACATTCAAAATCTTTTATTATACTGTATTTTATTAGCCCATCAAGACTTTCCATTCTTAAAATTTCATCTTTATATTTAAATGGTAGCCTTTTATATCCTTTAGATAATAATTCGTTTTCAAATTCTCTTAATGATTCTAATTTTATTATTGAAAAATACTTCTTATATTTTTTCATACTTTCCCTCTTTACAGATTACTTTTAGCTTCTCTATAATCAGCATTTATTATTATTTCTTTCTTTTACTTTATTAATTATTTCTTCTCTATGATCTTTGTAGTATTGATCTGAAATTTCCTTTACATGTATTTTATGTGCTTTCTCAGAACACTCTTCTGAACAATATGTCCTTCTAAGTGTTTCAAACTTTTTCCCACAAATAGAACAGATTTTAATTATTGGTGTATTCGATTCCTTACTATATCTTCTTTTATTCGAATTTTCATCTTGTCGTTTTTTCTTTTCTATTTTACATTGTTCGCTACATACATTTGTTCCATGATAGCTTATAAACTCCTTATCACAAATAACACAATTCCTAACTCTTGGCATTTTTTTCTCCTTTGATAAATAAAGCAATTTTTCTTTGGATTTACACAGCCATTTCAAATTCATAAATATCAAATTCATCGAATAATTGCCATTTATTATTGCCAAGATAGGAAACATCAATATCTCTCATTCCTCGTGTGAGATATAATTTATCTCGTTCTCCATTTACAATTTCGCTCATCCTACTAAGGATTAATTCTGCTGACTGGTCTACTTGAATCGGCATAATTCCATCGCCTTTTGAATCTTTCCAATGTAAAATGAATAAATTTTTACCTTTAATACATTTTATTCCATCTATAGTACAATCATAAAATTTAGGTCTGTATCCCAAGTTGTTCATATTATAATCTCCTTTCCATAAGAAATCGTCATTTCTTTTAACAATAGTTATCCATTGCTGGTATGTCTTGACTTGCAACAATATGTTCATCTTTTATTTGTGGAGCTGAATCAATAAACTCACCATTGAAATTAACTAGAGCTATTGTATCACTTTCAATACAAATAATTTGTGCTTCAGGATTATATACCTGAATCCTTTTTAGAATATATCTCATTTTATCAAAGCATTTTTGCATATCACGAATGTCTTTCTCTTTAATGCCATTAGTCATTTTATATCACCTCTTCCAATCTTCCAACAAATTCTTAATACCCATTACACATACAATAATACTTAACATCGGGTTCTCCACTGACATAGCGATAACCCATTTCTCTTATTAGCCTTAAACCTGAATTATACTGCTTGTCATTTGTAAATTTGTCTTTTCTTGCTAATTCATTTATAATTGATTCCATTTGTATTCTCCATTAATTCGGCTTTTTTATGCTGCTAGTTTATATTAAATTTTGTGTCTTTTGATATAATCCCATGAATATGATTCCAATAGTCTTTGTCCAAATTGAAATGGAGTTACTTTCTTATATCCCATTTTGATTAATTCTGTTACTCTTATTTTACATTTTTTAATATCATCTCCAAATTCAGCTAAGATCCAAGGCTCATTTTCAGAAAAACTTGTGCCATCTTTATCTGCGTATGCTATAGCGTAACTTCCTTGAATTCCATCCATCATTTTATTCCCCTTATATTTTATTTAAGTCTTCTCTTTCTTTTTCTAAAAAAATTCATTTATAGTGGAATTTTACCACTTTTATAATCATTTATTTTAGTGGTTCTTTGCGTGCCATCAGCGTTAAACATCAATTCTTCAACTTCCTGCTTCATTATACTGATTTCCGACAAGTCGTACTGCTCAACCATTTTCTCTAATTCATCAGGCAATCCAGTCATTTGTGATAAATCCTCAATAGCTCTTTCCATATGTTCATAAGCAAGATCCAAATTATTCCACACGGTATCTAAGTTATTTTGCGTTTTATTAATTCGGCTCATTTATATCACCTCACTTCATCACAGACACATCAATAACATTTAATCCTGCATCTTCCAAATCCTGTTCAACACAATATCTCAATGTTTCTTCTGATGACTCATCATCATAGAATTCTCCTTCAACTTCTACAATAAGTTTTGCTTTTATTTTATTTGGTTTGTCTTTCATTTTACTCACCTCAATCTTTTACCTCTTCTCTTTGCCTACCATCAATATACCACTTAATTTTAAAATCAAAATCACTTTCTATTACATGATCAATGTATGACTCTAACTTGTTCAGCTTAATTATAGATACATTATCTATATCTATAATAACAGGATTGCCAGATTTTGTATTAACACTCATACCATTTGCATTATTTGTAATTGGTAAATAATTTATATATCCATTCGAATCAGTTTCATTATTTAAAAGAACTAAAGATTTCCCATCATTAGTTTTATAAATATCAAGTCTTTCCATTTACTTCACCTCTTATCTCTCAGTTACAATTAAATTCTCTATATCATACCTGCAATCAATCCAATGTTCATATAATCCAATGTTTTCATCTGTTGGCTTCCTTGTTGCTGATGAGATATAATTATCAAATTTAACGATTGCGTTATACATTTTTTTAAGGTCTTCTTTTGTAATCTCGTTAGTATTTCTAAATTCCTTCACTATATTACCTCTTCCAATCTTATCAATAAATCATTCATTCATCTTGTTACTAAACTTTTAATATCTTGCCAAAACAAACATTCTGCATTTTTGTTCCATCTGACATAGTTGTTGTGGAAAGCTGTGCTATCTGTCCGTGATTACCAACCTCTTCATCAGGAAAAGATTTGTTAATTAAATCAATCAACTCTTTTTTCGTTAATGCTGTATGTACTACTGTTTCAATTACATTTCTATTTTCCATTTATATTACCTCTTCTAATCTTCCTAATAAATCATTTTTCACTTCGATTATTGCATTCAACCTTGATTCAGTTGAACTAACCTTGCAAGCTTCTACATTATAAGTCATTTGCTTTTCTAAGTCAGATTCAAGCCTGTCAATTTCTGTATCAAGTTCACCAATATATTCTTTTATTTTTTCTCTCATATCTGGTTGATTACCAAAATCAACTCCACCAAAATTCTCTTTAGTTAGTTCTCTCCCACATTTAGGACAAAATCTAAAGCGATTACCATTATTAACTTGTCTTTTACTACCTGACAATGCGATTCCTGTCATATTTAAACATTCATCAATCTGAACCATTCTAAAATCAAATTTTCCACCACATAATTCGCAATTATTATCCATTGTCTTTCACCTCAATTCCAAATATCTCACAAAAATCTTTGTCCTTAATAACATCAGCTATCTTAAAATATCTTCTTGCAATCTCATTAAACATATCCCTTTCACAAATTGCTTCCGCTGCTTTAGGATGATTGCTTTCTATAAAAGACTTATATTCTATTACTAAATCAGAAAATAACTCTTTTTCATTTTCTCTTTTACAACTAACTCTAACATAACTATCATAGCATTCTTTTAATTTGTCATTTGGAATACCTATAAATAAATTTCTTCTTAACATAATATTCTCCATTTCTATACCACAGGAAAGTTATTTCTTAGGCTACTAATGGCAAAATTCCATATCCACCATCAATAATTTCAATAGCCTCTTCTAGCGAATCCGTTTCGTAACAATCCCAATTTGATAATCCGTCATAATCGTCTCATCCTGACTAATTTGTATTTCAAGTTTAATAGTTATTTTTCTATCCGATTTTACTTAATTCAGGAAGTTTGTTTTGCAACAATTCAATTACTTCGTTATTTTTCCTGAGCGTAGACGCTATTCTTGACGTTTGCCGTTTCTCTTCAATATAACTACACGATATGTTGTCTAATCGTTTCATTATTTGTTCAGTTGTTGCTGGCTCATCTCCATCATCAAATAAATCTTCAAATACGTTTGAATAAAAGAAATCATCGCCAACAATACCTGCGTTTGCATACTTCATTCCCAGTCCAAATATTTTTATCATGTTCATTCTTATATTTTTATTCTCCATATATTCTATTCTCCTTTCCATTCCAAAAGAAAACTTGGTTTACTTGGTTTATTCAATTGGTTTGTCTAACTCTTTCCCATATACATCTACATAACCACCATAGGTATTTCCATTCTCTTCATACCAAAAATACCATTCTGTATCTGTTATTCTCTTTACATTTATATCAGAAGTCTTTGTATTCTTAATCCATTTTTCCGCTTCATTAATAGCAACATCTTCATTTGAATATATCCCAAGCACCCTTGCGTTCGCTTCTGGGTGTTCTCCTTTATTATTAATTACTGTATGCACTACTGTATATAACATATTTATAATCCTCCAATCTTTTTATTATTTTCAAAATCATATTTTCCATATTCATGTTCATATCCATCCCATAAATATGTTAATCTTCCATCTGGATATAAACTAATAAATAAACCTGTAATAACATCGCTGCATTCTTCTGAATGATAATACATTCCACCTTTTTCATGTTCATACATTTGCGTATATGTATAACCATCCAAGTAAATTTCTTTTGGATATTCCATATAAATCACTCCAATCTACTTAATTCCAGCTTCCTTACACAATTCTAAAAACTCATCCTGGCTAATTTGCATTTCTGGTTTAATAGTTGTCTCATAATAATGAATTGTATCTGCCGCAAGATTATAACTCTTATCAGATTTTGCAAGATCAACCATTGATTCCAATGTAAATTTTACAATCCCTATATATGTTTTCTTATCTATTTTGTCCATATGTTATACTTTAACATCGTTTCTAATTCCAATTAAATTCTATCATTTTCATAATAAAAGTTTCCATTGTTTCCCTCATTAAATACTTCGTCTGATTCATATTGTATTTTTATTTTCCCTTTAGTATCCATAACTTTCACATCTTCATTAAGTATTGTACAAATATTAGATATAACTACATCAATATCTTCATTAATATCTTCTATTCCATATCCTACAATCTTTGGCATTCCAGTTCTTCCTAATCCACCTAAAACAAAAACAGTTGTTTCAAACCAATTTGTCTTAGTAATATAATCTGCAACTCCATCATTAAATTCAATTGTAATTACGTCACCTATTTTCATATTCTTTAATGTCTCTTTTAATTCCATTTTAATATTCTCCTTTCATTTCCAATGAAACTTTTTTCTTCATTATTAATAAATAATTCTTTTTTCATTTTTGTTTTCTCTTTACTTTTTCAAAAATAAATGTTATTATAATAATGACATTTGTCATTTAATAATTTTAGTGCAAATGTTATTTTGAATGATTGGAGAGGTGTAATAACCTCTCCATTTTTTATTCTACACAATATCACCCAATAACTCAATTACTTCGTCAAGTTTCTCACTCGCTTCTTCCATACTGTCAATAGCATCTTCAGAACACATTCCTCTATAACTGCTCTGTAATCCTTCTGGCATATTATCAAATGCATCCTGTTCTTCATTTAATATAAAAGATAATTTTTTACTTGCTTCTTTTAACTGCTTATTTACAAAATCAATTTGCGTTTTAAGCTCGTTTATTCCTCTCCGTCTTGTATTATTCATTGTCAATTACTCCAACCATTTATTTACTTAATATTCATCAATTTCCACGCCACTTTTTGATCACTAGGTATTTCAGTATAACTACTCAACACTGTTTTAAGCTTGTAATATTCTTCCTTGGTAATATCAATCCCATAATCTCCTTTAACAGTATTTCTCCAATCATATTTATCCTGGCACTCAGGACGAAAATACCATTTTTTATAAAATGGTTCTTTAGTTTCTGGATCTTTACCTTCAAAAAGACATGTAATTGTTCTTCCTGTCGCAATTTCCGTTGTAACTTGTCTTCCGAAATAAGGATTATACTGCATGTATGCTAATTTACCACGTTCAATTGCATCTTGTTTTTCATATTCACTCATCGCAAATAACTGCTGTGTACCCCTTCCATAAGAAGTGTCGTACACCTTACTGCTATTCACACCAACTGTAGAATATAATTTAACTCCATTTCTATCAGTTGTTTCAACTCTCTTTACTCGTTCACCATTGATATAATCATTACACAATCTATCCATATAATGAACATTTCCATCTTTATCAACTGTACGAGTAGTTTTTTTCATATCATAATTATCATAAGCTGCCTTTGCAGCACTTCCTGCAAAAATTCCTAAGAATGCTAATAATCCTCCGAACATAATCATCAATCACCTTTCTTATTTTATATTACTATCTTCTCCACTTTTCCATTTCATCAACTGACTTCTTATTTAAGTTATTATACATATTTTGCCTTTTACGAGATTCTTCTTTTTCGTTCGCTCTCCATGGAAGATATATACAAATATACATTACCAATAAAAATCCGATTAATTCTGCCATAACGACTACCTCCTTAGATTAATAAATAATCACAAATTTTATATATATGTTATATAATATCACATCTTTGTACAAAAGTCTATACAACTTATATACAAACACTAATTTCTCGAAACCAAACTAAATAATTTTTTGTATCTGTAATAAATTCAGCACTTGTATCTGCCTTATATTTCTCTTCACCTTTAATCAAAACATCTTCATCTTTAATCAGTTCGTTATATAAATCATTTTTATAACTGCATATTACATGTATTATTTTCATTTTATACAATGTATCGCTATTTTTATAATACATATAAGCTATATCACCACTCTCACATGCTTTTTTGTCAATATAATATATGATTTCATCTTCTGAATCTTCATTATAAGCGGATTCAATCATATTTTGTAATAACTGTACAAATTCTTTTTTCATATAAATCAACTCCATTCATCCTTGATTTTAAACTTTGCATTATATATCCATGTATTAAAATGTTCATATTTTATTAAGCTTAAATACTCTTCAAACCCTTTTACAATATTAGTTGCAAACAAAAATCCTTTACTATATCCTTCGTAATTATTGTTAGGAATAATTGTAAGATACTTTCCATTCTTATGTACTTCATGTCCTCTTTTAAACATTTCCTCCTTAAATTCTTTGTAATTAAACATAATAATCACCATTCCTTTCCATAAAAATAAGAGACTGAATATTTCCAATCTCTCTTTCCTTTCTATTTGTATTCTGTTATACTATTCTCTATCGGAGGAATTAACCATGATAGAAGAATTTATAACGGATATTTGCGATTTACTTGATATTGAAATACCTAAAATTTCATATGATACTTCTCACTTTCCTACCAAGAGTACATTAGCTCAATGTGAACCAAGTGCTAATACAATTTATCTCAATAAGGTAGATAAGCCAAATCCAGATTATTTATTTTCTATCGCACATGAACTTCGTCACATTTATCAATATCAAACTGATGTGAAATTTTATTTATCAAGATACAAATCATCTAATAAATGTTCATCTATTGAGGAATACAACCTTCAAATTGCCGAAGTTGATGCAAATGCTTTTGCTTCTATTGCGATGACTGATTTCTTTTCAATGAAACCACAATGGAATGGTTTATCTAATAAAGTTATTGACGCTATCGAAAAACGTATTGAATTCCTTTTAACTACTGAATTTGTTTTATAAATCTAAATCCATTTGCAGATGTTTTCTTTTTAGAACCATCGTTACGATAGAACCAGTTACCTTTTACAATACCTTCTTCAATTACCTCTGTTGCTTTTGGATGTTTCCTGCTACCAGACCATTCTAAGAAAGCACATTCCCATTTTTCTTCCAAGGGTTTACCTTCTGCCTTTTTGTCTGCCTTATAACTTAAAAGCAATTCCTTAATTTCATCATCTGTTAATTCTTCCACTCTTTTTACATCTAACGAATAAAAATCTGTCTGATTGTAATAACTACTTGTATGATGCCACGAAGAACATCTTAAACAAATTCCTTTTAATACTTTTACCGGAAGTTTCTTTAATTTCTCTATTGAACATTTTATTTCAACCTGTTCATTTATTGCATTAAAAATATCTGCCTTTGTCCACTTACTCAATGGTTTTTCACCATTTTCATAAGCTGCAACCGCATTGTTACTCATTGACCATCCATTATATCCTGCCATAACTATACCTCCTTTTTAACATAAAAATAAGAGACTGAATTTTCAGTCTCTTATATATTTTCTTATATTGTTCTATTGTCTATTTTAAATCGTTAAGTTTGCCATTTGTTCTAATATAATTTACAATTGGAATTTGGATTTTTAACATAATCTCTTTTATTTTTTCTTTTGGAAGATTATCATCTTGAGCCTTAATCAGTTCTGTTGCCGCTGACGGCATTTCTACATTGTACTCAATTGTAAAGTGGCATAAAGCAGCTTCAAATTTTATAACGTCTACTGTTTCAATCGCATGTTGAAATGCATTTAATAACCCCTGTTTTGTCATATAAAGCCTCCAATTAAAAAAAATATATATGTATTATACTTCAAATGATAACAATTGTACAGCTTTTTCTTTTCCTTCGGCAATTGTCATACAACTACATAATCTCATCCACCCAAAATATTTTCTTGAATAGTATCTAACATCATATTTTTGATTAAAACTATTAATCTCCATATTACCTGTATAGCGGTTTACAATTTCGCACTTTATCCCATTTACTTTAAATTCTCTTCTCATTATTATCACCTGTACTTTCTTTCATTGCTACATGAACAATAAGACCTCTAATCTGCATTGCCAAATCTTCCTGTGTTACTCCACCTCTTGCAAGCAATGTACCTCTCTTAGCCATTGCATCAACTTCTTTAAGAAGTTCTTTTACTTTTACATATTCTTTCATAATGTTATCCTTTCTGGAAATATTGTTTTTACTTATATCCATTTTACTTTTACACATTTATCTTTATATAGAATCATATCAACAAGTACATCTACAAAGCAATTGTGAATATACTCTATAGTTTCTTTTATTTCATCGAAGCTTTCATCACCAAATTCAACATTGCAATCATCTTCATCGTTTTCATCAATGTATTTTTTTAATAATTCATCATCTTCCAAAAGTAATTTAGTGTAAAATACTAATTCAGCAACATGTTTTTTCTTTAATTTCCAACCTCTTTTGTTCTCTTTAACATTGGGGAAAATATCTCTAATGAAACCACCTGCCAGAGACGCATATTTTGTTGAATTAATGTTTTTTGTTCCTATTTTTAAGTAATTTCCCATATTATTTTCTCCTCATTAAATTTCCGTTTTCTATGCTTTCTTTCCAAAATAATACCTGACAATTTTCTTGAAATCTTTATCACTTGCATAAGCAAACCTGGGCTTTGTTCCATTTGAATTAAATTCAGTTACACTTGAAATTGCATATCCTTGTACGGTTAATCCTGCCAGATATACAAGTAAGTTCAGTTTATATCCGAGACTGTCAAACTGAATTTCTTTTCTTAATTTCTGTACTTCTTCATCGTAATTGTCATCCACTTCGACAATCATTTCAGAAGCATATGTATTAACTTTATATAATCTATTGTTGATTTTTCTTACCATATTATTTCCTCACTTTCTATTCAAATAATTTATCAGCTATATGGTTTACTTCCTGACATATATCTTGTACTAATGCATCCTCATTAATAGTATCAATATTATCTTCACACCATACCTCAAACTCTGTATATCCGTTTGTCTTACAGTATTCTAAATAACTTTCCAATAAACCATATATCTTTTCTTGTGTTTCGTTCATATTATCACTCCTATCTAAATAGCTGATTTATTTACTTTAATTCAATCAAGTCTGCTTCTTCGACATATTTCTTTGCAGCATCATATCCATTTCTATTAAGTTCACCTTCAATGCTAAACCAAAGTGAATCTAAAAAATTTGGAATAGATGCAAAATCTTTATTTGGATATTTTTCTCTATATCGCTTATATGCGATTTTATACAATTCATCTACTAAATCACGCTTCATCATATTTCCTCCATTTCATTTTAAAATCATCGCTTCATTGCCAATTAAAATTATCTTCCATTCCATATAAAGCACCGCCAGGAAGAAACATACCAATAGCTTCAATCTCATTTCTCTCAAGAAGTTTTCCAGTTCTATTTCCTTTAAGCCATATAAACCTTCTAGTAACAATTTCCTCTGGCAATAACATAGCTCTTGTTGTAATGAGCTGTATTCCAATTCCGAGTTTCTGTATAATATTTCCTGCTCCTCCGTCAATTAGATATCGTCTTATAATTTCTGTATACTCATTAAGATGGATGTCTGTTTGTGCGACACCATAAAACATTTGATCTGTTAATTTATGATATTCAATATAATTACATTTCATTTCTATTAATCACTCCCTTGTAAATCCTCATTTCATTCAGCTAATGAATTTGTGGTGTCACTTTTACTACGCCAAGTTCAATACTTATCAATTTTTCATTGGCAGTAACACCTAAAACTTCGCAAATTGTTTTCCATTTTTCCTCCGAATATTCATCCTTAAATAATCTAATATATTTTAATTTTGAATAATCCATATTATTCATCCTTTCCTTTCTAAATCTTCTTAAGAAACTCTTGTTTACTTGCCTAGTTTCTTTCATATTTATAGTAACTTCCGAACCATACAAATTCTGGATTCAAAATCGTACCAACATTTTCTTTGACCTGACCACTATCTTCAAATCCTTTTTCAGTCATTTGTTCTGCATGTTTATTACGTTCCTCTTCTGAATCATAATGGTACTGTTCTATCACTTCTGTATAAGAGGTATGCTCTCCATTTTCATATGAATGTTTCTTGATAATACTTTCTTTTACAATCTGCATACTTTATCGCTCCTTTACTTCTACATTTAATGTAATCTCATACTGTTCACCTTCAATCAACCGTTCATTTAATACTTCTGTTTCTAAGGGATAATTCATATCGTCAATAGAAACTCCATTCTTATCTACAAAATCATAAACTCCATTTGCTTCATTCCAAAAATCTCTTAATGTTTTTGCCATAATAAATCACTCCATTTCATACTTTGCATTCTCTATATTCTTTTTCAGTTAATAGTCCTTCATCACACATATCTTCAAGCGTTCTATATACAGCATTAGCTCTCCGACTCGCATATGAGAAACCATCAAACTCTCCGATAAGTGCATTTCTGTTTTCTTCACTTTGTTTTTGTAATTTTTCTGCTAAAGTAGAATTACGAAAGAAATATGCTTTATACATGGCTGCTTTAATTCTAAGATTCTCAACTTCATATTCCTGAGAAACTAATTTCTCTTGAGCTTCTAATAACTGTAACCCCATATTTCCTAATGGGCTTCTTTCAATTCTGTTTCCAAAATAAGTATAATTCATATTTGTCACTCCACTTCTATATTAATTCATCTACTTCAACTACATCAGGATTATCACTAAACCATGAATCATTCTCTGCAATTTCCTTTAACTCAATAAAATCTCTTTCAGAATCAAAGCAATCGTTGTGTTTCAAATAAGCTACTTTCACCTTTTCTCTTGCATCTTCATATGACTCTGCCTTTACAATTCCAATAGCCAATTCTTCAATTCTGTATGCATATAAGTTTGTAATATTCAACATATTAAGCCTTCCTTTCCGCACTACAAAAGAAATCATCTTCTGTAAACACAGTGTTATCATATGCATCGAAAATAACTTCATCTGAGACATATTCGTTGACTTTCTCTATCATGTCATAGGATGGTTCATCAATATCAACACCCATTACTTTTGCAAATAAGCATTCATTAACAAGTTGTACGTAATACATACGCTTTAATTCAGTTAATTGATCTCTATTTAATTCTCTTACTGTCATAATTTGTCACTCCATTCTCTAATTCCTGATTCTAACATCTTCTTATATAATGTTCTCTTTTGCGAATTAGTCATACATCTGATAGTAAGATCAATTCTATTTTCAAGTTTTCTTTCATCAATTCCACAACTTAAAGCATATTTTTCCAACAAATCATTGATTGCAAAATCTTTTTCGCAATTACAATATGCACATACCTCCCAATATTCCATGATCTGTTTATATAATTTGTCTACTGTTTTCATATATCATCACTCTCCGATCTTCACTTGAAATTGCTATTTCTTACTAACAACATTCCATATTTCCATACCAGAACCATCGCACACCTTCATAGCTTGCATATATATCATTACCTTTACTTTTGAAATATATTGGATAATCATTATTCTTCATTTCCATCGCTCCAATCTACTTAAACAATGTATGTTTTCCATCTGCATCACGTTTCCATTCATAACCTGCAAATTCAAGAGCCTTTAAAGCTCCCATGTAATAACTCATGTCCTGCGGTCTTGTATCTTTCATATTTGCAATCATCCACCGTTCATCTAACCATTCTTCCGTTTGCTGCTTAATTACTTTTGGTGTTCTCTTCATTTTAATCACTCTCTTCTTCATCTTTAAAATAAATTTCAAATTCAATATCATTATTAATCAGACATCTGCAAATCCAATCTGCTATTGGTTCAAACTCTACATCAGGAAGTGTCCACCAATCATCATATGCTTTTCTAACAATCTCTTCTGCCTTTGTAAAATCTTTATTATTGCAAGGAATTATTACAAAATCAATCCATGTATTCATATCAGAAAATACATTTATACATTTTGTGATTCTTAAATTTGAGTTATTTGACATATTAAAAATCCTCACTTTCTATTCTATCTAACATATCCTCATCGACTATCCCTACAATCCCAAGCTGTTCACACATATCAAGTAACTCCATTAACTTAGTATGAGCTTTATCTGTTTTCGTTTCTGTATCAAATACTGTATCATCAAATCCAAGCATCTTATAAATATCTTCCAACATATTTTGTACCTCGCTTTCTATATGTAAATCGTAACTTTCTACACTTCTTTTTTCTTCATTATTACACAACCTCCATTTCAACTTGTATTGATAAGTATTCGCCACGTCTTTCACTAAATGTTAAGTCTAATGTACCAACTCTTCGGTAATCAACTCCATTATTATCAAGCCATTCTTCGAAATAATCACCAATACACATACTTCCCGTATCATCTGCATGAAAATCATTATGTGCTTGCTGTGCATAATAATGAACATCTTTCATTCTTTCCGTTGGAACTAAGTAAACTAATGGCTGAACTCCATTTTCATCTTCTGGTTCATTATCATAAGTTTCATCAAAATCTAACACAAATAACGTCCATTTCATATTTGCTTACCTCTCTTTCTAAATAAACAGCTCTTTCCTTTGATTTAAGCAACCTCTTTTATTTCCTTTATTGTTTCTTTCCAACAGCTACCAATCAATCCATAAACTTCATCAATGTCATATCCATGCATTTTACATCCCTCGACACAAAAGATTGCGTATTTAATAGGTAGTTTTACATCTTTATCCAACTCTATTTCTAATACAGAACCACCGCCAGACCAAGGATCATATAATCCGCACATAGTTTCCTTTCCAAGAACCATGTAAGATTTTGAATTTTCATTCTTTCGTGGATCATATTTTCCCTTTTCGTCATACTCTTTGTTCTGTAATTCGATTAAATCAAATAAATCAAATAACGGCATTTTTACAAGAAATGTTACAGTTGCCATATGTGATGGAAGATTTTCAAATTCCTGTATGCAGCTTTCAATAAATTTGTCTTTGTTTTTATCTCTATCTACATAATATCCATCATCCCTATGTACCTGTTTACATGCTTTTCTTAATGCAGTTGCTTTACCTTGCGTCTTTGCTAACCAAAGCATAGATGATTCTTTGTCAATACTTCCATCTCCTGAATTTCCATACCAATTCAGAACATTATCGCAAACGCAATCGTAATTCCAATTACCACAATCCACCATGATATTTACTTTGACTTCATTATTGAAATCCTCTGTGTTGTAATAAAAATATGTATTTTCTCTTACATACTCCCATAGCTCATCAAAATTATCTGTAAAATACTCTTCCTCTTCATCTGTCAGTTCTTCACGAATATCCTTTTCAAGTTCATCTTCTCCGTACTCCATTGCATAATCCATAGCCCAATCAGCTAATTCATCATTAAATGCCTCCTTTGGATTATCGTGTTCAAATATCTCTTTCAAAAAACTATCAGAAAGTTCTCTTTCTCTATAGTCAGTATAAATTTCGATGCCACCATCTTCATTTACACCCCGCATTTTCTTTAATATTTCATCTATTCTGGTTTTTAATATTTCCATTGTCATATCAATCAACCTCACTTTCATAAGCACTAATGTCAATTCTACCTAACTTAAAATTTAAGTTTTTACTCCAATTTAAACTACCTGACTTTACAGGTGAATCTTCATAATCGCCATAGATATTTGCCTTATATACATTCCATCTTGCACCATCTACATGTAATACTGAATAAATCAATTTGTCGTTTTTATAGAAGTCATAGCAGCTACAATCAATATCAAGATAATATTTATATCCGTTTTCATCCTCTGTATTGATTGCAAAGTCTTCTCTATTCATCCGTGATATTCTTGATTTGCCTATCAGTTCTGCTTTGATCTCGTCTGGAATATCTTCAATCTTGTCTAACATGCTTGAATCAATGAACACAGACTTCTTTTCTTTTCGTTCATACAAATTCGGAAACTTCTTTCTAAACCGTGCTGCCGTTCCGCAAATATATTCATATCCATTCATTTTCGCTTACCTCCTAATTTTTTATATTTCTCAAACACTTCTTCACATCTTGCTTTATCACTACTCCAAAAAATCATATGCCATGTTTCAATCCATTCTCCATTTTCAAAATATTTATATTTCTCTTGGATTTCCCATCGTTTATTCCAATGACTTCCAATTCCTTCAACCATTCTGTATTGTTTTAAGTCCATTTCTTCACATCCTTTCCAATTCTAAGTTTGTATATTTCGCCCATTTTCCTGTATAAACACCATTCATTCTTTCTTCAAATGTTCTCTTTCTCATTCCATACATTTCTGTTGCAACCTTGTACATGTCATAAACAAGAGCCTTTTCTGTATCAATAATCATAAAATCTTTAGGATTTTTCAAATCATCCAACACATACTGCATGAAATTTCTGAATGTAATTAGTTTGTTTGTCGTACACCATACAAGAATTTTGTTTTTGTCTTTGGTGTCTCTTGTTACAAATTTCATCAACTGCATCTCACATTCTCCTTCCTTAATAAATAAGACAGACACATTTTGTTTGCGTCTGCCTTATTATTCTCTGTATTACTGTTCGTTATTTTCCTTTGGTGTAATAAGCTTTGTGATCTTCTCTCTGAAAAATTCACAATATCCATTAATACTTCCGTCATTGTAAACCCAGAACCAATCCTCATCATAATTCCAGAAAATCATTACTTCGTGACCTGCTGTAACACCATCAAATACATGTTTATCTCTCGTTCCATCTTTTGACTTAAAACAATCATTTACCGTATCATCACTTGCTCCATTTTTCTTTAAAACAAGGTATAAATATCTTCTAAGGTTTTCTAAATCCCTTTCTGTTTGTATATCAAAAATTTCAACTTTCTCATCACAGCTACAATCATCGTTTATGTCGTAATGTGATAAATAGTTTTTGTTACACATTCTCTTTAACTCTTTACTAATTGCAAACAGTGCTGATTCTTCATATTTTTTACATTCTTCTTCGTTACTAAATACAGTTCCATCCTCTGCAATGTACTCTGTTCTTACAAGTTTCTCAATTGTTTCTGTTTTTCTAATTTCGTTTACTTTCATAATATTTACCTTAACCTTTCTTGAAATTCTTTGTTAGTTACACTAAAAAAGCAGATGGATTTTATTTATCCATCTGCTTTATTATTCTCTGTGTTATTTACGTTTGCTTACAAATCTTATCTGCCTTTACTCTTCTTTGATTTCAAGACCATTAATTTCACTTAGCATAATCACCGTCTTTTCTTTCCCCTGGTATATAACAAAATATGCTTCAAAGAAATCACCTGCCCCAAAATATTGTATTTTTGTCACATTATCGTAAAACCTAACTACTTCATCATACTGTACCACCACTTTTTTCATTCTTTTAATATACCTTTCTTATTTTATATGTTCTTCAAATTTCTTTCTAACTAATATCCAAAATCCTTTATCAGTTAATGGCATCTTAGACACATCGCACACCTTACCACCGTCAAGATATTTGGGATTTCCATTTGGTTTGTACACATCATAATCAATACACCAATTTCCATCGTAATCTCTTAATGTAACATCTACACTGTACTCATCTGTATTATACTGACCAATGCTGTCATTCAATTCATTATACTGTTTTGACTTTAACTCTTTGCGTAATCTTGCATAATCATTATAACATTTTATTATTTTCATCTCAATCACTTCCTTATAAAATTACAATTTCCTTTGACTACATTTCTTCATTATTATATGTATAATTGAAATCTCCATATTTTAATTCAGAATTGATAACATCTCTTGTTTCCGTTTTCCAATCCTGCCTAAACAACTTCGCTTGCTCTTTTGGAGTATTTTCTTTATCAACTAGCTTAAATTCTCCATCAACATAATCGTATCTTGTAGTAACAGGTTTATATTCCATATTGCCTTCTTCAATCTCCTTAGAAATTTTCATTTTTAACTTCTGCTGAGATGTACCAATAAATAAAAGTTTCATACTGGAATACTCTTTCCATTCATTGCAACTATGCAAGTAATATATTTGTTTTGCCATATTTTTGTCTCCTTTCAATACAACCTTGACACATACATTCATCAGCCACAATCATTTCTAATTTGTTGTCTTTATCACATACGAATCTATCAATGTTGTATTTCCATCCATGACTTTGCACAATTCTGTCTGACTTATCCCAATAACCAAGATTTTTCATTCCTATAACAGAGCCACTTTTATCTATATTTGGATGAACACTAATTCCAAGTCCAGTTGAACCATCTTCAATCCACGCAATTCCATTTAATGTATCTCTATATAGATTTACATGTGATTTTATTTCTCTTATAAACTGTTTTGCCATATAATCACACTCCTATCTGCTCCATTGACCAACTTTATTTCCGTTTATGTCAATGATATTTCCGCTTGTTACACCATCTTCAAGTTTTCTGCAAATATCTTCAAGAAGTCTTTTACATTCAATAGCTTCATCAAATTCGCTTGGTTCGCCTGTAAATGGATCACAAAATGCTGCACCACCTGTTTTAATTTCAATTTTCAACATAGCACTCAACCTTCCTTTCAATTCTAAACCTCGTATTTTCTGGATACGCTTCGTAAATCCTTCTACACCAATCTTCATCCTTAATACATTCGCTTAAATACTTGTTATCAGGTGTGAAATAATATGCCTTGTGTCCTTCTTCTGGTGAATCATCTGTTGCATCTTTCCATTTTGTGATAATCACCATTTCATATTTTTTGTTTCCGTCATATGAAGTACCAGCTAAATGAGCTGTGTATAATTTGCATTTACTCATAGATTAATCGACCTCCTCTTTTCCGTCTATCTTTCTTATTTTCACTTCAATTTGTTCCTTTAAACTTTTAATATCATCAGTCGCCTCTTTTACAGTGCGAAATTTATTTTGCGTGACATTTGTTTCAAAATTTTCTATGTCTCTCACCATCCAGACAAAACGATAGTTAAATATATTCTCAATACTGCTATACTCTTCTCTGGTTTTTGCCTCGCTTAACTTAACAAGAAGCTTTTCTTTTAATGTCTGAAACATTTCCTTAATCTCTTTCAGATCTGCTTCATAACTAATCGAATCAACCTCTCTTTTTCGCTTTTCTGCTTTATAGTTATTGAGACGATATTTTAACGCTTGTCTTGCTTCTGTGATATTACAACCACTTTTATCAAATTCATCTGAGTTGCTATTACTATGGTAATAGTAAGAACTAGAAGTTCTTTTTACTTTCCTTTTATATTTTGCATCTTGCTGAATGATAAACACTCCAAGTTTTCCACTTTTTCTATCTGCTTCAAAGTCACATTTTGTATAATATTCATCAATTGAATATTTATATTTATCTCTTGGTATTTTTACTTCAAAAACCCCGCTGTTTAATTCAACACAACGAACCTCTGTTCCTTTACAAACCAATAATATTCCGTCATAACTTCCTGTCATCTTTTGAATACTATTAGCTGTGAATTTTCCAAGTAGACCAGTTACCTTGAACGGCTTTTGAAAATCGTAACCATAACAACAAGCGAGAAATTGTAATGCCTTTCTTCTGCACTGTAACAACTCTTTTAAAGCATCAGAAAAAATAATATTAAGCTCGTTCATTCTTTCTTTGTTTCCACTATGTAATAAATTTTCTTTCATTGCCCTAGTCAACAAAGTTCCCTTGCTTATCTGGCATCTTTCATCAAAAAGCTTTATTACTTCCTTATTATGAAAATCAAGTACACAAGGAGTATCACTATAACTATTTACCCAACAGTTATTCACATAATACCTGCCATTATCTTCAAATCTCACTCCATTCTTACTATCAAGAACAAAGTTTCCAAAGTACACATTGTTTTTCTCTACACTATACTTCAAATAAATTCCATTTATATTTGTAATATGATTATAGTAATTTTTATTTTTATGAAGACAAGCTATTTTATAATATCCAAGCACCTTTGCCTGTAATCCAGGAACTAACAAATCCAGATTATTATTAAGTGTACTATCACATTCACTTACAGTGTGATTATAACGATTTTTAATAGACATATGGCTTCCGTTTTTTGCTATCTGAATATTAAGAATAGATGTACCATACTCATCTTCCCTTTTTGGTGTTTTACTTCTCTGTATTTTGTCAATATCTTTCTTAATTGCAACCAACATATGATACTGACTCATACGACCAGAAAGATTATTATAAGTGCAAATTACTTCTCCTGCTGCATAATACTTTTTACATTCTGCTATTTTCTCTTCATCATCAAAAATTACAGTGTCATATCCAGCCTTCTTAAAATCTTCAATGATTTCTTCCTGCGTAGTTTCCCTTATTGTTCCAAAGGTATCATTTGCACTTATTTCAGCACAGATGGACTTTATTTGGAACTCGTCTAATTCAGAAAACACATTCCTTGCATTCTGTGGCGTTACTAATGCATGTCTCAATTTATCTTGGTCAACTGCAATATTTTTAATATAAGAATAAGCATAATCGCCTACAAATTTTTTCAAGCTGCTCATATTCATCACACCCTTCTAATTTCTTTCAACATGTTCTCTCTGTACATCATCAAATTCTCTCTCATTTCCTCAGTTCTTAGCTCCATAAACTTAATGATTTCTTTATTGATATGTGCTTCCGTTACATCGTGACCACAATTTGCAATCACTAAATCCATTATTTCTCTATAAGTGAATCCATTAAATAACATATCATTCTCATGTATTGGTGAGTTATATTCAAACTCTTTTCCATTCCGTGAATCCGTTTCAGGATCATATAACCATTTGCTCATAATTCGTTTCCTCCTTAATTTATGCAATCTCTAAACTGTTCCACCATGCTTTGCCTCCACCTTCAATTCCATAGAAACCAATAAAAGCATTGATATGTCTCATTGTCGTTGCTGAATACCCATTCCACAATCTCTGAAAAACTCCATTATGTATTCTGCAAACGACTGTATTGTAGCTTGTCAGCTCAATGTCTCCATTGTCTAACTCTGTTACTTTCGCTTTTCTGTAAAATGATTTTCGTATATCATTTACTACAGGTAAATCAAATTGTTTCATGTTCATTCCTCACTTTCTTGTAATAAAATAGGCAGCTAGGTATTTATTCTCCTAACTGCCTTTGCGTTATTTAACATATATTTCAAAATTATTTGCATCTTCATTCGGATAATTCTGTTTTATCCAATGTTCTGCATTTGCTTTCGCTTCTTCATAACTTGTGAAAAATCTTTGTGTATGTCGTACAATGATTCTACCTTTATCACAATTATGATAGATAATATACTCTAAGTAATTCATTTCGTCTCCTTTATAAATTTGTTGCGTTTCCATCTTCATCATATTCAATCGGTGCAATATGAACTGCATACCCGATTTCTTTCTCTTTATCGTAAATTTCCATTGTACCGCCTGCACAAAATTCAAATGAGAACTGCTTGTCATCCGATTCAATCAGCTTAATTAAGTGATCCGTGAGTTCATTTAAGTTCCGTGATCTTTCTTTTGACTTTTCAATACTTGTCATTTTGCTTCACTCCTTTTCATAAATTTCTAACTTATGTAACAAATCAAACATTGCTACATATCTACCATGATTCCGTTCTTTGAGTTTATCATTGTCGTTCTGCATTGCATCATCATAATCTTTATTTACTTTTCCAAATTCCTCTGCAATAATTTCAAGAATTTCATCCTTTGTCTTACTACATGTATATTTTGCCATTTCTCTTCACTCCTTATCTAATTTCTTCAAAAGGTTTTGTATTTTTGATTCGTTCATCATAAAACAATGTATATCCGTTATAATAAAATCTTTCTCTTTCATCTGGCTTTGTCCATATAATTGTTTCCTGTTTTAAACCATCATAAGGAGAAGTTTTAATATCTGCCATTACTGTTCCATTTGAACTTTCATAAATCCGTACTGCTATTGCATAAGGTTTATTTTCCATTGATTTTTACCTCCAACCATACCAAGAAATCTTAGTTTCCTTTACATTTTAACTTCAAAAATACGCCAATCGACATTATATGAATCTGATTGAATATCTGCATAGAAATCAGTAATATTTGTTTTATCACTATCTTCCATCACTGCTTCATATCTTCTTTTCATTTCTTTATACGCTTCTTCATATGTATCATATATATCTGGTTCGCTGATTCCTTGATTTTCAACTTCAATTAAAATCCATTTGCTAATGCTCATCTCTTTTGCCTACCTTTCTAATCTAAAAAATGCGAATTTAGTCCGCTGTTTCTTTTAACATAGCCTTCAAGTATTCATGTCGGAATTGCATTTCAAATTGAAACATCAAATCATAAAAATCAATATCTGGATATTTTTTAAGAAGATTGCTTGCTGTTTCCTTTGCAAATTCGTTAATTCCATTGATTCTTGTTTCCATCATATTATTTTTTCTATTAACATTCTGTCTTTTCAAATCGACACCTCCTACAAAGAAACACGCATTTAGTTTGTACTCACTTCTTCAAAATAATCTGGCGTACATGAATATTCAACACCTACAATTCCTTTTGTACCCATATTTGTTTCAACTGTATATGTTCCGTCATGATGCTTAATTGCTCCATATACTTTACCAGCCGTCCAAACCGTAGCAAAATCATCATCGCCTGTTAAATCTTCTTCATAATCCTTTATACATCTTAACTGTCTTTTATGTTTCATTTGCTTTACCTCCTTATAAATTATCCATTTACTCTATCTTTCAAACTCGTTAATAAACTTTTGTGTAAACTTACCTACTTTGTAAGTTCCATAGTTTACCTTTACCTCATCCGTAATTTCAAGATACCCACTTTCAACCATTGCTTTAATCAAATTAGGAGATTTCGCATTTAAAAATGATTCTCCCTTATCAAGTGGTAATTCTGGAATATTAATTGTTACATCTCCATAGCATTCTCCATCAGACGTATATGCAAGAACTGCCTTCCTGTGAAGCATATCCATATAATTTGTAACTAAAAAATTTGTAACATTACATTCATTTACTTTCATTTTATTCTTCCTCGCTTTCCTTATCGTTCATTGCATCGGAGAACCCATCATCATAACCCTTGTTATACATTGGATTCTCGAACTTTGTGTTTGCTATCGGACTATCTTCTTCAATGCCAAAGAAAGATTTTTCTTCCTCTGACATTTCACAACACTCGTCAAAGTATTCAAAAGCTGAATCTCTATCGTCAGAGATTAAACCATCCTTGAAAAGCGTTGCTAACTCCTCTAATCTACAACGGGGAATATAATCTGCATTTACCTTTTCCATAAAACAATCATAAGCTGATTGAAGATATAACATCTTCTTAGGATTATTCTGGAAATAAGTAAAATATGTTCCATGTGACCACTGCTGATTTTCTGGCTGCGTTGGATCGTAACCACTAACAACTGCATATTGTGTATCACTTTCGCTTTGCAGTAATGCGTAATCATCTTTCCGTAAAATCTCTATCCATTTCATATTCTTATACCTCCAAGTTATATTCCTTAATTAATCTCTGCCTTACCATATCATTTAAATCTTTATTAACAGGCATTATCCTATGTGTTGTACGATTGATATACATGAAATGGCTTCCCTTACATCTTGCAGGTGTATATCCATTCTTCCGTAAAATAATATCAAAATCACGCATTCGCTTAGATTTTCTAAAATTGTGCATAAACATCACTTCCTTTCTGTTACCCGTATAAGCCTGATAGTGCAGCTTTATATGTATATGTTCTCTTATTCGCAAATTGCTTTCGCTAAAATATCATACATTTCAGCATTACTCTTAACAGGAGCAATTTTATTTTCAAAATATGAAGCTCCCTTGCAGTTTTCAAGTAAGCCTTCAATAACTGTATTCTTTTCATAATTTGCAAATAACTTTTTAAATATCTGAAACATTCTAAGTGTAAATGCACTCTTTTCGCTTCCTGTCCAGTTAAGAGCTTTAATTGTCTTAATTGTAAGCTCTAATATATCCGTATTATTCTTTGTCATTCTTAACAATGTACTCGATGGTGCAACTTTACCTATTGGATTTTCAAGTTTGTTATAATCGGTTACAATTTGAATATTATATGATTCAAATAAATTCTTAAACTCTATATACTCTCTTATATTTGCCTTTACACCTGCTCTATATGTATCAGCCACACTCATTGATTTTCTTCCTGTTCCCTGTCCTAAAAATGTAAGAATTGCCTCATATTCAGAACATCCAAGAACTTCGACAAGCATTTTTATTTCTCCGTTTATTACAAAAGCAACTATTCTATGTGCTCCATCGGCTACATATAATTTTCTTTCTTTAATATATACCTTTGCTGGGTCATATTTATCTTCATTGAAATATTGTGCTATTTCTTGCACCTTTGCCATGTCTGTATCTCTCTGCCAATCTGGAACATGTACAAACGCCGGATTGATAAGAATGTATCGCTTTGATGCAATACTGAAAGAATTCTTTAAAGCACAATCAACTTCTTTTATTTCTATGTTTTCTCCTGCATTTGAATGAGCTTGTATAAATTCTTCTGTCTGCCGTGGTGTTGAATAACGAACAAATCCTTTTTTCTTTCTTATCTTTTCTGTCAATTTGCCTTCGCCAGATGTAAAGTTATATCCAACATCCGCAACTTTAATATCATTTTTGTTTATCTTTAAAAACAAACATATCTTATCAACCGTTTCATCCTTCAGATTGTCTATATTACTTTCGTAATGATTTATTGCACTGCGTGATAATCCGACTTTTTCAGCAAGTTCTTTTGTTGATATGCCTTTGTTTTCTCTAATTTCTTTTAACTTTTTTCCATTAATTTTACACATAATAATCTACCTCTTTTAATTTAATATTTTTAATATAGTTAATTTGTAAAAAATAAGACTGATTATTTATTAACCAGTCTTTTTGCTTCTTCTTTAGTTACTTTGCCTTTACATTCCTGTGTTCGTGAAGAACTTCCACACGAATTATAATACACACAACCTTTGCATACACTTTGCTTTTTCATTATATCTCACCTCTTTTCCTTTCAATTTGACATAATCCTAATTCTTTTCTTATCTGACATGCCCAATCAACACACTCTTCAGAATTATCTTCATCAAGCAGTGTTAATAATTCTTGTATTGTTGATTCAACATAAGGATGTAACTTTGAATATTTGAAATCACAAAAATAATTATAGGCATTAATTGCTATTTCTTTTTTTGAAAAGTTTCCTTTCCAATTTTCGTTGCCATATTCTGCAATGTCGTAAAAATCTCCGTAATCAAGCATTATATCTCACCTCTTTCTATTAAATAATTTTTATATGCAGTTTCGCTTTCAAATTGCTGATATTTGCCTATTGATGGTACAAATCCCATATAAGCAAATCCGTTATAATATCCCTTCATGTATTATCCTCCTTACAAAATGTACTATTCTTACTGTTATCTTTTTGTTCTCTTTAAGCTTTCTCATTTTCTCTTTTATTGCTCTTTCGTGAAGATAATCCTCATCGTCTTTAATAATTTCTGCCTCTGGACGTGTATCTACTACACAAACTCCCTTACTTACTATATAAGTTACTGTTGATAACATTTTCATACCTCCTTTAATCTTGCTTCACGCATAATCCGTGATATTTCATTTTCCGTTTTGGCGTTGGCTATTGCCTGCAATGTACCTTCTGAATACTGTAATTGCTTTGCGATGCGTATAGCATCATATTTTGTTTTACTCATAGTTTTTATTCTCCCTTCCCTTCTTATTTTGTTATTGTGAAATCGTAACAATCGCCTGTTGACGTGTAGATTGTTATATTATTTCCATATTTTTTTGTTTCCGTTACCTGATTCAAATTCAAATAATCGTATTTGCTAGGCATATTTTTGCCAATTAAAAAAGCACTCAATATGAGTGCTATGGTAATGAGTGTGTATGCTATTTTCTTTTTCATTTTGCATTTACCTCCTTGATTTTGGGTATAAAAATAGCACCCTTTGCGTTTGCGTTGGGTGCTTGGTGGGTGGTGGTTGTATTTATTAAATATGACTGCCTGTACTTGGATTAAATCTAATCCATTTTTTACGTGGATGAGACATACAATTGCAAGTCCCTGCATATCCACCGAGACAGGTATATTCATTAAAATATGCCTCATCGTCATTTATTTTGACGTACTCTGGTGTATCTCTATTCCATTTAATTTTTTCATATTCTGCCTTTGTCATGTCTGTAGCATCATATTCATAAACGCCTTGACACTTGACATGTCGCAAATTTTACTTTTGACATGATTTTACCTCCTATTTTTGTTGTAATTGCTTTTTCTTTATTTCAAGTTTTGCTATTTGAACCTATTTATCAACTGTAATAGATATACCTGACTTATCTATTATAAGTTTACACTTTCCCTCATTAAAATATTTCATAAGGGCTTCAAGAACAGTATTTGCCTTCATGCCATACTCTTCACAAGTTGCCTGGAATTGTTTTAAAATCTCTTCATCGTAGGTTGTACCCCATTGTTTTTTTGCCATTTTACATTGTCACCTCCTAGTTGTTTTATTAATTATAGTATGGCATTAACTTGTTGTCAACTATTATGTGCAAATAATACACACTATAAAAGAGCAGACTTTTTGCGTTGTCTGCCCTTCTAACTATGCACTATTCCTGTTCTTTTGCGGTTGCTATTTTATCAAGCAATTCCACAATTTCTTCTTTTGTATACTCTGTCTTTTTCCCTTGCGTGAAAAGTAAACGGAGTTCATATAGAGTAGCCATTTTAGTATCTCGTCTTTCTTTTTCTGTCATTTCTTCCATCCTTCCACCGCCTTTCTAGTTATAGTATAGCGGATTTATTGTGTGTTTACAAGTTACTTATTTAACATACATTTCACAGAATACAGCCATAAAAAGCTTGTTAAACTGTGCTTTGCTGATAGCTGTTACAAGTGTATTATCATTGACAATCTTCTTACTCTGAGCATATCTTGCACCAAACATATCTGACATATTCTCAGCAAGTTTGCTAATCTGAGCCTGAGAACAATTTTCAATACCAAGATTTACAAGAAACTGCTTGATTGCTTCTAAAAAGTCGCCACGCTTATGCTCATTAATCTTTTTGGTATAGGCTTCATGCATACCTTCAGGAATAAAAACATAAGTCTCTTTCATAGACTTTGTGAGTGGTTCAACAATAGCTTTGTGTGCAGTTTCAGCCTGGCGAATTTTATTATCTACTTCTATCCGTGGAAACTTAGCAACTACTTCATCAACATTCATGCCATTATCAATATCATTCTGACGGTTTGCAAGAATAGATTCCAACTGTGCTTTAAGTGGTTTAATCTCAGCTTTAAACCGTAAATCTTCTACAGCGATTGCAAGAGCTGATTCCTTAAAAGATTTTAATTGTGTTGTTGTTTCCTTACTCATTTTTGAGAAATTAATCTGATTCTTTGCCATAATATACCTCTTTCTACTATTTTACGCATAGTTGCAAAATGATTTTATTATTATAGTTTGAGCGTAAAAAATTTTATTACGCAATCCACTTGTGGGAATTGAACCCACTTCTAAAAGGTTTAATCCTACCGCTAAAGCGTGAAACTACCTGCTAGTAAGTGGAATAATCACTACACTTATTTATTTTATCCTTGCCCCGTGGCTGACAGTCTAAGAAATAATCAGTTAAACACCTATAACTTTTTATACTCGCAGAATGCAAGCAGATTATTCTCATATCTTCAAAGTGTGCTTTATGAAATACACTTCAATCGTTTAATCTTTATTCACTTATTACCGCAAGCGGTAGCCCTCAAGTGGGTAGACTGGTAGCCCTCAAATTTTTATAGATTGAGCTTGTATTTATTTATCAAGGTACAAATCTACAAAGTGCGTAGGTTACAATAACCCACTATGCCGTCAGGCGAACCATCAGGCAATTGTTATGTAGCTATATATAATAAAGGGATTTTTCACTGCCAGACTTGACAGCTATTGAAAAGAATTGTATAATAATCTTGCTAGGGATTGTATTTATACAATCTTTTCAAGTCCTATTATTAACTTATTAGTTAGTGTGGGACTTTTTTAATTGTCCTCACGCTTTAGAGATACACCAGTTTTAGTTATAGTGATAGCATAGTTATTATTGCAAAAGTCCTTCATAAGTCCTTCTATAACAACATTCATTGTTAAACCATAACTTGCACATTCTGACTTGAATTGATTAAACAACTCTATGTCAATAGGTGTATTCAAGTTTTTTCTATCTGCTGCTATGTCAATCACTCCTTTCTTATTTGATGTATTCATTATACCATGTTGTTTTTATGTTGTCAATAACTTTTTTGCACTTTGGTTTTGAGATTATGTTGAGTTTGTAACTCAATACCTTAACAACTCTATCTCTTAACTTATACTCATTATATCAAACTGTTTTCAACTTGTCAACAACTTTTTAATTTTATTTATATGTTGTTGTGTTGTTGTTTGGTATGCTTGTATTATAAGACTATGAACTTTAATTGTCAACAACATTTTTTAAATATTTTTAAAATTTATCTGATTTTATATTAAAGTGGTGGATTATCCCAATTTTGGGTATGTTTTTTGGTGTAAAGTGGAGAGTATGAACTTAAAAATGATTGATTTTGATATAAAAGCGGAGAATGAAAACGATAAAAAGGATTATATCGGATATAACACAAACAAGTGTTCGAGTTTATTCTGCTCTAATAGCCCAGGAATGATTTTATCGAACACTTGTTCTATTTAAAAAGAATGGATAATATATATCTATTAGCTATTGTTTTAGACTAACTGGGGGTAGTTAAAACTAATTAATAGAGCTGAAAATGCAGCAGAGCCTATAGCAGATTCATCTCTACACTAACTCAAAAATCTAACCCCCTCTCCAATCCATTGAATCCCACTAAAATCAAGTAAAATCCCAAATTTCACCCTTCAAACCACTTATCGTACTCCATATCGCTCAAACCCACTAACCAAGCCACTTTCACCCATCTTACAATCCAAAAAATCAAACCCTCATCCCACCAAAAATTCACCCACAATTCCAAAATTATCCTTATTTATAAGCGTTTTTACCGATAACCATTTTAATCCAAAATTCATCATTATAATCAATCACATAAATGACAACTATCTCATTTACCATTTATAATACGGGGATACATAAAAACCACACCAGAAAACCAAAAAATCGCCTATATACATCACAAAAACAACCAAAAATCCAATACAAACCATCAAAAAATCCTACTATAACAATACTAAAAAATCCCATCTCTCATCTAGCCCTTCTATCACGCCCATACACAGCATTTTTATTCCACCCTACCAATAACACCTAAAATCATTTTTACCCACCTAAATGCTCAAAATACAAGGTCAATTTTTTACATCACCCAAAATTGCATTAACTATCTATATACATTCATGCACATTTACTATAAATAATATTATCAATTCTCACACTTATATAAAAATCCACTCTCACAGCTCAGATTTCAATTTTTATCCTCTACCCTAACAACTAGCCACCTGACATATAAAAATCCAAAACAGACTCCGAATCATTAATTTTACCCTTTATATCCCATGTAAAGAATTTTACATTAACTTTCTTTGTCAATTAACATATCATGCAATACCAAAAATTCATAAATTTAAAATTATATAAGAGAATAATCTATTGTAAATAATCATCACACCACTCTCATCAGAACAAAAAATAATAAATTTAAAAGGAGGACTTATTATGAGTAACTTAACATTAATTACAACAGAAACATTTAATAACTTATCATGTAACTCTTCAGAAATATATTTGATGAATTAGCTGACAAAATTGCATCTTAATTTATTTAGGGAGCAAATCAACGCTCAGAGAAAAATTAGCCACTTTTATCTCATGCCCTTATAAGTTATCACCTAAGACATAAAAATTGAAAATTACTCTCAAAAACTCATTTTTAACCCACAGATAGGGGTATGAGAAAACTATATACAAGCTCAAAAAAATAGTAAGTGCGTAAGCACAAGATGTAGCCCTTTGATAAGGGCGGTCTTTTCGCAGCGTTAGCAAGAAAAGAACATCTCTGGGTAGATAATTGAAGAAAGAGAATAATATATCAAAGGAGTAATCTATGATACAAGAACATGAAATACCCAAATATAAAAAATCTAAGAAAAGCAATATCTCAAAAAGCAATCATAAGTCCAAACACAAACATCAATATGAAGAATGCTTGATTCAATATGATTCAATATTTGTTGGAAAAATAAATAGACATACAAGATTAACTGGATATTGTACTATTTGTGGAAAAATAGGTTCAGTTAAAAATGGAAAATATGAAACTGAACTAGAACAACTAAGAAAAGAAAGACAAGGTGATAGTAAATTTTATGTATTTATATCAGGTGAAGAAATATATGAAAGATATCACAATAAGTTACCTGTGTTTTCTATTGATGATCCATTTGCTGATTATGTTGTTTTAGAAAGATAAAAATAATTCAGAAGGAGAATGATATTATGAAGAAGTCAATTTTATTTAAAAGAACAAGAGAATCTGTTATAAGAAAATTATCAAATCCTTATATAAGAGAAAATCTTGAATATTTTGGATGCATATTTTCAATATTAGAAATATGTTATATGCTATTTCACTTAAAGGAAATAAATAATATATTTCAAGGTCAGAAATAATATAGGTACATCTCATATATACCCAAATGAAAACATTAATCAAAAAATATCATGTACCTAAATCAATCAATAATAATCAACAAAAAAATTATAGAGCTTGTATGAAGCGTAAGCGAAATACAAGCGTAATATTCTTCTCTTGATAATATGAGTCTATATAGATATTGACCTACACAAATCCACACCTGACATGTACCCAAATGAAGAAATTTTTTACTTTTGGGTACGCTATACATGTACCCAAATGAATTTTTGATAATTTCATAAATGTAAAAGTTCACGACTTTTGAAAGTCAAGATGGAGAATATTATTTAAGAATGGAAAGAAGGTGAAAACAATAATTTGAATTATGTAAAAATTCCACGAGAAATCATCTATGATAAAGATCTCTCATCTAAGCGTGTAATAATCTTCTCATATCTTTGTTCAAGACGTTCACTTGATGACACGGTAGCATTTTCTACAACAGAACTTTGCCACTGGTCTAAGCTGAAACCTAATTACAGAGATGGGAAAATAAACCAAAAATATTATGAAGTTCTATTACTTCTCTCTCATTATGGATATTTTGAATCGTGTCCTGATTTCGAGAAGTGTCTAAAAGAAAACACCAATTCGGTGAAATATCAGCAAGTACAACTAAATATTGAAAAATTCGATGTGCCTGATAATTTTGGAATCATCTATTTTGATGAATTGGACAAGATATTGAATTTTAAAGAAGAATTAAAAGGTAAAGGTATTGACCTTACAAGAATGTCGTCTGCCTATATTCTGCTTCTACTATCCTATATTCGTGTCAATCTGAATCGTATAGAGGATAAACCCATCTGCTGTTATAGGTATTTTAAGACAATCTCAGATGATATTGGTCTTTCTGAAAGATATATAGGGCGTATAGTTGATATTTTGGAAGAACTTAAAATAATAAAATGCCAACCAATGAAGAGAGAAAAATATATTAAAGATGGTAAAGAAAAATATTTAACTACTCCAAAAGTATTTGCTGATTACAGACATTTTATAAACGATGAGCATGGTCAAAGAATTGATGATAAATATAATCCATGTGAGGAAATCAAAAAACAAATAGAGATTTTGGAGAATAACAAATTAAGAACATAAAGAGATACTGTCACTTACGACAATATCTCCTTACTATAAATTTGCGCAATGAGTGTTACACTAAACACTCCAATTTGCAGTGAGGCTTCTAATTCACTGGTGAATTATTGTTAAAAGTTACTATAAGAAATGAATACAATAGTAATTCACGTACCTACTATATCCTATTTCTTATATGATATGCCATTTTTCGTGATGGCGACACGTTCTTTTCCTGAAGTTACAAGTAGCTTCAACTCTTTATACTGTGTAAAACACTTGACACAATATTTAACAAGATTTAAAACTGCGATTATAACAGCTGGTGTAAGAATAATAACTAGCAATATCTACAATCCTCCTTTCATAATAAGACACTATTAAAATAGGAAAGATTATAGATTTCACTATTTTTAATGTGCATAATCACACCTCCGTACCTGATATAAGAATCAGTCGTGACTTTAGTTAATGAGTTACAAGTGTATATACACATCTTAATGATTATACCATATCAGTGAATTAGAACAAACCCTCACATTTTAATTTTTAATAAAACCCTTTTGCAATAAGGGAATATATAAATGTAACAAATAAACACGTATCACACTAAGGAGCGATGATATGAATAAAAAATTTTATTTAATAATAAGGAGAACAATAATTTATGACAAAGGAAACACAGAATCATGTAATGACAAGAACAATGGAACTTAGAAGAAGGGTTAATTTGGTATGCTATCCAAAATTATGTGAAGCTGATTTTGGTGAAACAAATTTAAATTTAGCAGAACGTTTAGCTTCTGATTGGAAATTTGACCAAGATCGAAAAATAGATTGCAATATAAGAGACTTAAATAAAATGGAGGAACTTATTTAATGAGATACGAAATAATGGCAAATACAGTAATAAAGATTGATTTACATAACAACTATTCTATTGTTGCTTTTGCAAAATGGAATGTCGAAACAGAAAAATATTTAGTTGATTTATATATAAAGGAAAATACTATTGATCATCTCGATTTACTTGATGATTATAAAAATATTATTTTTGAATCAGACATAAAATCCATTAAAACAGATATAACAAAGTATATCGAAACACTTTATAACGAAGGAAAAATCGAAAGATATATAAAAAGAAGTGAATATGAATTGAAATGTTTTAATATAGGCAATGAAATTATTTCAACTTCTAAGGGGGTTTAATAAGATGATTTGTAAATACTGTTTTTCTGATACAAAATATGGACATGCTGCCGGTTGTCCTAATTATAATCCTAAACCAAGTAATTATACCTGCTGCTATTGTAAAGAAGGTATTTATGATGGAGAAGATTTTATTGAAAATTCAGATGGTGAATATATACATAGAGATTGTATTCCTGGTATTGATTTTTTGATTGATTGGCTAGGATATGAAGTGCATGAGATGGGAAAAAATGGTTACTATGATAGCTGACAAGTTATGAACAGCTTTGATGTTGATAAAGTATCTGTTTATTTTGAATAATGTGTAAGTAAATAGAAATTTCATTTGGAGAATATATAAGTGTAAAGTTTAATTAAAGGAGGAATGAATTATACTTACAGCAAAAATTGGAGACGAAATCATAAATTGTTATGATGGAACACATAAAAAAGATTTGCTCAAAAAATGGAGTAAAAAGAAAATTTTATTATGTCCTGTTTGTGGTAAACCATATGAATATTGTCATGGTGAAGTAAAAACCCCATATTTTAGACATATGGATAAAGCAGAATGTGAAGATAAGTATTCCGAGTCAGAAACAGAAGAATATCTTAATGGAAAAATGGATTTATATGAATGGATTAAAAAACAAAATGGTGTTACAAATGCAGTATTAGAGGGATGGATACCAGAAACTAAACAACGCCCTGATATTATGTTTGATTACAATAATAAAAAATATGTTATTGAATATCAATGCTCTCCTATTGCTACTGAATATATTGAAAGACATGAATTATATCAAGTTGCTGGAATTATTGATATATGGATTTGTGGGACTGATAAATATTTACAATATAATATGAGAGAAAAATTCTTGCAAAAAGAATCTTTAGGGTTTTATGATCCAAAATTTAAAATGTTTATTTCTATACCTTATAAAAATTATTATTGGGAGATGAAAAATATTAATCAAAAGTATGCTCATACAAACGATTGCTTTTATGGTCTTCCACTCAATACATTTATATTTGATAGTGAAATTTATAATGTCTTATTTGGTAAAGTTGAACTTGCAGTTAAAAAAAGAAAAATAAGGAACAATAATAAAAACTGTAATGAAAATAATTATCCTAATAAATATTTAGAACTTCAAAAAGAAAAATTATGGGGAAGACTTTATAATAATTTGCAACATTTATCAAATGATAATTGGATATTTTATATTAATATAATTCGCACAAAGTATGCTACATATAAGTCAATTTGCGCTGAACCTCGAATTATCTATGATATGAATTATACTGAGAGAAAATATTTAGGTGTTAAATATTTTGAAAAAATAGGTTTAACTTATATGGAGTATGGAATATTTAAAGAATGTGCAAACAATATTAATTATTTGAAAGAATTACTATTACCTATAATGATTAAAAACAAAGAAAAAGTTTTAAATTATAGAAATTTTGATAAACGTTTTATGGAGGTACGACATGAGTAAACACTTAACATCACAAAGATACGTATATAAAATTCATTCAGCTAGATTAAGAAGAAAAAAATGGAAGTTGCAACTCCCAATAAATACCGCAAGAGAAAATCAGGAATTAATTGCTTTAAGTGAAAGTCAGATAATGAGATGGATAGATGAGTTGAATGGAATTGAAGATTCAGAACTCCATATATCTCACATCAAATCTCAAATTAAAAAGTTAAAGAAAGAAACCAATTTTGCTATATCGAGACCAAAAATCAAAAAATTATATACAGAATTAGACAATTATCAATTTAAGAAAGATTATGTCTGTGTAGTAATCGACAAAGAGAAGGATTTCCACTACATTTATAAAAATGGCTTTGAGATAAATGGTATTAGGTATAAATGGTTACTTGGTACAACAGGAGGAGTAAAAAATAATACCATTGTATTTATTAATGAAAAACTTCTTCCTGCAATAAAAAAGAGAATTAATAACGGACGAGATATGTCAATGAAATTCGCTCCTGCGAAGCTTGAAGCATATATTGCTTTAGTGTGCAGTTCTTCTACTCCTGTTTCAATGCCAAATGGTGTCGTTGTAGTCCATGATTGTATTACTCATTTTAAGTCGGATATTATTGAATTAGATGATACAAGATTAGATCAACCAAGTATGAAATTCATCAAAGATAAAGATATTGAACTTATAGACAGTGATGGTTATGGATTAGCAATGCCTCAACTTATGAAAAGATGGGGAGAAGAAATTGGAGAAGATTATTTATTACCTGGCTGTGTAATACGAAATTCATTTTGTAAAGGAGCTGTATTCCCAATAGATTTTCAGAAATTTGCTTCAGATAATGGATTTGATGAGATCACAGATGTATGGGGAAATACATATAAGATTAATGAGGTTGAACTCATTTTAACAGAGTCAATGTTAAAATTATGGGATTCTTATTCTTCTATTGAGGAATATTTTAGAAATTGCGAAGAAAATAAATATACGTTTGCAATTACAAAGTCCTCAGAGGAAGAATTAGAAAATGTAAGAACTATGAATTATCAGTTTTTGCAAAGTTATGATTTTACAGATGAGCAGATTGATGAACTTATTGCTCCGACTGTAAATGAAATAAAAGATATTTTATCAGATGATTATAGAAAAACAATTCTTTATACAAAAGGAATTGGATTAAATAAGAATAATGTCCAAAATCTTGACAGTTCTTTCGCAACTGCTCTTATGATCGAGCCATCTATGACACAAGATCCGTATATCAAAAGTCAAATTTATTCCATGATAAGAAAAAGAATAGACGAAGCAAAAGTTGGTGTTTTAAAAGTACCTGCCAATTACTCTCTTGTTTCAGGAGATCCGTATTCGTTATGTCAGTCAATGTTCGGTATGACTGTCACTGGATTATTAAAAGCTGGACAAGTTTATTCAAAATATTGGATTGATAAAGGTGTTACTCAAATTGTCAGTTTTCGTGCGCCAATGACATCTCATAATAATATTAGATTATTAGATGTAGTACACAACGAAACAATTGACGAATTTTATAAGTATATGACGACTCCTACTATTTTTAATAGTTGGGATACATGTGCAGATGCGATGAATGGTTTCGACAAAGATGGGGATTGCGTTATCAATACATCATTTCCTATTTTAGTCGAGAATACAAAAAGACTTCCTGCTATTGTGTGTGTTCAAAGAAAAGCTCCAAAATGTGTTCCAACAGATGATGATATTATGAAATCTAATATTAATAGTTTTGGAAATGCTGTTGGTGGTGTAACAAATAAAATAACTTCGATGTTTGAAGTTCAAGCGAAATTTCCAAAGAATAGTCGTGAATATAATATTCTTGATTATAGAATTAAATGTGGTCAGCTTTATCAGCAGAATGCTATTGATAAAACAAAAGGAATTGAGGCTAAACCTATGCCTGATACTTGGTACAATTGGATAGCAAATAAGCTTTCAAAAGCAAAAGATTCTAATACCAAAAAGGATTTTTGGATAAATCGAAAAATAATAGCAGACAAAAAACCATATTTTATGCAATATATTTATCCATCTGAAAGAGTCGAATTAAACAATTACAAAAAGAAAAATAATGAAAAATGTTTAATGCGATTCAGAATCACATTAGATGAATTGTTACAAAAAGAGAATAAAACGAAAGAAGAAGAACGTTTTATATACTGTTATTATGATCGAATGCCTCTAGGAAACGCACCATGCACTATCAATAGAATATGTTGGAAAATTGAAGAATTATTTGATGGAAAATATTGTAATAGAGAATCTAATTTTGATTATTCTATTTTAAAAAGTGATGCTGAATATACAAATAAAGTATATAACAAAATCAAGAAAATATATGAGACATATAAAAAAGATACTCAAAATTATATGCTTTACGCTAAAAAAGAGAGACTCAAATCTGATGAAAAACAGATTCAGAAATATCTTTTAAAAGAACAGTTTAGAGAGAAATGCTTAAAAGAGTGCCCTAATGAAGATGAGTTATGCAATATCGTCCTTGATTTATGTTATACAAAATCCAAAAATAGTAAACAATTTGCATGGGATATTTGTGGAGAAACTTTTATAAAAAATCTTCTAAGAAGAAATGGATATAAAATATCATATCCTGAATTAGATGAAGATGGCGATATAGAATTTAACGGTATGCGTTTTTCTATGAAAGAAACCGAAATTAAAGTAACTATTGATGTGGAGGTTGATGAATGTCAGTTGTTTTAAATGAAAAAGAACAGGCGGAGAAAATAATTGAGAAAGGTGAAGTTGGGGATAAACCAACTTCCACCCTCTTCTTACTATCTAAATATTATAGACAAGAAAAAAAACTTGGAGAGAAGAAAACGGCTCAGAAGTTAAATGAGTTTATGGAGAAAAATTACAAAGGATATAATGAAGCTTTATGGGAAGATATAATTGAAGATATTTCAAAAAAAGGCAAAAAGTATCTTTTACAAGAAATTAAATCAATTAATATTGCGAAAGCTGAGTTAGATAAAATTTCAAGTGTTGAAAATATAAAATATCAAAAATTATTATTTACAATGTTGTGTTATGCAAAACTGTATAATACTCTTTCAGATACAAATAATGGATGGGTTAATACAGAAATTAGGGAAATATATAAAGTTGCAAGAGTAACTGTTAAATATAGGAATGATAAGTTTTTATATTTAAATGATCTTGAAAATACTGGATTAATCTCTTTTTCCAATAAAAATGATAATCTTAATATGAAAGTGAATTTTATAGACAATGGTAGTGATATTGTATTAAAGATAAAAGATTTTAGAGAACTTGGTTATGAATATCAGAATTATATTGGTGATGGCAACTTTATTCGATGTTCTGAATGTGGGCGATTGGTAAGGAAAAAAAGCAAATTTGATAGTAGCAGTAAGTATTGTACTAAATGTTCCGTAGAAATAGAAGCTCAAAAGGCATTAAAAAGAAAAAGAAAACAGCGAAACAATGAAAATGTCACGGAAGCCTAATGCCTTGAAGCCCTTGATTTTACTAGGTTTTCAGGCACTATGTCCATTTTTCTTATTATGTATAGTAATAAGAGAATAACACAATAAAATCAGCTTTTCTTGGCTGATAAAACAGAGAATATATAATTGTTAAAAGAAATTATTGAGTATTTCGTCTAATAATACATGATGAAGAAAAAAGTTGCTGTGCAATCATGTAAAAAACTTGTGTATGGTGAAAAAAACAGTTAGTTCAGCAAGCGAGACTGTGTACCATACGTTTCTGTGGAAGTTATTTGAAGGCTATTGTCATTATGACACATGAGCCAAAGGCGTTTTCAAACAGAACAATTCTAAAGATCATTTCTAAGATTGGTACATATTCATATTGTACTCCTCTTCTTATATGTGTCGGTGACTGTGCTACAGTTCTTGTAGCATGGTCGCTGATAATTCTTAATTATTATAGCGGAATGACGAGCAATGGAAACTCACTTGGCTCATAACCAAGAGTATGCAGGTTCGAGTCCTGTTTCCGCAACTCTCCTACTTGTAGGCGGCAGGTTTCGTGTCGTTAAATAAACTTAGCAATAAGGATAAAGCAGTAATGTCTTTAGTTTGCATAAGACACTGCGACTGTGTATAACAGTTTGACGGAAAACACAGATAATCTATACCAAACCTAAAATCAGAGGGCTACTGCTAATGATATGGTTTGGTAGGGGTGATGAAAAACGCCCTGTATTAACATGGAAACATGGGTATGATTACTGTCTTATTGGTGCGATTTTCGCAAGAAAAAGTGCTGATATTGATTGTTGTAATGTTTCTTAATGCGAAAGCAAGGAGCAGAACAATGAAGCAAGTCGATAGCAAGACGAACAGAATGGTGATGATTGGGCTGTACTCAAAAGGTACAGATGGTCAAATGTACACCTCATCGTTCATATTATGCGAAATATTAATACTACATACTCTTGAGGAAGAAAATATAATGCATATTTATATTAAAGATAAAAAATTAATAAAAGAACAAGCAAAAGTGTGTATGACCGCAAAGAGAAAAAACAACTTATTGTCCTGTAATATGGACACATATAACACTCGCAAGGTGTTATGTGAGAAAGTACAAGTATATGCAACTCTAATAGGCTGCAACCTATGAATCTCGCAAGGAAGAATGTGTAAAAAGAAAATCTATAACGCTTTGTGGTAAGAGTTTGCCAGTTATGTCAAAACTGGTGTTGTTGCTACCTACTGTCTAATCGACAGTGTGATAAATTGTGTCCAACCACAATAAATGGTAGTATATTGAGTCAATATCTCAGCTCATATTAATTGAATATTCTTATACCTCCGTGTAAGAATATTATTCTGGTTTAGTTCAGTTGGTAGAACGCTTGCCTTGTAAGCAAGATGTCGGGAGTTCGAGTCTCTCAATCAGAACTATTCTGCTATTGCAGAAAATATAAAGTAAAGGTCGTGAATAATATAATACTTATTACTCAGAGAGAATCTGTAGAGTTACAGGAATTAGGTTATAACTTTGCAAGTAGGTTTAAAGATGGATTATTACATAAAAGTAAAAGCTCTCATCCAAAATATTACCTTAGTGAAGATAAAGCAGCTCTAAAAGATTTATACAAGTTAAGAAAAAATTCAATCGTAAAATAGGCGAAATATATTAGGAAGGTGGTGTCTAAGCCATCGGAAAGAAAAAACATGAAATAACTATAGAAGTTGTTGGTGGAAATGCAGAAGATGTAACAGGTAGTGCTACTCTTATTAAAACACCCGAACATAGTTATTTATTTGAATGTGGTATGATTCAAGGTGAATGCACTATATTGGAAAATTATAAAGCAAATATGAAATATATTCAAAGAATTAAACCACAAGAACTTGATTATATTATAATTGGACATCTTCATGCTGATCATATTGGTATGATTCCAACACTGTACGCTCGTGGAAAATGCAATGCAAAAATTGTTGTCCCAAAAGGTTCTACTTCTATCCTAAAAGAAATGTGGCTTGATAGCTCTTATATAAATTGCAGAGATGTTGAAGTATTAAATTTAAAAAATGATAGATGCTATGAACCATTCTATACAGAAGATATCGTATACAAAACATTAAATTATGTTATAGAAATTGATTCAGACAAGATTACTAATCTTTCTGATGAATTGGCAATTAGATATACAGATGCTGGACATATACTTTTATCTAAACAATGCGAGGTATATATTAATGGGCATTCTCACACACGAAAAATTTTATTTACAAGTGATTTAGGAAATATTGCTACTCAAGATTCAAGAATATTTGTTGAAGATTTTCAACCAGTCACATCAAGTAATATTGTAATTGGTGAATGTACTTATTCAGCCAAAGGTAGACAATGTACCAAAGAAACTTACAAAAAAGATATAGAAAAAATCAAATCTGTTATAGAACAATATTGTGTTGATAATAATGCAAGAGTTCTTATTCCGTCATTTTCTCTTGACAGAACTCCATATATCTTATGGATTTTATATTCCCTATTTGGAAAAGATGAAAATTTTAAAATACCTATTTTAGTTGATAGTCCATTAGCAAATCGCCTTCTTGATTGTTACTCTTCCATTCTTGAAAATAGTAAAAAAGATTTATTTGACGAGATGATGTCTTGGAAAAATATCAAAAGAATTATTACACCTGAAGACAGTAAAGCTACAATTTCTTCTAATGGAGCTAAAGTTATTTTAAGTAGTTCAGGAATGTTGACCGCAGGACGCAGTGTAAAATGGGTTCAGAGTGTTTTACCAAAAGAATCAGATTGTATTCTATTTATGGGATATGCAGGTGAAAATACTTTAGCATGGAAAATCAAGCATGAAAAAGAATACAAGACTATTAATATTAATGGAAAACCTTATCAAAATAAATGTCAGGTATATGATTTATATTCTTTTAGTTCTCATATGCAACGAAATGATTTGATTAATTATTATAAAAGTATAAATTGTGAAAAAATATTTCTTGTTCATGGTGATTCCAATAAAATTGAATTTAAACATGATTTGGAAGATGCTATCTCTGATTGTTTAAAATCTACAAAAGTTGTTGCGGTGAATAAGGGGACAAAAATCTCATTATAGAGAAATATTATGAATTTGGAGGCTAATGCCTATGAATAAAGATTATTTACAGTTAGAATTCGATAATTTAGGAAGTGAGGCTAATTATAAGCTTGCCGATCCTACTCTTGTTGATTATTATAAACGATTAAATAATCGTGAAATCCTTATTAATCAAGATATTGATGATGGGATTGTAGAATGGACTCAGGAAATAGTTGAATGGAATAGAGAAGACAAAGATGTAGCAATTGCCGAAAGAAAGCCAATTAAGATTTGGATTAATTCAAATGGTGGTTCTCTCAATGCAATAAACGAGCTTATTAATATCTGCAATCTTTCTAAAACACCAGTATATGCTATTGGTATGGCAAAGTGTTACTCTGCTGGGGGGCTTTTACTTATGGGTATTCCAAAGGGTAATAGATATATCCTGTCATCTACTGAAGCACTTATTCATGATGGTTCTACAGGTAGTTATGGAGACACTGGCAAGGTGCTTGATGATTTAGAGAGAACTAAGAAAATTGAGGAAGATACAAAACAGTTTATTTTAAGTCATACAAAAATTACTGAGAGTGAATATGATAAAAATTATCGTAAAAATTGGTGGTTAGATGCTAACGAAATTATTGAAAAAGGCGTTGCTGACCACATTATTACAAATATTGAGGAATTATTTTAAGGAGGGCGCACTGCTCTCCTATTTTGTTGGAGAAAAAGGAGATTGAAAAATGGCAGCTAGTAAATTAAAGTTCACAAGAACAACTACAGACAAATTAACAGTAAAGGCAGGTACACTCTCAGAGGATTGTACTACTATTACATACACAGATGAGAATGATATGGAGCAGGAAGTAAAAGTAGCTGATCTGCTTACTTCATTTAAGAATCAGGTAATTGATTTTACTGTTGCATTAAAAACAGATGAGGAACTGGATGTTCCGTCTGATGAAGAGTAGAGAGTTGGTGAATGATTGTTTAATATTGAAAAATTTAAAGAAGAACTTTCAAAATATGAACTAACTCTTGAAACATATGACAAGATTATCACAGATATTGATTCAAAAATTGATGGTGAAAATGACTACGATTGGTCAGAAATAAAGGATAAATATGGAATTAATTGTAACTCAGACACTATTCGTAAGTCCTCTTCTACTCCATTTGGAGGTAAGATGAGAAGTGAGTATGAGAAATATAAGACTAGATTAAATCAGAATGTGTCTGAGAATAGTGAATTAGATGTAAAAATTCAGGAATTAAGACGAGAGAAAATAAAACTATCTGATGCTAGAGTTGAATATAATAAACTCATTAGGCAGGAAGCTCGTAAAGAGTCTTACGCTGATATGGTGAAGCGTATTATTTGTGAGAATGTTGAACCAATGAATATTCCAGTACATTATACATTATTTAACAGTTCAACAGATTTACTTGTGCATTTAACAGATATTCATACTGGAATTGAAATACATAATTGGAAGAATGATTTTGATGAAGACATTTTAAAGAAACGAATTGAAAAATTCACTTCTGATATTCTTGACATCCGTGGAATGCATCAATCTGAAAACTGTTATCTTGTAATTGGCGAAATTCTTAGTGGAATTATTCATAATAATCTTCGATTACAGAACAATATGGACTTAATGGAACAGTTTAAATACATTTCAGAACTGATTTCTGCTATGCTAATTAGATTAGCAAATCATTTTAACCATATTTATGTATATACAACGCCTGGTAATCATTCTAGGATTTCCCCTAAGAAGGAAGAAGCTTTAGATGGTGAAAATATGGACATGCTGCTACCTTTTTATTTAAAGGCAAGAATGCAGAATGTAAAAAATATCACTATTTGTGATAATACAATTGAGCCAGAAATTGCAATGTTTAATATTCGTGGCAACAATGTATTTGCTGCTCATGGTCATAAAGATTCACCAAGTAATGTTGTGCAGAATTTTACAATGATGTTCAATATTAAGCCAGACATTGTATTGCTTGGACATAGACATACTAATGCTATGGAAACAGTATATGATACAAAAGTAATACAGTCAGGGTGTGTATCAGGTGCGGATGCATATGCGATGTCAATTCGCAAGACAAATAAACCAGAACAAACAGTGTCGGTTATAAGTGATAATGGACTGATTTGCTTATACGACATACAACTTGACTAAATTAAATAACAATTGTAGTCCACTGTTCGGCTCAGTTTGGAGTAATTGTGGAAGTAGATATTCACAGCTACAATTAATATATTATTTTAGGCTAACAAAGCTTATTAGAGGGAGTAGATTGTATTGACTACTACCCTCTTTTATTATTAAATCGGCACTTATTATTAAAAGTACCAAAACATTATAAATGAAATCTGAGGACGGAACGGGCAGCCGTCACCCTAGTTGGAGATGTGGGAA